TGCATTACCTCGCAATTGTTTAGATTGGTTTTCCAAACTGTTTGCCCTGGCAATCAAACGTAGAGCAGCCAATTCTACCTCAGCTGCGGGAAGATTCCATTCTAGAATGGCGTCGATATCCATGTGCGTTACCGCCCTGATTGGATTGATAACCAGCGAGTGGAGCGGGCACCAATGTCCCGCCCCAGGCTCGTCTCAAGCCTCTTCGACCGCCTTGAGGAGCTCAGCCGCGGCATCAACGGTCTTGCTCTTGCCGGCGCCTTTCTTGATGGTCACGGTCTTGGCCTTGACCTCCTTGGCCGGCTTGGCTTCCTTTTCATTCGGCACACGGATGTTGGCCGCCTCGGGGAACTGCGCCGTATATGCTTCGATCGCGGCCATCTTGCCCATGGCTTCTGGCAGAGTGATCAGATTGATGTCGCTGTGGCCGTTGCGCTCCAGCACCTTGATGCGCTGGGCCATGTCGCCGTTGGCGAATCGAAACTTGGTGATCTTGCCCTGCGTGCTGACGCCGACGATCGTAAAGGGTTTGTCCATGGTCTATGTCCTCCTTGGGGTTGTGACCAAACGTTGCTAACATTCAAAATTTAGCACACGAACGGATTGGCGTCAACCGGTTATTTTGGTGCGTTGCTCGATTTTTTACTTGCAGCAATCGTATCCCCGTTCATCATGGTCTTGATGTTGTTGCAGACGTTGCACAGCGTTTGTATGTTGTCCTCGGTGTCCAGTCCGCCGTCGGCCTTTCGTTCCTTGTGATCTCCAATGAGACAAGCGCGCTGGGCACTGAACTTAATCGCAGGATTGGTTATGCGATCAAACCGCGGATCCTCCCTGGGGTCATATCCACACCAGTCACACAGCCACCTACGATGATGGCTGTGCATGGCACCAGGCGTGCCCAGCCCACCGTAGTTAACGGTGCCAACCTGGTGATCACGGCAATATATCCGGCATCCAGGTCCCTGGAATGACGTCAGCGGTTGACCACATCCGGGGACCTTGCAGATCTTGCCGTGATCTCGCTGGGCCTGCTCCAGGGACTTTGTGAGGTCCCATTTGGCATGGCGTATCATTGGAGATCGCCGGGCAGCGGCCAAAACTCCGAATGGCTGTCAACGCTGGGCAACGGGCGCGCAAAGCTCTTGGAAAGCTGGGCAATCATGAAAGGAAAGCCGTGTATGGGTTCCTTGCTCATCTTTGGTTTGGCCACCACCACTGGCTGTGCGGCATGCCAGTTTACATAAGCAACATGGCAGCGATCCCAGAACACGCCGTTTGGATTGAAATCCGCATCCCAGAGAGATTTGATCTTGAGATAGAGGTCAGCAATGTATGCTGCATCAACCTTCACACCGTCCAAACGACAGCGCTCAAAGAAATGCCCAATCATCACCATTTCCTTTTCAGCCGCAGGACGAGAACCCGCCGCGCTAAACGAAAGATATCGGCACAGCCAGTCCAGGCTTTCAAGCGGCATGCGATTGATCTCTGGCATTCGACCAATGGCACCAGGCATGTGGGCATCGCCAAATTTCTTGTGGGTGACAAAGAGATCGTACCGTTCGAGTATCTGTTGCTTTTTCTCAGCTTCTAGCCAAGCCGGATTATCACTGCCGTCAACACGAACACCAAAAATCATCTGACGATAGATATCAATGTCAGACAAACCGTTCTTGCCGGCATCGCTGTTGAGCTTAATGAAATTATCCCGCATGGCAGCTTTGCGATCGCTTTGATAGATGCAAACGGGAACCATGCAATTGGCAATGTCCTCACCGAAGATCTTTGTGGCCAGCAGCCAAAGCAGCACAATGGTGTGTTGACCATCCCAGGCTACCAAACGATGGGTGGTTGGTTCTCGATACACATGTATTGGGACCACGCTGACATCAGCAAAGTTACCGATCAAATTGATCACCCAGCTTATTTCAAGCTCTCGCTGCATGGTGGTATCAATGTCAATGGCTGACATTGGAGAAAATTTAGCTTCAGCCAGCTTGAGATCAGACCATTTGCGCAGCGTTGGATTGCGCTTTTTAAACTCTACCAATACCGATGTCAGTAGGTTTTCCGCAGCTTCCCTGGAAGAGTCCGGCATGGCACCAAGCGAGGTTTTCCATCGGTCTTGCACTGACACAAAGTTCGATGCGGTGTTGGAGTAAACGGAATTCCTTTGAGAGGCATAGCTTTGGGGTAGCTTGATGGCAATTGCTGGTGGTTGTATCATCGAGTTAATGTATCCCATGTGATGTGAATTTTGTTAATGATATGGGATTTTTATATTGGCATCAAGCATCGACAGCATCTCATTTGGCAGTTCTATGGATTTTGCGGTTGGTTGATTCCATAGACCATATCTCCCCCGAAAAATCGGGGGAGATATGTGGAATCTGCGTGCAGGTAGCACCACAGACCGGTTTTCATGCTTGATTTGTAAAATCGCTGGCGGTTGTCCGGTACCAGCATCACATGCACATCTTGGACAGCGTTGTCCAACAGCGGCAGGCACGCATTGGATTACCAATCAACCAATGCTAGCCTTGGTCGTTATCAATGGTGGATAGAGCGACCCTTTTTGACATCCGGCGTCACCGGAGAAGATGATTTGTATCGCCCGATGTCCGCTAGACGATGATATCCCGGGCTCGGGCCGGTGAGATTTCACCATAGGACACAGCCGTGCTTCCCGGACGGCCAGAGCATGTGGCCGTTTGTTCGCGTTCCTGGCGATACAACCGCCCCTTCCGCGCGTGGTTACCAACTACCACGATATCATGTGCTCTTTCTACAAAGCACATGATGCGGGCAATAGGTTTTGGTCACTAGATCGATTTTGGACGAATCACTTTTATATGGACAGCTCGGCAAAATCTTCCTCGGTTGGGATTTCGCGCCCATACAGTGCTGCATGTTGCCCGGGAGTGAGATAGTAACGCTCGTGGTCGCTAAATCCATTGATGATGGCACGCCATATTTCTTCATGCGGCAATCCGGTACCTTGCCTATAGACACGATGTCCTGTTAGAAGGATATCATATACCATCATCGGAGTGATGTTTCCAGCAGCAAGGAAGTCGCTCACTTTCTCGGTGAGCAGCTCCTTGATACCTGGCGGTTTCCTCTTACGATTTTTTCTCGACTTGCTCATGTTAGTGAGAGCTGTTCAGCAATTCTCGGCTCTCATTCAACACTCGGTATGCTTCGGCTAGCAATCCTGGATCAGCGTCCTTGCAGACATCTAGGATGCGAGACTTCTCATGCAGATAAACGCGGGCAAAATCCGGATCGTGTTGGACGATGCTGCGGCTATTGGAGATGAGATCTGCCAGCTTGACGCTCTTGCTGGCCGGCAGTGCCGCAGCAGTGTGGTTCAGGTCCTTCTGCTTGCGCACCCGTCGATTACCATCCCCGGGACGGCTCACGTCGGTGAGATCCTCCACAAACCGGGCCACCACGTCGCCAAACTGCTCACGCACCAAATCCAGTTCCACGCCGGTGTCCTCGACCACGTCGTGCAACAGTGCCGCAGCTTCCTGCTCGATGCTAACCGGGTTAGCAGCGAACTCCAGCAGGATCAAGCGGACCTCGCGCGGGTGGTTGATGTAGGGCTGCTGATCATACTTTCGCATCTGCTTGACGGCAGCGTGGGCCGCGGCTGCAAACGCATCCGCCTTGCTAACCAAGTCCATGTTATGTTCCTTTTCCATTAATTGGATTATAGCACAAATGTCTTTATGGTCAAATGATTTAGTGATCTCTAGGCATCTTTGGTATAATACTTTATGTTAGGACATTTTAATTAAAGGAGGCTATGTTGAGAATCGAAACGATATTTGATGAGTGGGGTAGCATATTCCATAACGATGACATAGATGCTGCGATAGCGCTTGGGCCTAGATATTGGAAACAAGCAATGTACGATCGGCGTGTGGTGGTTCTAAGAAATCCAGATGCTACCATGGAACAATATTGGAAATGGTGTGCATGCTTTGGTACACCATGGAACGATGCGCAGTATCGAAGGATGCAAGAAAGATATACCCCGATATCGGTTGATGGTCAGCAGCAGTATATTGGATTGTTTAGCAACCAGATATCAACGAGATTATCCAGCGGCGGCATGGTATGGCATGCGGACAATCCAGATCTTGGAGAAAAAAGCCTACCCATGCGAGCGCTACGAATGGTCAAATGTCCAAATCCAAAAGATGGTCGTACTGGATTTTTAAATGTCGAACTGGCATGGAAGTCCATTCCGGAGTCCGTTAAACAAGAATGGCGTAGCAAGAAAGTTGAACAACAAAGCTGGTACCAAATTGGTACTAATTTTGAAATCTATCCGGCGGTTAAAACTCATCCGATCACCAAAGTTGAAAGTCCTCGTGCCAACGATTGGTGTGTTGCGGGTACCAAAAGGAATGATCGATGGATCCACGATGTTCTAGATGCTGATGACAACCGTGTCGGTGGTCAGGCAATGGGAGATCTGATCGGGCTGATGGAAAAGGTTCCGAATTCCATATGGTATCATAACTGGATGGAAGGCGACATCATCATTTATGATAATCAAGCATTTGTACACAACCGCACGCCACTAAATCTAAGCGAGGGACAAGAGCGATTATTATGGCGAATGAATGTTGACCATGATTTTGATTTTAAATGGACGGCACCTGATCAATCCTAACCCTGGTCTCCATTTAGATTAATATCTAAAATCCAACCAAGCCATGTTATGGATCATTTGACCAATATCAAGAATTCTTCATACCATGTGATCACGGACGGTAATCCCTTGGTATGATAATGTGCATGTTTGAGAGCCATTTGATACAGAATTTCTTGTTTTGGATGACCGATCATACCGTGCTGGACAGCGAGATCGTGAGAAAATTGTTCTAGCAATTGGTTCTGTTTTAGATGCCAACTTTCCAGCATGGATTCGTATTCTACCATCCGGTTTTCCCAATCTTCGAGGGCAGCAGCGTATGCCTTGTAATCCGCCGATCCAGGTACATCGGTACCAATTGAGAATACTGGGATCGGGCGAGCCGGCGAGACTGGCCTTGGATCAGAGAGATCATATAGCCCGGCTTGCACTTTTTCTCGTATGCACATCATGATGAATTGGTCCGCCATTTTGGCCATTGATAGCTAACAAACACTACACTTTTGTTTTATGGTCTAGCCCTAAAAAAATGTCTGTCAAAGAAAAACGGTGGATTTGGTCAAATCCACCGTTTTAATACAAACATGGTAATCAGTTACGGCGCAAATGCCATGGATATGTCCGTGGCATTTGCCGTTTGGCAGATTAGTTAGCCTGCCAGCTAATCACGCGGTCCTCACGGATGCTGCGCCATTCGCCCTTGACGATATCCCACACGGGGATCACGCCGGGGTTCTGCCGCATGGTGCCGCCCTTGAAGTCGTAGTTAAACAGCGTCTGGTTCGTCGTGGCCAGCATCTGGCGCTCAGAACCGTCAGCCTTTACAAAACGAACGTCAACCGGACCGGCGTTCAGGCTTTCAACTAGAGTCATCTTCATTTGCATTTTCCTTCTATATGCTTATGACATCACTAGCTTGCGCTATAACATTGGTGCTCGCAACCGCTCTTTCTTAGATTATTTTGAGCAGCGCCATATTAGTTTAATCGTCCGGCGTTCGGACAACGGATTAGCCGTCCTCATTGTTGGTGCAGTCGATCACCCGAAGGCCGCCGCGGCTCAACAGTTTGATTCTGTTCTCCACGTCCTTCAATGCACCAATCCGATGATGTATGGCAAGGTCGCGTGGGTGATCTTCCAGTGATCGTTCGAGTTCCCGTCGAAAGTCTTCAATTACCGACATAACGTCGCCGCGTCGGAGCAAATCTCTCATCATGTCCTCATTAAGCCACTAAATGGCAAGCTTGTCAATGGCTACCAAAGCTGATATGGATTAATGGCAAGATTTGCATTAACGTATCTCGAATCATTGGTAACGTCTTTGAGCAACCAACTTGGAGCTGTCCAACTTTCATTTTCGTTTAACAGCTCGATCTCAGCCAGCCATAACCCATGATTTCTCCCGGCAAACACATCAACTGACCATTCGTGATTATCGTGATTTAGGAAATACCTGCGTTTTTCAATGGTAGCTACGCACATGTGTTCTAGCATTTCGCTGGCATCGGCTACAGGTATTTGATATTCGTGTTCGATCCTAGTAATACCAGTGGTCCGTCCCTTGGCGGTGAAATAAGCTTCCTGTGAACCGTCCGGGCTGGTTTGTATCCTAACCCTGATAGAAGCTCGGGGGTCAATCGATAGATAGCCTTGGACTATATCCACATACCCCTTGGCATCTCTCCAGGGTATTATGCTTATAGTGAATTTTCGTTCGATTTCGAGTGCCATTTTTATTCCTCTGTATGATAGCAATATTCTAGCAAATGACACGGAGAAGGTCAATTGATGATGGAATTGTGCAGGTTTATTGATAAATATCTACATAACAAATCAAAGGATTCATACATATGTTTTTAGTCCAACGAATCAACACTCGCCCGTCAACTTTGATCAAGTTTTATGCTCCAACGGAAGCATATGCCCTGCATTTCCAAACAGCCTATCGTGAGCATGGGATGGTCCTGTTCGACAGCAGGACCTTGAGCGATGATCTCATGACGCTGACCATCGACACTGTATGGCGCGACGAAGATGCATTGAACGTATATCTCGCCGATCCGGTCGTTCGAGAAATGATATCCGTGAGAGATCTATACCTCGCAGAAAACAACATTGATGTTGTTCGCAAGGCCAATCCTATTTGATTTGGAAAAATCGCGCAATAACAGCGCGATTTAGCTTGTGATCGAATGGCAGGTTGGTGTACTGTGCGATCCAATCTAATCCAATCTAATGTATGTTATCTCTCCCGATACTTGTCAACCAAGGACTGGATGTCAAGCAGCATGGCATCCATACTGGGAACCCGGCTCACCACCGCGGATAGGTTGCCATAGTGTTGTTCCAGGCAATTCATCAGCAGCGCCTTGACGCGCTCCTCGTCAGGCCCGTGCGGCAGTTTGGAATTGGCATAGGCCGTTTCCAATGCATGCTCCTTGTTCTGGAAGTATGCCTCAAACTGATCCAGGGCCCACTCACCGCGCCGGATGCTTTTCAGCTGTTCACGATTGCGTTGCAGATCAAGATCGCCTTCCACAAGGATCTGCTCAACCTCGTTCATCAGCCGCACGCAGTGATAGGCGAACTTGAGATCGTATCCAAACTCAGCAATCTGCGCAGCCCTCTTCTCGTTGGAACTGTTGACCTTGTTGCGGATCTTAGATGCCTGCGCATAGGCATAACCCTTGAACTTGTGCCACGCGCCCTTGTGCAAGAATGCCTTGCGATTCTCGCGAAATATCTCGGCGATGGGCGTGGTGTGGATGATGGCAGTTCGGGGGACGAACAGCGCATCGATCATGTTTGGATTGTTGTCCATGCACAGTTGGAAGAATTGAACGATTGAATAGACTGCAAAATCATATTCAACCTTCTTGTCGGGGTGATGGATGTGATGCTCTTGCCACACGCCGAACCGCTGGATCTGCCGCCCAAATCCTGGGATCTCTCCGGCCAAATGCGGGAACACCAGTTCCTTGGGAGGGATGCAGACTCCATAGATGTCCTGGTCGCTAGTGTCGTTAGAGACGCCATAGGCCTGACTGCCCATGACTGTCAAATAAATGGTGTTGTCCGGTAACCAACGCGGAGGATGGATTAGATTTCGCTGGTTTAGATCATGTAGCAGCATGCTTGGTCTCCTTGAATCCTGGATGCTCGAACCCATAGGCCGTAAATCCGCCACGGGTATCAGTGTCGATGTAGTCCGCGCCAACGATGGCAACATCTCCCATGATGGACGTTAGGATTTCACCCGTGGCCACGAGGCCCAGGGCCCACAGCGGCAACAACATGAGACTATCGTCCCAGTTACCGAGCCCGACATCAAACAGCTCTCGGCATCCGATCGCTTGTAGCTCTGACACGCGGAGCCTGCGATCATCCTGCACCATCCACGGCTGGTACCGCGAGCTGCCATCCACGGTCAGGCGGAAACGGGTAAATTCACCGCGGAGTATTTCAATGGTATGGTTCATACTTCTGGAGTCTCCTATTCCTCTACCTATTCGTTTTTTGTAAAATTTCCTTGATGACAATAGCATTGGCTACCATCTCAATCTCGGATGTAGAGAAAGCACATAATATCCTGCACTCAATACCAGATCTCATGGCTGTTTCACATAGATACTCGTCTTGCTCGTTGCCCCAAAGATACCGATGTTGCCATTCTAAATCATAGCGGGCCTTGTAGGAACGGCGCATGCGAGTATAATAGTCATTTGCAGTCATACTCCGAGGATCTCACGTTCTTCATCGGTGAGACGAGCGAGGATCTCCCGGCGTCGCCGTTCCAATGCAAACGCTTCCTGCGCTCGACGCTCGGCGTCGCGCTCCTGGTGATCCTCCCACCATTCTTCCAACTGCTGCCAGGTCACGCCACACTCTGTTTCATCAAAATTATCATGGACAGCGTTATAAACTGCCCTGCGGGCCGCAGCCACGGGCGCTGCGGAGCATTCATATCCTTCCAGATATGCCAGGCTTCTCATCACACCGCACAGCATGGCTTCTAGCTCTGCGATCTGACGGCCTTGGATATCAATCTTGGCCAGCAGAGGTCCGGTTAGATTGGAATCGCGCTCAGCCTGAGCGGCACGAGCACGAGCATTGATCTCTTCGGGACTTTCATAAGTCATGCAGGGCATTGTAGGTCTCCTATGGTTAATCTAGGATAACATGATTTTTGTCGTTGTCAACGCCGATATGTTAAATGGGTACATGAAAGTTTTGGATCTATTCGCCGAATCACGCCTAGGGCTCGACGAGCTGTTCATGGGCGCGCCAAAGGAAACCACCTGGAGCCATAGCGAGGAAATTGGTGTGCAAATTTGGAGAACCAAGTTTAAATTCCTTGCTGCTGACAGGCAAGTGGATGTTCACATCGAGCTCGTTGAGGATTTTGAACAGACCTTTGGCAAATATCTATTCAAGTCCAATGGCATGGCGATCAATCCAAATGCCAAGGGCTTTATCACCGGCTTTGCCGTTGACGGGTCAATGGATATCACCGGATCACTGGGTACCGAAGCTGCCAAATTGATCGGTGAGGTGCTGTCTCGTTGCATGTATTTTTGGAATCAACACAGTGAGTTCAGCTATGTTGGATTCTCCGCTGCTGAACAATCCAGGATCAAGCTCTACGCTGCCATGTCTCGTAGATTGGCTGCCATGGCAAGCGCCAAGACGATCACCTCTCGTGGCGATTTTTTGATATATCTCCCCGAAGCGGAAAACACATCCGCGTAAAATAAATAACATCATCACACGCAAGGAGCCACATCGTGCGCATATTTGAAATACTGGAAGCCGGAGTTTCATCATCAAAGGTCGTTGATAATTTTACCATTGATGACATCAAGCATCTGGAAGGCATGCGAGATCTGGAACAGATGAAGGCCTTTGCTAAAGGCTTGATCGCCAAACCCAGTGCTCGTCCGATGAAACCGCAAAAGGTCATGTGGCTGACCCAGGCCATTGATGCCAAGACCAATCCGTCAGCCTTGATCAAGCTGATGTATGATCTCATGCTGGGCGGCGAAGGCTATGGCGTGATCGGCAGCCGCCGTTCAATGGATCCGAATTCATACCGCCGTACATTTGGAGAGGACGAGTCGAACGAGGGCTAGTTGCCCTTGGAGAATCCGGTGTATGGATGATACACCGGATTTTATCAGTTCACGTCCACACAAACGCAAACAACGTGCGATCGTCAATGTTTTTAAACCAAAATCTGCCACCTTGGTCACAGCACCAGCTATCCGGTAGCAGCTTGTTGTCACACCATATGCGTGCCCGCAATATCCGTTCTAGCTGTCCAGATCCGTCGCTTGGATCGCCCGGCAACATGCCCACGTGATACGGATAGTCGTCTCGGCGAACCTCTGTTGCGGTCAAAGATAATCCTTCCATACCATTTCAAACATCACGGCATCCTCATGCTGTGCAAAATGCCAAATTTCCCCTAAACCATCAGGACGGCTCCAAGAATCGGTAACCCGCAGCGAGGAAGGCGCGATCCAATTGATGCGTCCGGGCACAGCGGCGATGTTGCTGCGGCACCACCGCCGGCGCGCCGGGCGTAGATCAGCATCAATTGGCAGGGTTACCTGCCAGTAGGCTGCTTGATGTGGGCGCCTAACCGGCATTGAGTTTTTCTAACAGTTGTCGTTTTCTTTCCAGTTCAACCGGGCTATCTGGATCAAATTTGTTGCCTTTGCTGGCATTTTTGCTGGCAGCAATTACCTGTAGATTCCACGGAACATGCAGACCGCAAACATTGCTGCCTTGCAAGGGCACGATGTGATCTACCTGGTGTGGGATGCCAGTGGATTTGGTCAGTTCATCGGCCAGCACATACATGGCCTTTATTTCATCCAGCTGTGATGTGGTCAACCATTTTGGTGTTGCCTTAAGCTTGGCTGCCCTGCGTTGGGCCTTTAATTTATTGTAATTTGCTCTATTTGTCTTTTGCTCTGCCCCCTTGCATGCATGGCACTTGATTTTGTCACGGCCATCTTGCGCGGTATGATCCGTGTAGCGAACAAAATCATAACCACCGCAGCGCACACAGGGGGTAGATCGACGGAAACGGACCATTCCTAGCTCGGCAGCACGCCATACCGGCATAGCAGCATCATCAAACAGCCCATCAAACAACTCCGCGCGGGTATCGCTAAGATCAAAATCAACGTTGTCAGTCACATTAAGCTCCTGTTGAAATCGCAAACATCTGCCATCATGGCGTGTCTCCGAGGCAAACAAAGTAAAACATCACAGCATCTTCCTCGGTGAGAAAATGAAACGTCCCCCGACCAGCTTGGCAGATCCAGCGAGAATGGGGTTGGTTGTCAACCAACCAACGCCATGCTGGAATACAATATCGTCGGGAGCCGGCGGAAAGGGTCACGCACCAAGGATGCGTTGGGGTGCTGGTATCGTGCGCTATGGCTCCCTGGGTCATCGCCACACCAACTGGAACAACACTCGGGATTCCAGGATTCGAAAGCGCCAGACATAACCGTTGTTGGTCCAGACATGATGCCATTCTCGAAATTCCTCACCGAGATTGGCCTGGCACCACGCTCGACGAGCATTGAACGCTCCGACGGCGAGATCAACGCCCTCAGCAACATCATGCCATCCCTGCCATTGCTGTGCAATCTCTGCCATTCTTAATAATAACTGCGACGCCATGGCGAGTCAACACCATGTTAGCTGGAAAAGCACAGCAGCATCTTGGTCACGGAACCGAAACCTGCCATGTTGGCTTTGGTATTCCCAGTCAGCACGTTCAACGCCCGCGTTGGCCCGGCACCATACCCTGGCATCGTGGATGTCGGTATATCTGCGCAGGCTCCAGGGCACGGTGTACCATGTGATGGTGGAAAACACCGCACCACGGCGGTTTGCCATCATGGTGTGTCAGCCGTCGGATCTCACCACGCGGCTGGCGTGCATGCGATATACTGGTATCTTGTCGCTGGTCTTGAGCTCGTTGATCCATGCATCCCAGCCCATCAACGGCGCTCGCGGATTGAACGATATTTCCCTGCCGTGATTGATGAATGATCCCACGGTGACGGTGACGGATCCCGACTTGGTCAATCGGTTTTCCACCAACCAATCACCATCAAGTTCCCAGGCAGCCACGGGAGCTTCACAGTTGGTCTCGCTGTGAACATCAAACAACGTTAGGATGGTGCGCAGCCTCTTGGTGTTGCGATGCGCGAGATTTCCCAGCTTATATGCCGCTTGTATCTGGCTGGTCAATCCCGAGGGGATTTTGCCCTCAACGGCTGCCCCGTGGAACAAGGCGCCGTTTTGATTGCGCCATATCTTGTTGCGATTGACGTCGCAGCTTTTGTGCTCAAAAAACCCAATGGTGCCGTCCTCATCCATGTCATATGCGTCAGGACCGGTTTGATCGAGGTTTGCTAGATGACCCTGGAACATGCTGGTGATGATGTCGTGGAAGTTGGCCTGTAGAAGATGGGAACTAATGGGTTCGTTGATGCCGCGCTGCCATGTTGCTGCTGCCATCACCGCGGCCATGGCGGTTATGGTTCCTGCTAGCACGCGGTTAGCCAGTGAGTAGTTGTGATTGATGCGACGCATAAACTCTTGGTAGTCCATGGTGGGTCTTGCCGATGACTGTTTACACGGCCTTGATTGGTCCGTGACAGCAAGAAATGCTGATCAATGTTGACGTTGTCAACAGGTGTGATCAAAAACATTGATATGGTAACCAATTAACAAACTGGTAAATATGCCATCAAGGAGACCACACACATGGGTATGAGATCAGTCATAACGAAAATCGAATCACTAAATCCAGAAACCTATGCAGGGTTTGCCGGAGAGCTGTGGTTGGACAACATCAGCGGTAAGCTGCACGTCGGTTCCGGTGCAACACCTGGTGGCAACATCGCGGTCACCACAGATGCCACCGGTAACATAACCTTGTCGCCGGGCAGCACCATCAATTTCAGCGATGGCAGCAACGCACTGACAGGCGGCGGTGGCAGCGGCTCATCACTGATCAATGGTTCATACTCGGTGACGCTTGAATCCAATGGTAACCTCATGCTACCCGGTGGTGTGGCACAGATCGCCGTTGAAAGCGACGGCGGGGTTCGCATTGGTGACGCGCCCTTAAATACAGCGCCTAACACGCAGATCAAGATCGGCGGTGCCAACAACGCATTTGAAATCTTCGGAGGACCTCCGGGGTATAGCTGGACATTTGGTTCCGATGGTAGCTTGGGCTTCCCGGGCAATGTTTACATCGAAGACAACATAGAAGGCACCGGATTGTTTGGAATTGGAGCACCGGAGGGATTTACCGTGCTGACCGGTGCGGGTGCTGGCGAACAATGGACGTTTGGCGCTGCCGGCAACCTACCCCTGCCTGATGCAGGAACCGTTACCAACAATGGCAATACCTGGACCTTTGGCATGGATGGCGGTTTGACATTCCCAAGCGGTGCAGGATTTACAAAAGGTGCCAGTGGAACGCTCAAAACCAACGATGGTACCACACAAGCGTTGGACTTCCGCGACGCTGCAGGAGGTGGGTTTTTCACCGATGGCAGTGGGTTCACTCTAAGGGCAAATGGCAGTAAAAACTGGCAGTTTGGCACCAGTGGTATCCTAACGCTGCCGTCAAACAACTACTTAGAAACCACCGATGGTAACTTAAAAGTTGGTTCACAGGGCGTGGTGACGATTCGCAGCAATGCCGCAACCGTGGGATCAACAAAATCATGGACATTTGGTTCAGATGGCACGCTGACGATCCCCGGCGAGATCAACTCCGCCGCCGGCTCGGGCAACGTGGTGATCAATGCCAGCAACGGCGTGGTGCGTACCTGGACCTTTGATGGTGATGGTGCCCTGGAGTTTCCGGATTCAACACAACAGACCACCGCATATAAGAGAACCACCGGCAGTTGGACGGTGGCCACGGGCTCCGCCAGCTATAGTTTCACGGTGCCGGGAAACGCCACCTATGTCATGTGGGTCAGGGGGAACATCGCCAACGGGATCATCGTGTGGAATGCCACTGCCACGGTGACCAACAGCAACGTTCCGGTGATAGGACAGCAATATGCTTGGAACTACACCGGCGGCGGCACCCCCATAGAAATCACCGCAATACCCGACCAATTCATCGGCACAGCAAATGCCATAGTTTCCTCCACCCCCTTGGTCGGTAACACCTCCAACGTGTTTGATTTTACCATTAACAACACCAGCGGCGCAGCACAAACGGTGTACTGGGGATATGTAACACAATGACCTTTGTCATCAATCCGGGCATGGCGATCGGACCAGGTGTTGCCATGACCTCGCTGACATATTCGCTGGTCACCGCGGGCATGTTGCTGAACTTTGACGCAGCAACCTATACCACGGGCGACTGGATCGATTCCCGCAACGGTGTTGCGGCCACTCCCACCAACTCTCCGGTGTGGAGCGCCAGCAACGGCGGCACCTTTGAACTGAGCACGGCATCGGTGCAATACTTCACGGTGCCCTGGCCCACGTTCCAACCCACGTTCACCATAGACATGTGGTTCAACCTCACCGCCAGCCAAACGGCAGACGCGCCCTGCTTGATTTCCGATGATTTTTCCGGTCCCTTTAACTTCGCCATAAATGCCTCGGGCAATCGCTTGAAAACGGGCTGGTACACCACCAACTGGGAAGGGCAATATGCTGACAACAACATGGGTGCCGAGTTCACCCATGACGGATCAACATGGTACAACATCACCATGGCCGTGGGCGCCACCGAGTACCGCGACCACATCAACGGGGCAGTGAGCTATGCTCCCGGCGATTTCGGCGGTGGTAGTGCTCCCAACGGTTCGGGCTCAGCACAGAGATTCTTCATTGGCAAGCGCTGGGATCTCACCGACACGGTGAATGCCAAGATCGCCGTGGTGAACCTTTACGATCGCGCGTTGACGGCAGAGGAAGTCGCGGAAAACTTCAACCACTATCGCGCACGTTTTGGCCTATAAGCAAGGGAACTGCCCCGGTCGTTGATAAATATGCCGAACCCGCCCAAGGAGGCTCCCAGTCATGGCCATACGATCAGTCATTACCAAGTTTGAACCAATAAACCCCAACACCCACCCCGGCTTTGCCGGAGAGCTGTGGGTTGACAACATCACCGGCACGCTGCATCTAGGCGACGGCGCCACGCCCGGCGGCCAAGCCGCGTTGACCTACAATTTCAACGGTGGAGGCATGGCATTTCCCCTGCTGGAGGTTGACCTGCACAACGGCGGCGTGCAAACCGGCCAGGTACTTCAGCTGGGAACCGCCGGCTACCAGGCCATCATCACCGGCCCCACGCCCACGGGCAACGACAGCGCTGAACGCTTGATAATACAGGGACAGCGCGGTGCCGGCTCGGGCGAGGGTGGCGACGTTTATTTCTGGGGTGGTGATGCCGAATACAACGGCGGCGACATCAAGATCTACGCCGGCAACGCCGACAACGTCACCGTGGGTGACGGCGGATACGTCAACATCAGCGGCGGGGACGGTGCCACCATTGCCGGGGATGTTGCCATCAGTGGCGGCGGCTCCAACGCGGGAACGGGCGGAGATGCCAGCCTTGCCGCGGGAGCCGGTGTCATTCCCGGCAACGTGTGGATCTACAACAACGGCTATTCATGGAAGTTCGACGCTGATGGCACGGTAACGACTCCCGGCAACGTGGCATTTCCCGGCAACGTGCTGATCACACCATCACAGGTGCGTTCGGGACAGGGCGCGGGTGCCACCGGGGGCTACAGCTTCACCGGCAACGAAGGTGGCAACGACACGGGCTTGTTCAGCCCTGCTGACGGCAACGTCAGCATCTATTCCAACACCAACCATGCGATGAATCTCAAGCCGGTATCGGTGGCCAACACCGCTGACTGGACCATGTTTGGCACGCTACAGCTGATCCCGCAGAGCAGCCAGCCCACGGGTCGTCCCGGCATGCTGGCGGTGTGCGATGGCACCGCCTGGAACCCAGGCGGCGACGGCAACGTGCATTTGCTTTGCTATACCACAACATGGAACATCGTCGGCGGCACATAATAACCAACACACAACGCCAGGGCCCACGATGAACGGGGCCCTGGCCGTGTGAAGATCTCCCCACACCATGCCAAACAAAACCTGTGACCTAAACCGCGCCAATGATCCCACCCGGGTTGATCAATCTCGGTCCCGGCACAACACGAACTCGCGCCACGGTGACGATGGATGGGATCTAGCAGCAAAAGGTCACGGTTCTATGGCGAACCTATACCAAACGGCAGCTTCAATGTCACGGAAGAACAACCATCCTGCTGCGCAAGTCCATTGGTCCCCGCAGGGTCCCAGCACGGCAACAACCCTGCTGATGATACCATGATCTGGCCAGGGAAGGATCCATGCATAGGGATATGCCGATGTGTCCATGTGCGTCGACAACAGCAGCCTAGCAGCAGATTCCATTGGATGTGGTTCAAACATCAGCATGGGCGCCAGTGGTCCCCGCAGGTGACGGCACGATGCTGATTGACCCCGAAATGATGGTGTGCAATTCACGGGGCGATGCCACGGCAATCAACGGCAACGACCCAGCATTGCGGCCATTACAATAGCCACGCAAGACACCAAGGCGCCACCACGACAGGCGTGTAAAACCACGATGACGCGGTGACGCTGCGTGGTGATGGCAGCAGCACGACGGGGCCACGTGATGCTGATTTCTCCGTGGATGACGCAGGCCGCGCCATTTTGGCACCAACGCAACACCAGCAAAAAACCGTGGTGGAGGCGACGCTGAGTGGTGGAGAAAAGATCAGCCCCATGTGAGCAGGACCCTGGCGTGGAGATCTGACGAGCTGGTTCCCACCACCAACCAACACGAATCCACACGTTGATCGATCCTAAAGCTCCATATGCCTGGGTTCGGCCAGACTCCGAAATGGCAGCGACACCATGCGATGATGCCATGCACCTCACCAGGAGAGGTCAACAGTTCAGCACGATAGGGATAGTTCTCCGCTGGGATCATCAACTCCATGTTAGCGTGACCAACATGTGGCCGTGGAAAAACCTGGTCCCCGCAGTGGTTATCGCATTCAGCCCCATGTTAGCGTGACCAACGCATGATCCTCTGGATTGTCGGTAACCACGGCAGTGAACAGGCCGACGCGGGCCACGGCGGCCATTCTGATCTCGTGGCCGCCAGAATCGCTGAGGTTCCGATAACACCATGCGTCGACCGTGCCACGCTCACGCCATGCCATGGTGGTAACACGGCGATAGGGAAACCCGGTCCCCGCAGGGGTTGTGTTTTCAATCATATTTTTGATCTATCGCGTAATCTTCGCAAACCGCGTCCCGTGGTCTCGCGCAAGATTGTTGCGCAGCATACCTGGTCCCCGCAGGGGTTAGTGTATTCAGCACCATCGCAGCGACACCAGCATGTGGTCCTCGGCCGTGCAGGTGAATATGGCTATCGAGAATGGCGACCGCTGGCGATCCACCACCCTGTCGTCATGCATCAGCTGGGTCCACCATCGGCCAGTGGGGTCCTGCAGGTTGTCACACTGTGGTCCCAGGTTCTCTCTGCACCATTCGTTCACGTCTGGAAACCACGCAGAGCCTAGCTGGGTCTCAGCACGGTGATTGAGAACCATGGTCCCCGCAGGGGATCTCACCGGTTGCGCAATCTTCGCAAACCCCATCCCGTGGTTCGACGTAATATTATTACTCAAATCCATCTCCCAGTAACCATGGTCCCCGCAGGGGTTAGTGTGCTAAACCTGGTCCCCGCAGTGGTTGTTGTCGACAGCACGGTCAGCACCATGTCAGCTGGAATAGCACGAAATGCTGTGGCACTGCAAAGCAGATCACCCGGCCATCCTCCTCGGTCCACCAGAAACCATTGGTACGATCGGGTCGGCCACAGTTGGTTACCAGCCATCTTGACAGGGTCCTGCGGCCTTGCTTGGTTAGGTGCTCTGGAGGTATGGTAGCACAGAGGATCTCGGGTGTTTCCTCTAGAGACATGTCAGCTGGAACCTCACCGAGTTGCTGATGGCAGCGAAGCTGAACTGGTATTCCATGGGCTGGTTCTCCGGAACCCTCCATGCACACCGCCACTCGTCGTCATCCATGTGGAGACCACACCATTCGATAGCGTCTTCGGCGATCTCCCAGGGTACCAGCACGCGGTGCTCGAGCGGGTCTTTCCAGCGCTGACCCTCGATGGTCACCCATTGCCCGGGGCTGGAGCCGCTCATGATATCCACACCCAGGTGATGATGCACAGGGTGGCGATCACCGTGTACAGGCAACGGGTGGCCCAGGGCTCACGTATGGTGATGGTACGTCGTGGCGTGGTGATGCGCAACATGGCAGAGACTCCTGTGATCCAAGTATAATAGCAGGATCCGCAGCGGTGTCAACGGCTGATCGCGGCACGACGGCGATTTAATTGGGCCGGGCAGATGATTACAATCCAGCAATCCAGCGTTCAGGGTGTTACCAGCACCACACCACCCTGTTACCGGTACCAGGCTGTTACCAAAACCACCATGGCCTGTTACCAAAACCACCCTGTTACCGGCACCACACCACCTAGGACGAACGGAGGAGCATGGTAGCACCCTTGGAGCAGCCTGTCAACCGACATCCACGTCCGTTACGTCCACGCAATAAAATGGTCAGGTTTCGGCAACCTCCCGGTGTCTCGTTGCCCTATGTCCGCATAATAGCACGTCTCGCGGCGGTGTCAACGGTTATTTTGGCCCTTGGACCGCATTTCCGCGAAGCTCCATGCGGCACTAGACCCCCGCAGAAACGGTTTTAAAGCCGCTACACGGGGGTCAACCACCAGGGCCGCTACTAGGGGTGCAGGCCATTGCGGAGGCGGCTGTACGGCGGTCTGTGTCGCTGTTGCGATCACGCAACGATAAGGTCAGAGTTCGGCAACCTCCCGGTGTCTCGCTGCCCTATGCGCGCATAATAGCACGTCCTCGGCTAGTGTCAACCCCTTTTATTGGCCGTCCGGGAGATATCCTCAGTCCTTGATCAGCACGGCTGCGGCAATCAGTGCCAATGCGACCAGCGTGAGCTCTGATAACAGTTCAACGTTCATTGTATCATCCATTCCATGAGAAAGGGGCTTGCGCTTGTGCAACGCAAGCCCCGCGTGATGTTATATAGCGCGTCTCTCGGTGCTATGCTAGCTCAGCCGAGGTATCCGACCAGAGCTTGCCGTGGTCGGGCTCGTCCTCCTCGGGATCCTCGTCCTCGGCCAGCTGATCCACCATCTCCTGGTATTGCTCGAGGAGATGGATCAGGCCCTGGCAGCGATCCATCATGCCATCAAAGGGCCGCTGCTCGTAGCGGTTGAGATCCAGCCGCTCGTTTGCGTCAATGGCCTCCTGGATCATGTTGGCGATCTGCTCCATGGCATTGGCGGTGTTTTCGAACGCGCAATAGCTCATGTTGGGGAAATTGCTCATCGTATCCCTGTTCCTTTGTTGCACGCGCATTGTAGCACCATGGACGGCAGTGTCAACCGAAATCTAGCCGCCCGGCAGCTTGCAGGCGTAGTGGTTGACGAAGCTGGGCCAGCTGGGCCCCATCAGCCGGGGGTGGATGGGCATGCTGTGGAACCCCCGGCAGAACACCGCGCGGGCCAGCAACAGCGGGATCATGCCCGGGGTCTCCTGCAAGAGCTCCTCGCGGGTCACGGGTCGGTTATAGGGACTGATGCCAGCCTGTGCCAGCTCGGCCAGCCGCTCCTCGGAAAGCACCGTGCGGCGGAACATCACCCTCACCGCATCCACCTCGACCGTGTCAATGTCGTGGACGAAGTGGTCCAGGGCAACACCCAGCATGGTGCCGAACATTCCGCTGAGGATCTCATGTTCCTCAGGATTGGCCTGATGGTGGTCACACACCGTTTGGTAGAGGGCCACGACCTCGTCTACCGCCCTTGCGAAGGCATCGTCATCCATGGGCATTGCCGGCTCTCCTGTGTTGCCCGGGCACTATAACACATGCCCGGGCGGTGTCAACCGATCGATGTTAGCCCTCCTGGGCTTCAACGTAACGCTTGGGCTTGAGCATGATGGACTCGGCCATGCTCTTCCAGTCCTCGTCGGTCTTGACCAAGCTGGCCAGCTGGAGCACCGTTCGGATGCTCAGCACGCGCACGCGGCTGAGGTTGGGGGCCAGCCACCGCATCATCTCCTGGCTCTGTGCCTTGGTGATGCCGTTCTCCTTGAGGAAGCTCTGGCTGAACACCACCTGTCCCACGCGCACGAGGATCTCACGCTTGCTGTGGATGCCGAGGTCCACATACATGCAGCGGCTCATCAGCGCCTTGTAGTGCGGCGACATCTTCTTGTCCGCTTCGATCTCAGCGGTGAAGTCGATGTTGGTGATGAACACCACGGCACCCTCGAACTCAAAGCTCCGATCGATGCCCTCGTCGTCCAGCACGCGGCTTTCCTTGTTCCAGTGGACCTTGCGGCTCTTGCCCGTGTCCAGCGCGGCCTTCAGCAGGTTCAGCGCGTCCAGGTCGCCGAAGATGCCGTCGCAGTCGTCGATCACCAGCACGTTGCCCGGCTCACGGCACTCCCAGAGCTGGCGGTACAGCCCAATGGCACTCATGGCACCCTTGACGCTTTGGAAGTTCACCAGCCCGTCGCTTTCGGCCTTTTGCAGGGCCTTCTCCAGCGTGTAGGTCTTGCCGCAGCCAGCAGCACCGCTGGTGATCACCGCGGTGATGTTGCCGTCGATGATGCCCTGGGCGACCTTGCCCAGCACGGCAAAGGTGTTGCGGATGCGCAGATCGATCTCCGCCATCGCTTCGTTCTCGCTGGAACGCTGGGCGGTTGCAATCATGTTCATGTCGTTGTCCTTGCTGCTGTTAGTTCGCGCATTGTAGCGCCGTTGTGCTCCGCGTCAACCAAAATCCAGCCTAGTTCTGCGGCACCGCGGGGATCGCGTCCATGAGGATCTCGTTCAGCCGTTCTTCGGCCACGCTCTGGGCCTCGTTCACGGCAAACCAAACCACGTCCTCGTCGTCGGGCTTGGCCGCGGTGGTCTCCATGAGGTACAGGGCCGTCTCGAGATGGAAAAGGATCTCGGTGAGGAGTTCTTTGCGATCCATGGTTCAGTCCTCCAGCTTGCGCACATCGCGCATTTCGGTTTCGATGACGTCGGGATGATCGATGGTGTAGTCGAGGTTCTCGACCACGTCATCCAGATCGGCATCCCCGGTACAGATCAGCGCAAAGGTCACGTAGACCACCTTGCTGGGTTTGGACATCTTGCTTGCTCCTTTGCTTGCAGGACCATTATAGCATGGACGCCGGCTGCGTCAACCGTTTCCTTCTACCACGAAGCCCGTGGTATCACGCCGGGCACGCCGCCCCTTGGGCTTGAGCCCGAGGATCACGTTCTTCGGATCCAGGAAGCGCAGGTCGTCCTCGTCAGCGCTGATCACCGGCAGCCCGAGATAGGTCTCGGGGAACTCGCCGCCAAACACCACCGCCACGTTCATGCCCGCTGCAATGGCTTTCGCCACGTCCCGGTCGTTGCCATCGGCCTTGCTGAAGGTGAGGTGGTAGTTGGAGTATTGCGCAACCCGGCGGTTCAGCATCTTGGTGTAGTCGTAGAACTGGATGCTGGGGAACATCTCGAAGACGTTCTGCCCCTTGACGCGGATGCGTTCCCAGGGAATGTCACTGGTGCCATTGAGGCGAAAGCACGGCGTGGCATCCTCGCGCTCGGCCTTGCGGATGCCGGCGTTGATGTCCCAGATCAGCTGGCTCATGAACAGCCCGCGATCCTCGAAGTAAAGCCGGGTCTTGCGAAGCCGTCCCGCCTGCACCTTTTTCATCTGCCCGCGACCCGCATGGTTCAAGCAGGCAGCGGTGCAGCCCGGCGTTCGCTTGGGACAAACCTCGTTGCCCGAGCTGTCAGCCGGAGCAAGATGCAGGATGCAGGTCATGTAGCCGCGACCCGTGCCCTTGAGGATCTTGGTATTGTTGGTGGTCAATAGTTGCATACCGTCGTCCTCTTCGCTCTTGTTATCCGGGATACTAGCATCAATTGCCCGTGGGTCAACCAAAAATATCGGGTCGATCTCGATCTTTTTGCCGCAGCCCGGAACCAAACCGCGGCGTTAAACGCGGTTTTAAGCACCCTACACCGGGGTCTAGCACCATGGCCGCTACCATGACCGCGGACAGGGACGGAAGCGCTTGTAGCACGCTCTATGCGGTCATCTTGGTCTTGCAACGATTTGGTCAGGATTCGGCTGGGCATGCCCACTGGTCGAGCTGGCGATCACCCGTTCGACATCATCCATGCATAGCATGGTCAGCACCATTGGTCAAGAAAAAACCCACCGGGACGAACTTCCCGGTGGGCCAAGTTTCACAAAATGAACCAAAACGCGCATCGCAGGGCTTATGGGTTCATCACCCTGCCTGCACCACCTCGGCCCTTAGGCCTCGTTTGCTTCTTGCTCAGCGTCAGCACCCAACACCGCCAGCAGCTCGTCGGCAGCAGCCACCGCAGCAGCCTCGTCCTCGGCGGTGACCACCGCCGGCGTGGTGTCCGCATCGGGCACCTCGACCTGCTCACCTCCCGTCAGCGCGGCGAGATAGTTCTCGTCCTGCGCAGCAACACGGGCAGCACGCTTGGCAGCACGCGCTTCCGCCATGCGCCGCGTGAACTCCGCCTTGCGGGCAGCCTCAGCAGCAGCGGCCTTCTGCTCGTCGCTCAGCTCCACCGGGCCGGTCTTGCGATTGGTGGGGATCACCGCATCACGCCCTTGGTTGACCAGGAACGCCACGGCGTCCTCCTTGCTCATCGAGCCAGGCAGCTGGATGAGATCCACGTCCGTGTGCCCGTGCCTCTTGAGCTTGGCAACTCGCACGTTGACCTTACCGGTGGCAAAGCGGAAGGTGTTGGTCCCATTCAGCGTGCTGGTACCAGCGATGGTAAAAAGCTTGCTCATATGCATCCTTTCTCTGTTTCTCGTGTCCGCACGCTAGCACAGCATGTGGACCTGTCAAGTGTTTTTTTGGCCTTAGGCCTCCACGGCGACCTTCTTGGCCTCGCGGGTGGCACGCGCCTTGGCCACCGCAGCGGCCTTCTTCTCCGCCGCCAGCAACACGTCGTTCTTCACGGTCTTGTCCGCGGCGCGGGTGGGGATCACCGCGCTCTTGGCACCCTTGATGTTCTGCAGCACCCAGGTGGTGGCCTGCACCTTGGTCATCGCCTTGGGCAGCTCCACGAGGTTGATGTCCGTGTGCCCGAAGTGATTGAGCATGTTCACGCGCAGGTTCAGCTTGCCGTTGGCAAAGCGGAAGGTCTTCACACCGTTCAGGGTGGTGAGGCCAGCGATGGTAAAGGTCTTTTCCATGTGTTCAGTCCCTTGTCCGTTGCGCTTGCTTGCCCAATGCTCGCCTAGCGCTCTGTTTCAACACCCGCATTGTAGCACCATGCTACGCCGCGTCAACCAAAAAGTTTCGTCTTGCTCAGTTGGTGCTGCCTTTTGTTTTCAGCACCAACCTTGCCCAACATCGGTATGTTAGCACCGTTTTGGTGCGCGTCTACCGAAAAGTTCATCAAGCAGCGATCTTTTCCAGCTCGCTGCGCGCACCCTCCAGCATCTTGCGGCGCTGGGCCACCTTGGCACGGCTCAGCTCACCGTCACAGGTGAGATTCTCCGGGCTCAGCTTGGTTTCGATCTGATCCAGCAGCGTGCTGACATCACCCCGGCTGAGATTGCTGGCATCCAGCAGGGTCTCGTTGAACAGCCGGCGAACGCGGTTGACATCCTCGACCAGCTTCGTGGTATAACGCATGTTGCATGCTCCCTTCGTTGCCAGGGCATTGTAGCACGGCTACCATTACCGTCAACCAAAATCTTTCGAAATGGCCGGAGAATTTATCGTTGCGCTGTTGCAACGTCGGCGTCAGGACTCGGTCCGCGCATGGCGTGTGCTGCGATGCCGATCGGCTGGTGCAACGTCGTACCGGGAACATAGCATGCTCCCGGTACCCTGTCAACCCCGAGGTATCGGGTTATATGCTGGCATCCATTTCAAAGATGAAGTCTACCACCTCGCTGAGCATTTCTCGGCTGTAGGCCTTGCTGCCGGTGTGGATACCCTGGCCGATTGCCAGCCTGAATCGCGTCAGCTGGATCTTGCGATCGTAAATTTCACGCAGATTACGCTCGACATTTGGCTCGAGCAACTGCTCGAGACTGTGGTTGATGTCGTCGTTGCATTGGCCGATCCAGTCATCAACCACGCCGAGGATCACGTTCTTCAAAGGCTCACGCTTGCACATGTTGCTGATTCCCTTGTTGCCTGCGCAGTGTAGCAGGCATTGCGTTGACGTCAACCGAAATTAGTAGTGATGTCGGCTGCCCACATAGTTGGGATTGTTGAGGAGATCCTCCTCGCTCTCTGCCTCTTCTTCAGCCTCCTCCTCCTCGTCTTCGAAGAAGCCATTGGCCTCGCACATGTCCTTGACCTCGGCCTCGCTGAGATAGCTCAGGGCAGCATTGATCACCGTGTCGCGATCGAGCACGCCTTCCTGGATGGCTTCCATCAGCTTGCGAGTGTATTCACGATAGACCATTTGCGTGTTCCCTTCGTTGCAGGAGCAACATAGCATGCCACTCCGAGTGTGTCAATTGACGTTAGGCCGCTGCCATGCTCCAGTGGTTCTCCACCACCTGGCGTGCCGCTTCCTTGAGGATGCAGACACTGGTACCGAGGCTCCAGCCTTCGCCGAGCTCGCGCATCAGCACGCGGTTGACCATCATGCCCACACACGGCATCAGCTGGTCCCACTGATTCAGTGGTATGGTGTTGAACCAGAGCTGATCGCTGCAATTCACCAACCGCTCGGCGGTGAAGCGGCGTTCCACCATGTGGAAGATACCGGGAGTCACGAACTGGGCGTAGTAGGTGCGGTGCAGATTCTGCGAATTCGCCATGTATTCATTGCGCGTCAGCATTGTGTGCTCCTTTGCTTGCAGGGCCATTATAGCACGGGCAGGGATGCCGTCAACCAAATTCCACGGGCTTGCGGGATTCTTCCACCGTGTAGCTGCGTGCTTGGCACATCGCCGCCATCTTGTCCAGCCCACGCTGGGTCACCGAGAACAGCTTGGCCCTGCCGGCCTTACGCATGGTGAGGTAGCCACGATCCACCATCTCGGGGAAGAGGATCGTGGTCAGCGAGGTGTTGCCTCGTCCGCTGGTGCCCCACACCGCCTCGGTGAGTTCGGTCTGGTTGATCTCACCAGCCTGCTGCACCTCGTAGATCACTTCTGGAATGTAGTCGATCAAGCGTGCCATCTGCATGCTCCCTATGTTGCCCGTGAACTATAGCACAAGTTTGTTAGTAGTCAACCAAAATACCGGCTATTTTTCGTCCTTGCGTCCGATCTTATCCACGATCTCAACCCGTGCTTGGCTGATGCGATGAGCTAGGTTGCCTAGATCAAACTCTTTTTCCAGCTCGGCCACTCGCGCAGCCGCCTCATCGAGTTCCTTGAGCTTGGCTGCCATCCGTTTGTTGTTCATCTTGTCTGCTCCGTTGTTGCAGGGTCATTATACTAGGCCCTGCAACCGTGTCAACCTCTCAGTGGTTGCTGTGCCGCTTATACCAGCGGTTCAGTTCGCGCAGCTCGTCCTCGTAGGCAGCATCAGTGATGCGACCCCGATCCAGCTGGCGTTCGAGGAACGCCGCATGGGTTTCGGCGACCTGCTGGACCTGTTCGAGGCTCATGTAACGCATTAGTCCTGTTCCTTTTCGATAGTCATGTTGTTTGCCTGTTCCTTGGCGTTCCATTCGGCCTCCTCGGCCTCCCAGTTGGCCATGTTCTCGACGATGGCAAACATCTCGTCGATCTCTGCCGGGATATCCCGCTCGACCTCGTCAGCGGTGCCCCGGATATCGTAGTAATCATCGATGCCGTTCGTGTAACGCCCGCAGAAGGCGCAGCCGGGCTCGTAGTAGAACGCGTCGACGGCAAAGCCCATCTCTTCCATCTTCTCGTAGGCACCCATGGGCGGGCTCCATGCGCTGTCAAAGGAGAACTGCACGCTGAGGCCGTCGTCGCCGATGGTGGGCTCGCCGTTGTTCTCAGCGGTGATGTCCCACTTGGTGCCCCAGTTGGCCACCGCCCAGTCATACCAGTTCTTGTGGCCGAAGTCCCGGAGGTTGTCCTGCTCCTTCTGCTCCAGCTCTGCCTGCCGCGGGTCGTCAAACCCATAGCTACCGGCCATGGTGTTGACCAGCCGGTCGGGGATGGGAAGGAATTCCGAAAGCAGCCCCTCGCCCGTGTATCCGGCGACCACGCGCCGGATCATCTCGGGATCCTCGTGCGTGAAGGTAACAACGTTCTGGCACCAATTGGGCATGTTGGCCTCGTCTGTGTTTGTGTTGCGCTTACCCGTGCATTATAGCACGGGTTGATTCTCTGTCAACCGCTTTTTAACGGGTCAACACCCTGTTGTCTACCCGCAGGCTGAGGTAAATGCCGCTGGCGATGTGGTAGGTACCGCGTACCTGTCCACGTAGCTGGGGGAACCTGTCCTCCAGCCGAAGGATCAGCTGATCGCGGCGATGGTTGCAGTCATCCCAGTGGGCTTGTGCCACGTCGGAGAACCGCTTGTTGCGATATCCGCCGTGCCAGCCGAGGCTCATGCGGTACTCGTCGGTGCTCTTGAGGTTTGCGGTGCTGTAGATGTATGTGTTCCCGCTCAGCTCCATGACCGCGGCGCGCAGCACCGCCTTGGAAACCAGTTCCGTCATCGCATCAACTCCTTTGTTGCCCGGGCATTATAGCACATGCCCGGGCCGTGTCAACCCCTGCGGGGACCTTATTCCGCGTCAGCCGCCTGCAAGCGAGCGGCCATCTCCAGCGTGACGAAGCGATCGTTGGTGGAGTAGCATTCCACCTTCCATGCACCGTCTTCCCAGAGGTAGTTGTATTCCTCGCAGAGGCTGTCCCGCAGCGCCTGGAAGGTGGGCCGGGTCACGGCCGCAACGTTCGTCTCGCCGCGGTCCCGACCATAGGCATTGCACTCGCCCCGGGGAGCAGCGTCGAAGTCGTGCTTGGTGCCGATCTCGGGAGCGAGGCTGGAGAGGCTGCCCAGCGCCATCAGCTGGTGGATCTTCTCCTCGTCGGTGTAGTGCTCGCTGAGGATGCGACCGTTGTTCTCGAGATAGCCGTCCCAGTGGCAATAGATGCCGGTATAGCTGCCGTCAGCGTTGCGGATGGAAATCGTGCTGCGAGTTGCCATTGCTGTGTTCCGTTGCTGTGTTGCTGTTGCCCGTGCATTATAGCACGGGCGGAGCTTGCGTCAACCCCTGCGGGGACCGGTTCAGTTCTTGTTGGTGCTGACCGAGGTGTTCTTGAACAAAAAGCCAAAGAGGATCATGATGCCCCAGCTCTGCAGCCAGGTGATCTCCCGCACGCCGTCGATGGCGCCCACGAGGCAGCCATTCCACAGCAACCACACCGGGATGCTCAGCAAGAGGCTGATGCCCACCAGTGCTCCCAGGGCCACCACCACCACCATCACGGCCTTGATAACGTCGTCCATTTGTCAGTTCTCCTTTTAGCCGAAATCGGCTTCGATTTGTTCGATCATGATCTCGAGGATCTCCTCGAAGTCGTCGTCGGGGTGCAGCTGATGATCCTGGGCGATGCTGTCGTACATCTCCTGGATCAGCACGTCCTCACCTGGCTGGATGCGATCCTCGCGATCCGTCAGGATGTCGTAGAGGTCGATCTGATCCTCAAGGATCAAGCGGGCGGTGCGATCGGAAAGCCCAAAGGCCTTCATCAGTCTCTCCTGTGTGGTGTGCTGCCCGCACGCTAGCACGGGCAGCGGATGGTATCAGCCCTCGCGGTAGACCCGCACGCCCTTGATGCCGTTCTCCTCGGTGCTGCGCACGGTCCACACGATGGAGTTGTTCTTGGAGTAGCCCTGCGTGCGCAGATACTTGAGCCGGGTGTCCGGATCCACGTAGTTGCTGGTATAGCCCTCGAGGAACACGCTTTCACCGATCTGGATGTTGCGGAACACATCGCAGAGCCGGGCCTTGGGGCGCGTCAGCTTGACCCGCATGTTGGCCTTGCTGTTGACATCCACCAGCAGGCGGATATCACCGGGCTTGGCACGCTTGATGGGCAGGCCGGTCGTCTTGGCCTTGACGCGGTTGATGGTCATGGTTGCCATTGTTGTCAGTCCCTTCGTTGCTACCCGTGTGTTCTAGCACGGGCAGCTGGTTGTGTCAATCCCCTTGCGGAGCAGTTCAGGCCTTGACGACCTGGTAGCCGGCTTCCTTGAGCAGCTTGGCGGCGTTCTTGATGCGATCGGCAGCGGCCTTGGCGTTCTCGGCCTTGCGGGCCGCCTCCCAGCGGGCCTCGTCACGTGCCGCGGCCTCGCGGTCGGCCTTTTCCAGGGCCAGCGTCGCGGTGGTGATCAGCGAGTGCTCGCCGTGGCCGATGTCGCCGTGGCGGATCTCGTTCTCGATGCTGTCCAGCGCGCTTTTGACCATCTGCCGGGTGATGCGCTGGATGAAGACGGGATTGCCAGCCAGGTCCTGCTTGAGCTTGGCCTTGGTGAAGCCGGCGGCCTTGAAGTGCTGGGCGTCGAAGTCGTCGATGTCGTAGAGGCTGGCCTCGATGGCACGATCCAGCATGGCCTTGCTCACCGGCACGTTGATGACGAAAGCCGGAACACTCTTGCGGGGCATTGTCGTATCCTCTGTTGCCCGTGCAGTATAGCACGGTATTTGATGATGTCTACCGAAATCTCAGGCAGCCTTGGCCTGCTTGGCCTCAGCTACCTTCTTCAGCTGGCCAGCGTAGATCTCGATGCGGGTCTTGCCCGAGTCGGTGCGCGCCCGCCACCACGCCAGCTGCTTGGGGGTGAGGAATCCCGTCTTGAGGTAGAACCGTGCCATGCTGGTGCCACGCTTGGCGTGCATGGGACGGAAGCCCTGCTCGTTGTGGTAGCGGGTGACCTCATCGCGCTGCTCGTCAGTGGTCTGGCGATCATTCAGCGCAACCAGTGCGCGGGCCAGCCAGCGATCGTCCGTCAGCAGCTTCTCGCGGATGAGTTCAGCGGTGAGAACCATTTAGTTGCTCCTTGCTCAGTGATGCCATTGTAGCAGGATTTGGACGGCAGTCAACCGAAAAGATCGTTTTGATCACGCAACATTAACATGAGATTTCGGCGTCCTCCCGGTGTCTCGCTGCCCTATGTGCCTACTATAGCACGTCAGCAGCCGCTGTCAACCGGAAACTGGTCCAGCTTCCTGCCACGACAATATCCGATTGCGACGCAGCGCACGCCAACCGATCTTGTGTTCCCAGACCATGATGTTGCGCTTGATCGCTGCTCGGCGATCTGGCCGGCGATAGGTGTATGAGAACAGCCGGGGGTTGGTGGTGGCTAGCATGATCCGTGTCATGCCGTCAAGCCTGACATAGCGTATGCGGACCCAGCCGCGGCGCAGGGCACCATCCAGTGGAGCACCCTCGAGGAGCAATTCTTGTGCGTTCATCAACGCTATTTAACGCCGCTACACGGGGGTCGCCATCTTGCCGCTAGCTATGCAGCGACCCCCGTGCTCGACCCCCGTGTAGCGCGCTTAAAACCGCTCTAGCGACCCCTAAAACCCAGGGGTGCTACGACGCTACCGCGTAGCCTACGCCCACCGCGATGAGATAGGCCACGCTGACGAACGAGAAGATCACACCAACGCCAAGGGCGTTATCGGCCTTGCCGACCCAGCCCAGCAGGGCAATGGCCAGCCAGAACAATAGCCAGAACACTCCCCAGCCAACGAGGAACCCGATCATGCTGCCAGCAGTTCGCGAGGGGCATAGCGGTATGCCGTGTCACGCAGCTCGATGCTGATGTCCGCGCGGAACAGCATCAGCAGGTCAGCCTGCACCCGCAGGGCATTGAGGGTCACCAGCTCTCCATGCTCCAGCTCGAAACTGCCCTGCCGGTAGGCAGCACGCAGCCGATGCTTGGATCGTTGGATGGCCCGGGAGACGGTGGCGTATTGCCGACGCCAGCGATCACGATCGGCAATGGCACGCTTGTTGGCCCGTCGCTGGGACTCGGGAACGATCACGTAGTTCATCCTTGGAACCTTTCCATATTCATCTGCTGCTGTTGTAGCACGGTATCCGCTGGCCGTCAATGCCTCAGACACCGTAGTTGGTGAGAACATTCTCACCAACGCCGCTGGTTGCTGCTGCCAGCGCGGCCCGCGGCACCATGGCGAAGAACTTGCTGCGGCGATCGCTGGCATCGGCAAATGCTCGGGCTTCTCGCTGATCGTAGGCCACTGCCACCACGAGGAACTGGCCGTTGTCCACCAGCACCACGGGGATGAGCCCCTTGCTCATGGTGTCCTCATAGCGAGCCAGCCATTCGGCACCGTCGAACACCAGCTCCACGGCATTGTCTCCCAGCCAGTTTTCCTTGCTGGTGTTGGTGGGGTTCACGTAAAGGCCCATGGTATTTGCTCCTCGTGTGGTATGTTGCAGTGGGGTGTTGGCCGGGAACTATTCCCAGCCCTTGTTGCTGCGATCACGCCGCCGGTAGTTCTTCTTGCTGCGAACCACCTGTTTGCGGAACTGCCCTGCGCTGAGCGAGGCAGCGATGGGGTTGCGACGGGCAACGGTGTTAGCCAGCACCAGCTTGACGGAAGTCTTCATTGCAGTTCTCCTCTCTTGCCCGTGCATTATAACAGCCGTTGCAGCCGCGTCAACCGGAAATCAGCGCCGGATGCACACCGCCGAGCTGCCATCACCCTTGGTGGGCACGAAGTTACCACCGCTGGAGATGCACTGGGTCATGGTCTCGTAATACTGCCGGTTGTTCTCGGCCACCAGGTATGTGCAGCCGCCGATGCCCGACGCTGCCACGCCCAGGATGCACAGGCCGATGATGGCAGTATTGGCAAGTTCCTTGGTGTCCATTTATGCTGTGTCCTTGTGTTGCGTTGGTATTGTAGCATGTCGTGCCAGGGTGTCAACCGGTACGTTCCTAGGCCAAACGGAAGTTTTGGCTGAGGAATCGCAGCACCACGCCGTACCCGTGCTCGATGCACAATGTTGTAACCAGCTTGTCGGCCTCTGCGTCGTTGCCCACAAGCAACAAACGGTTGGCATCGATGCAGCCTTCGATGGCCGCGTCGTTGTCCAGCTCGTCGCCCATCGCCTCCGCGGCAGACATGAGGTCCGACGCAATGTTGTACCAGGTGTCGAGGATGGGATAGCGAAGCCGCTCGATGATGGCGTTGTCCAGTGCGGGCATGTGCGCTCCTTTGCTTGCAGGGCCATTGTAGCAGGCCCTGCACCGTTGTCAACCGGCGATCACACGCCTGCCCAGTCCCGGCCCTGGCGTTCCATCCTCGCACCATAGCCGTAGCCAAGAAAAAATTGGGACTTGAGTAGTATGGTGAACCCGGTCGGGATCGAACCGACTGTGGGATTTCTCCCGAGAGATTAAAAGTCTCTTGCCATACCGTTACGGCGGCGGGTCCTTTATTCATGGGCCCATAGCTCTAACCATTGAGCTATGGGCCCGTTGATGTTACAATGCGTTGACCAATGCGATCATCTTCGCACGCGCATCCTCGCCGATGGCACACTGTTCGCCACGACCATTGCGATGATCATCGATCAGCTTGCGCAGCTCGTTTGCCGCCGCGGCCCGTGCCCGCCCCTCGGCAATGCGTTGCAGCTCAGCACGCAGCCTCTCGGCCACCATGAGGTGGGATCCGCCGTAGTCCCGGTTGCGTTCTTGGCCGCGCCGGTCAAAGACCCGACCGTTCTCCAGGTGGATGTGCCCGTGATGGTTGATCTTCACCACTTGGCTGAACCCGTGGTGCAACAGCGTGCCCCACTGATGATAGCGACCATAGCCAACCTCGTCACCAACCGCAACTTCGAACATCGCTGCACGCTCCCTTGCTTGCCCGTGCATTATAGCAGGCCCTGCACGGGCGTCAACCAAAATCCTTAGGTGCTGTGCTGGAACATGATGCGCCCGTCCGGTGCACGGTAGGCGAACAGCGCCGAGTCCAGACCCAGCTCGCCAGCCGCACCATAGTCGAAGGCCTTGACCAGATGATCCGAGATGTCGTCGGCGGTGCAGGGTCCCGTGGATCGCATGTGGATCAGCCCGTAGAACTCCTCGGGAGTCAGCCTCCGCTGCACACCATAGACGAGGATCAGCTCCTTGCCTTCCCGGCGGCTGTGGCTGGAGAAGCGGTCCAGCACCAGGAACTCGCCCGTGGCGCGATCCACCACCTCGTCGCCGGGCAGCTCGTTGTCATCGCGCATCTCGATGTTTTCCAACACGCAACCCGGTGCCGGAATGTTGTCAATGGCCATGTCGCTTGTTCCTCGCTTGCAGGACCATTATACTAGGCCCTGTCCGTGTGTCAACCGAAGTTAGAAGGGCCGGCTCATCCCGTGCTGGGCCATGTAGGCCTCCACCCAGTCCTTGGCCTCCTTGAGGCCCAAGCCGCTCTCGCCGCGGAATTCCTTGATGGCGTTGATCTTCTTGTCCTCCCGCATGTAGCCCAGCACCACCTCGCTGACCTCCCGGCCCTGGAACATCGGCCGGCCCAGGGAGAGCTTGGCCAACGCGTCGCGGCTGATGCGGTCAAACGCCAGGATCTCCAGCGCATCGCGGGCCGTGCGGTAGATCTCAAAGCCGCGGGCTGAGCCATCCAGGGCCATGTCCTCGCCCAGCCGCTTGATGCGGGCCAAGGCCCTGACCACCGCGTCGGCGTCGCCATCGACCAACTCATGCAGCTCGTTCATCAGTAGAGCTCCTCTGTCACTGCCCACGCGATCTCGCAGGCACGGGTGTGGGTGGCCCCGGCATCCACCGCACCATCATGTGCCAGGGTCCAGGCCTCGTCCCGGATCACCGCGAGGTCGTCATCGCCGCTGCACACGTCGCCGATGTGGCGATCAATGTTATCGCGTGCGGCCTGTTCAAACCGGTCCATTGCTTGTTCCTCGCTTGCAGGGGCATTATAGCACCGGCCCCTGCCGTGTCAACACGATTGGTCAGCGGCAGTCGCCGAGATTCTCCGCCCAGGTCTCGATGGCCTCGTCGGACCAGTCCTCGTAGCGGTCGTAGTCTAGGTCGAAGTTCGGGTGGCCCTCGGGGATGAGGTAGACGGCGTTCTCCTCACCGGCCGACCAACCATAGGCACCGTTGCCGCTCTTCATGGCACGCGAGTAGAACTCGCGCTGGTAGCTGGAAGCATAGGCTCTCTCGTCGCTGGCCATGCCGCGGGCGTAGGGCCACAGCGGGCCGTCGACATCCACCTGCTCGAGATCCAGCTTGTTGAGCCGGCCCCGGCAGTAATCAGCGCGGATGATCAGCACCTTCATCGTCCTTGCTCCCTAGAAGCCGTAGAGCGGGCGGAGGCAGTCCTTGATGGACTCGTAGACCCCTTCGTCGTAGATCAGCCCGTAGCCGTCTGCACTCTCGTCGTAGTCCTTGTCGGTCTGCATCTCGTGGACGCCGGCAAGGTGCCCTTCGTCGGTGCAGCCCAGGGCTTTGAGGTGCTTCTTCAGCCCCCGGACGTCCTTCTTGTATTGCGTGGCCAGCATGCGTGCGGAGTCGCACACCAGGGTATCGTAGCGCATCGAGTCCTTGGCATTCATCGGCGTGTTCCTTCGTTGCTTGCAGGGGCATTATAGCACCGGCCCCTGCAGGGTCAACCAATTTTTAATCCCAGCGGCTGTCAGCGTAGGCGTCAATGCCGTTGCGCCTCAGCACCCCAGCATATGCATCAGCACCCGCCTTGAGGATGTCCACGTTCTGGGCCCGGTTGCGGGACGGGTTCCAAAGCTGGATTCCGCCACCATGGTTCTTGCTGAACCCGACCGTCTTCAGGTCCTTGCCCAGCTTGGTGCTGAGCTTGACCCCATGTACCACCACCCAGGCAAAGCCGCAGGGGAAGCCGTCGCCCCGTTGGGCCTTCATGTCGGCAGCGGCCTTTTCAGCGGCTGCTGTGGCTTCCTGGTGGATTTGTGCGATGTCCATTTGTGCATGCTCCCTTGCTTGCAGGACCATTATAACACGGACGGCATCCGCGTCAACCGATTTTTACCTGGAGACGGTGTAGGTCTTGGGAGCGAGGTAGAAGGTGATCGCGGACTCTCCCATCCCACCGCGGCCCCAGTCGAACCAGCTGCTACGGGTCTTCAGCACGGCGAACCCGGCTTTGGTCAGCTTGGCAGCGATCAGCTGGTGGACTTCCCGGTTGTCGCTGCACGGATCGGTGTTGCCGCGGACCAGCTTCTCGTCGGGGTTAGTGCCGTTGTAGACACGGACCTCGGCCTTGACCGCCACGCAACGACCGCCACGTCCGTCGCCGGTGTTGTAGGCCTTGGTTTCCCAGGACCCGTAGCGCGCTCCGGCTTCGTCGACGGCATCTGCTACCGCGGCGGCATAGAACTTCAGAGTTTCGTTGTGAACGGTCACGCTCATCGACCTTGCTCCCTTCGTTGCAGGTGCACTATAGCAGGATGGACTGTTCCGTCAACCCCTAATCAAAGTAAACGGTCAGCGCGCGATTGTCGCCGTAGCTGACGTTCATGAAGCTGGTGTTTACGTCGTCCTCAGCGGGCGTGTAGCTGGGCCACATGCGGGCGAAACGCTTGACACGCTTGTCAAACGCGGGCTCACCGCGCTCGGCATAGCTGCCCTTGCAGCCGCAGCGGCAAGCGCGATCCTGCCCCAGATACACCCGAGTAACCGCTTCAGCGTTGAACTGCATGTGCTTGTTCCTTCGTTGCCCGTGCATTATAGCACGTTGGACGCTGACGTCAACCGGTTTATTCGCCGGTGCGGATCACCACCGGTACGCACATGATCAGCTTGATGTCAACGCCGTTTTCGCCAACGGCTCGGCTTGAGCGTGCCATGGCCTGCGCGTTGGTCCCGGTGATCAGGGCCTGTGCGTTCGAGCAGGCCTCACGGCTGGCAAAGCCCGGGATCTGCATCGAGGTCATGTTCGAGGATCCCCTGGACTCTGCCACCAGCAGCAGGGTCCACAGCGTGATGGTGAGCATTACCGTCGGATCTCCTTCAACGACCGTTCCCGGGCTTCCACCCACATCGGCGCCAGCGTGGCGTTCTTGAACACGTGATCATCCTTGCGCTTGCCGCTGCCGGTGTTGACCGTGACCTTGCCGCGGATGGCGTTGATGTCAACGCCATAGCCCATGCGCTCCACGGCAGCGATCAGCTCGTCCTCGATGGTGCCGGTGAACATGTCAGCCATTTGCTTGCTCCCTTGCTTGCCCGTGCATTGTAGCATGTTAGGCAGTGACGTCAACCAAAACCGTCAGCTCTTCTCCAGCGACGACACCTCGTCGTTGTCCAGGTAGAAGTCCGTGGTGGGATCCCAGTAGCGGCCTTCTTTCGGCGAATAGTAGAGCACACGCCCGTTGGCATACTGGAAGGGACCTTCCAGGCCCTTGCGGGGCTGCCAGCGTTCGTCCAGCTTGCCAATCACCCGATAGCCCATCGTGCCAACTCCCTGTGTTGCCCTTGCATTATAGCAGGGAATTGGACTGCGTCAATGGAAAAATCAACCAAGATCCGGATTTTTCCATCAACGATTACAGTGGGTTATCCCTGTTGGTTTTGGACGCCTAGAGCGTGAATGCCCGGGCGGCTTCTCGCCGGTATTCCTGCGCCAGGCGCGTGGCCGCATGCCAGAACACCCGCAGGGTGCTGAGCGGGATGCGACCGCAGGGGTCATGTTCCACGATCATCTGCTGGAAGTGGAACTTGCGAACGCTGGTGAAGGGCATGCCTATCATGTCACAGGGTCTCCATGGAAAGGCTGTTGATGCACCAGCCGGTTTCGTCGGTGATGTATTCCACCATGTCGTCCACCAGTCCTGTGTCTTGGTGCAGTGCTTCGCCGACGGCCCGCTGCGTGCTCTTGAAGAGATTCACCATGCCCAGATCTTCTCCATCCAGGAAGGTCGCTGCTTCTTCATCGGTCATGTCGAACTCAACCTCGACATTGATGGTGACCGGAACGGTGATCTTCATCCTAGCGTGCTCCTTTGTTGCAGGGACATTGTAGCACATGTCCCTGCCGTGTCAACCAAATTCCTAGGCCTCGACGAGCTTGACCTCCGCGATGCGTGCCGCCTGCCACAGTGCCAGCTTCTGTTTTGCTTCGGCGAGCTCGGCAGCAATGCGCTCGGGCGTGTACCAATCGCCGTGGGGCTTGGCATTGATGCAGGAATTCACAGAGTTCTCTGCCCAGGCGAGCCGCTCAGCGAGGAACTTTTCAGCATTCACCAGCTTGCCCATCTTGTGTGCGGTCTTCAGAGAGATCTTGGCAGAGAATCCAGAACGTCCGCCGCCGCAACCACCACCCTTGGTGTAACGCAGGTCGCCGCTCTTGATGATATACATGGTGTCCATTTGCATGTTCCCTTGCTTGCACGGGCATTGTAGCACATGCCCGTGCCGTGTCAACCGATTTCAGCGAACGTGGAAGAGATAGCTGTTGGTCTGCTTGGAGAACACGATCTCCACGCCCAGCGCACGCAGGGGGTCCAGATACTCGCTTTGCTTGCGCTGCTGGCTCACCACGGGGAACCGGGGCTTGGTGACCTTCACGGTGGTAAAGGGCTTGCCGCGGTTCTCGCGATGGTTGACATAGACACCGCTGTGTGCCTTGAAGAACCCGTCGACGATGTTCTGCACGGCGTCGATCTTGTTCTGGTGCTGCTTGGTGCCGAAGAACTTGTTGTTGGCCAGCGCGACCTTGTTGCGCTCCTGGGCATCAATGGCTGCCCACCTGGCGTTGAAGGCAGCGGTGGTATTGATGATGCGATCATGATCTTGGCTAAAATTGGACTTGCTCATGCTGCATGCTCCTTTGCTTGCAGGGACTGTGTAGCACGCCCCTGCCGTTCCGTCAACCCCTACGGGGACCTATATCACCAGCTGGAGTGGTATTGGAAGTCCCAGCCGTTCAGCTCCTCCCGGCCCAGGATGTCCCGCAGCCGATCCCGCGTGTATTCCACGTTACGGCGATACCACTCGTCGTAGTTGGTGCTGCCGAAGAAGAAGCCGCTGGCGGTGGGCAACAGCTCGCTGGCCTGTTCCGGGTCCTGGAGCACCTGATCGCAGATGTTGGCCAGCTCTTCCAGCTGCTCGCGATCGACGTCGTAGTAGCCGCAGTCGTCCTTGCCATCCTGGACATTCTTGACGAACCAGTCGTGGACGGCATTGGCCTTGCGCCAGTAGGCGGCCTCGGCGGTGACGTATTGGAGCCTCATGTCGCCCAGTTCGGGCACGGCCTCGCGGATCTTCCGCACCATCTCGGCATCCTTGCCGGTGCCATCGTCGAATGCCCACATGAAGCGACGTGCATCGAGATACATGTCCAAGCCCATTTTAACTCTCCGTGTCGTTGCGTTGGAAACATAGCAGGGGTTGGTGTTGCTGTCAACCCCTGCGGGGACCATTTAGGCCGTGCGCCACACCCGCACGCCAACCCGGCCGTTCTCACGGGCCTCACGCACCGCCCAGGAGCTGTTGGGCACCATCTTGTAGCCCATGGTCGTGCTCATCTTGGCGCGCTTGGAGGTGGCCTTCGACCGCGCATAGCCCGCAGCGAAGAAGCTGTCGCCCACCGTCATCTTGGTCCAGGGGAACTGGCTGCGGTGGCCGGTGGTGTTGCGGCGTGCCGGGATGGGGATTGCGCGATCGATCTTGTAGCTCATCTTTGGATGTCCTTGTGTGGTGTGGTGGAAACTTGTTGCGGGGACCGGTGTTAGCTGCTCCAGTAGCTGTCGCTGGCCACCGAGCAGCCCCAGGGCAGATCCGCACGCTCCATGACCTTCTTGCCCGTCATGAGGTTGGTAACCTCACGCATGGGCACCTGTGCAGCGTAGGCAACCTCGTCCATGATCTCGTAGTCGGTGCGGGGATACTTCTTCAGGGAGACGTAAGCCTCCCGGTCGATGTTGACCAGCCGGGTCATCGCCGCACGGGCAGCGGCCAGGGTGGCATAGCGTTGCTTGCCCGTGCGCGGGTGCCGCACGCTGCACCGGGTGCTGCTGTCAACGATCACGTAGTGCATGCCACCTGCTCCTTGCTTACCTGTGCATTGTAGCACGGTTGCGTGCCGCGTCAACCGTTTTTCTCAGCCCTGCACCAACGTGCCGTCGGCCATGATCTTGACCTTTTCCTTGCGGAGCATGGCTTCCAGCTCGGGATAGGTGCCCGGGGGGCATTTGATGCCCGCTGCCGTTGCGGCATTGCGGCACATTTCCTGCCGGGTTTCCTCGCTGATGTGATCCCAGTCCAGATAGCTGATGCCGCTGGACTTGTGGGCGGCCCGCCCCAGATCCTCGTGGGCTAGGGCAGTGGCCTTTCGCACCAGCTCGTCCGCCAGCCTGGATATCGTGCGCTCCCGGGGAGTCCGCTCCACCTTGGGCTTGTCCACCTTGGGAGCCTGCACCGGCACCACATCACCCTGGGCAGCCAACCACTCCGTGGCCGCAGCGGTGGTCATCTTGCTGGGCAGGTCCCAGAGGCACACCTCGGTGTGTCCGTCCTTTTCCAGCACCTTCTGGCGAGCGTCGGCCGTGCCGTTGGCAAAGCGCAGCTTCTTCTCGCCGCGCTTGATGCTGGTCCCAACCACGGTCCAAGTCTTGTCGTCCATCGCTCTAGCTCCTCGTCTCGTGCAGGCATTGTAGCACGGCTAGCACTACCGTCAACCGAAATCTCACCCCTGCAACGCGGCCAGCTCAGCTTCAAGCTGGTTGATGAGTGCGGTGTGGCGAGCATACTTGCCGTTGGAGTAACACAAGTCGTCGCTCATCTCGTCGCAGTAGCGGGCATCCTTGGCAGCTCGGATCTGATCTTCCAGATCCGCCATGCGAACCTCACGCATGGCAGCGGCCTCGTCGATGGTGTAAACTTCCTCGCACTGCACGGTGTCGAAGTCGTCCATGTCGCTTGCTCCTTGCTTGCATGGGCATTATAGCACGTTGGGTCCCTGCGTCAACCGAAAAAAATTGGAATCTTTTCGGTTGCGTGGCACGGCGTCCGCTGCTATGTTGCTCGAGTTAACGCAACAACGGAGCACACAAAATGGCAACGCTTTTCGCTACGCTGCGCATCAAGCGCAAGCCCACCAGCAATGACATCGTGTGCCTCAAGCTTCGCGTCGCGCACGCGCTGCCCGTCCACACCTATCCCCTGCACGACGAGGACATCACGGACCGCGCGACCATGGACGTGGTCACCCGCACGCTGGAAGAGCTGCGCCTGCGCTACAAGTGCAAGGACGTTGAGCTGGACGTGAAGAAGGACGTGCTGAAGCTGCTGGAGCGACAGGGCTAGCACATCGCACCCAGCAGAGCAAGGCAAAAGATCGCTTGCTCTGCTGGGTGGATGATGCTGTATTTTTTTGTTGCTGTATCGCAACGCCGAGGTCAGAGTTCGGCAATCTCCCGGTGTCTCGCTGCCCTATGCGCGTATAATAGCACGATCGCACATCCTGTCAATGGGAAAATCGCCGGATACCAAACCCGTTTAAACGCTGCTACACGGGCTTGGATTCAGGGCCGCTATAGCACTAGCGGCCCCCAAGCTAGACCCCGCTGCACGGTCGTCTCTGCGGGAGCTAGCCGGGGTTTTGGTGCTATGCGCGGGCCCAGTTCTCGCTGACGTAGCGTGCCGCCTGCGCCCTGGGCATGCCGAGGGTCGTCATCGCCCGGGCCACCACCCAATCCTGCCCGCCACCCTGGACGCGGGCATCGCGTATCATTGCCCTCACCTGCTCAGCCTTGCTGGCACCAGCCCGTGCCGTGGTCTCTACCACCGGGCTGCGCTGGACCTCGATGACGACCTTGGGTGCGGTCCTGGGAGCAACGGGCCACGCTCCTGCCACGTTGGCGGGCCTCGGGCCGTTTCTGCTGATGGTGGGCAGGGGTTGACCGCTGGGTGCAAAGACGCTATAGCGGTCGATCGTGCCCTTGCCGCGCTTGAAGTTCAGCACACCGCCCTGCTGGACGTGATCGTGATATCGCTTGGTGATGCTGACCTTGTGACCGAGGTCAGTGAGGTAGTCCCAGCGCCCCTTGACCACCACGTCGTAGTCGTGTCTGGTGTTGCCGTTGCCACCCAGCGCGAGGCACACCCGCCGCCAACCCATGTCGTGCTTGCGACCCAGCTCGGGGCGGGCGAAGCACACCAGGTGGGCCACCTCGTGGGCAACGGTCTCGTCCCGGATGTCCTCGAAATGGTTGCCCTGGATCAGCTCGCAGTTGAAGCGCAGGGTGAAGTCCTTGGCCCTGCGCGTCATCGCACAGAACTTGCATCCCGCCCAACCAGCCACCCGACCACGCAGGTTGTAGCTGACGGTGGGCTTGATGTCAACACCGTAGAGCGCCTTGGCATTGGCCAGCACCTCGTTGGTCTTGCGGGTGATCTCAGCAAACCTGTCCATCATCTAGCTCCCTGCCTACCAATGGAAGATAGCACGGCATCCCGGGTTGGTCAACCAAAAAATGCCGTCACATCCGCCATCACTCGGGTCGTTGCAGCACGGGTCCTAGCACGGTGAAGCGATACCGGGCCTCGCTGGGCGTCAAAACCTCGCCGGAGAAATCACGCCAGCTCTCCTGGTCCCAGAGCCACCACTCGCGGCCATCCTGGGTCTCCACCTCGTAGACCCCATCGGTGAGATCGTTGCGCTGGGCCAGGTCGTGGGAGTTGAGCTCCTCGAAGCTGACTCCCTCACCATAGTAGCCGTTGGAGGTGCCCAACCAACGCAGGGTCATGCTACCACGATTGGTGGCCAGCTCGTAGAAGGTCCACGTGGAGCTTTCGTAGCGACTGGGACCCTTCATGGTGCGTTCCTCGGCCACGGTGATGGGGTGACCGATGAGATCCTCGACGTCGCCGCAGGCATCCTCGATGCTGACGTTCTCGCAACAATCCTGCTGGTGATACATGCGGAACTGCCGTCCGCAGGTGGCCTCGAACACCACCTCTCCGCTGCCGCGGGTCATGCCCGTGATGCCGGACAGCGTCAGGCCTTCCAGTTGCTTGATCGTCATCTTCGGTCCTCTTGCTTGCATGATGAACATAGCAGGGTTGGCCCTGATGGTCAACCAAAAAATGTCAAATCAGCCGACTCGTCCGCTCCGTGTCACCAGCCTCGGATGCCACGGAGCATCAATCCCTTGTTTTTGCAACCAGTTCCATGCCTCTGTGATGCACAACATTGGGGTCGGAAGGTCCAGCATGATGATGTCGGTGTGATCGCCTAGATGCCGCATCCTGCCGGTGGCTGTTCTGGCACACGCTCGCTTGCTCGCCCTGAAGTGTCGATTACCATTGACATCGGTTGACACTCCGACGGCAATATACGGCACGTCCTGATAAAGCACCAACGGCATGTGCTGCGACCTTCTTGCTTGATGTTGAATCTAGTACCGATCCGCGATATGGTCAACCGGCAATTGCCACCGCGTTCTTCATGGTGCAGTTGATCTCACCCTCGTTCAAATAGCTGATGCCCCAGGTGTAGCAATAGAAGCCCGTGTCGCCGTCGCAGTCCATGGCGGCCATGTCCCAGCGCAGCGCGGTGGCACGATCAATGGCGTTATCCGCCATCAGCTTGGTGATGTGGGCGGCCCACCGAGCCTCGGCACGCTGCTGGGCCGCGTGCTCACGAGCGGTCTCCTCGTCAGCCGCACGACCGAGCCGGTCCCACTCCTCCTGCCGGCCCTGGTCGTCCATGCCGTTCCACGCGGCCCACCAGCCCTGCCCGGGGCGGAAGCCATAGGCCTCCTTGTGCAGATCGCTGACCACATTGCTGTCGAAGGTCGAATCCATTGTCACCGCTCCTTGCTCCATGCCCAAAACATAGCATGGGTCTTGGGCCGAGTCAACCGGAAATTCGCGTCAGACCCAGCCCAGCACACCGCCCAGAGGTGCGACGAAGATGCCGATGCCGCGCAGGATGGTGATGGTGGTGACAGGGTCAGCAGCGTGCCGGAACAGGGTAATGATGTTCATGACCCAGCCCACGGCAAGGGCAGCGATGACCATGAGCCACACCATGCCCAGGGAAGCAATGAAATGCATGTGATTGTATCCTTTGTTGGTTGGAGCCGTTATTTTAGCAGGGTTTCGCCAAGGTGTCAACACCTAGTCGTTAAACACCATCAGCGTGAGCTGCCGCCCGGCGCCCAGGTGTGCGCGGAACTCCACGTGGGTCAGCTCGCCCTCGGCATCGCGATGCTCCTCCTTGCGCTGGAACCACAATAACCGCCCGGTGCGATGGCTGCGCATGTGGAACCCCCATTGCCCGTCGCGATAGTCCAAGCGACGCTGGCCCTGGCGACCCATCTCGTGTTCCAGCTCCGACGCTTCCCCGGCAAAGCTGAGGCTCTCGGGGTTCCAGCTGAACATCTTGCTGCTGATCTCAAGCACGATATGCTCCTCGTTCCGTACCAGCAACATAGCAGCTCAGGTGAGGTATGTCAACCGTGTTCAGCCCGCCTCGTCCTCGGTGATGGCCAGCGGGTTCATCGCCCGCTGCAACCGCAGGTGCCCGGCCTCGGCGTCAGCCCGCGTCTGGTAGCGGTCCTTGACGTCGCTGTCGCCGTCAGCGTAGAACATGCAGCTTTCATAGCGATAGCCCATGCTGGGCAGGCCGAGGGCCGCGAGATTGGGCATCTCGGTGGTGCAGAGCTCGTTGCCGGTGCGTGTGTCCAGGGTCTTGATCTGCCAGAGCTTGTTGAACATCGTCGTCATCCCCTTCGTTGCATGGGCATTGTAGCAGCCGCAGGCACGGTGTCAACCAAAATCTCACCGATTTTAACGGTGCTAGAACGGGGTCAATCCTGTGCCGCTGTCACACTAGCGGGGGCCAACCTAGCCCCCGCTACAGCGCCGTCTAGCGCCACTCTTGCCCGTTGGCCCGCAGCGCGATGACGCTGTCCAGGGCAAAGGTGCGGATCACCACCTTGTTCTCCAGGCCGCCCTGCCCGGTGCCGTCCCGCTGTTCCTCCAAGCCCTCCACGTCCTCGCGGGCGATGGCAACACCGTCGAGGAAGAACTGCGTCTTGCCACTGTGGAGGAAGATCACCTCCAGGTAGTGATTGCCCCGGTGCTCAACAAATGGAGCACCAACCTCCCGCGTGCCCCAAGCGCGGGGACCGATCTGGAAGTCCTCGGCAGCACGACCCTCGGCCACCAGCCGCCGCTTGACCATGGCCTCGTAGGCGCTGCCGCTGGCGTTGGCAAAGCACATCACCGTGGCACCCACCATGCGATTGGTCACCCGGCCCTGCTGGGGATTCTTCTTGCCGCCCTTGAGCGCGGGGACCGTCTCGGTGTCCATGCCCACGAACGTGCCACCAGCCAAAGCAGCGAAAGCCTTGCGTGCTGTGATCAGTTCCATGTAGTGCTCCTCTTGCCTATGAAGCGAACTTAGCACGCCGAGTCCACGGCGTCAACCGATTTTTCCCAGTTTTTGGGCCCAACACCGGTGGCATCACGTATCAGTTCCTGTGCCAGGGTCACGGTGTTGGCACGTACATAGTGTCCCTCGTCCTCGAGCTTGAGCCACAGGATCCTCAGGCGTTCCTGCACCTCATCAGCACGCCGCCGAATCGCATCATCCACCATTGGTCGCCTCCCTGCTGAGCCGCAGGATAGCATGGCCCTGCGGCCGCGTCAACACCCGCGGGGACCGTTTTATCGCATGACTTGGTAGGCTACCCGCACCACCCCTTGGTCACGCATGCCCAGCTCACGTGCCGCGGCCTCGCTGAGGTCCAGCCCGCGATTGCGAACGAACGGCCCTCGATCGTTGACCCGAACCACCACATGCCGGTTACCATGCGTGATCATCAGCAGGGTTCCCATGGGATAGTGCCGTGATGCTGCGGTGAGCTGTCGATGATCGAAGCGCTCACCGCTGGCCGTCAAGCGACCGGTCCATCGAGCACCATACCAGCTGGCCACCGTGGACCTTTGAACCGAAGCCGTGGTGCTAGGAGGTGCAGCATGGGCCGGCACCGGCATGCCCACCATCAGCAGGCCCAGCACAAGCCATGGGTGCCGAGGTTAGCATCCAGCGTGACGTTGGCCGCGTTGCCGTTGACGAACGCGTCGATGTCGTATGCCATGTTTGCTTGCTCCGTTTGCTGCCCGCACACCATAGCAGCGGGCAGCAGCACCGTCAACCGTTTTCTCAGGCCGCCGCCTCTTCCTCTTGCACCGCGGCCAGCAGCCGCTTCGCAGCACGCGCCGCCGCCATGCGCGCAACAAAGTCAGCTGCCTTGGCAGCCTTCTCCGCCATCGCCGCAGCGTGCGTCTGCACGTGGGCGTCCAGCTGCACCGCAGCCTCCACCACCGCCGCTTCGCTGCGCCCGTTCTGCCCGCGGCGCTGTCCGTAGGGCAGCTCAGCATGGACGCCCTGCGCCTTGAGGAACGCCACCGCGTCCTTCAGCACCATCGCGCGGGGCAGCTCCATCAGCACCACGCTGGTGTGCCCGTTGCGTGCCAGCACCGCGGCGCGCTTCAGCGTGTTGGCAAAGCGGTAGGTGTTCACGCCGTCCTGCACGCTGGTGCCAGCCACGGTGTAGGTGTGCTCAACAGCGGTGTTGTTCTCGTTGCTCATGTCGCTCGCTCCGTTGTGTTGTGCGCTCTTCATGTCCGTATAATAGCACCACCGCAGCGTCCGTCAACCAGAAAAGTGCCAATCTTTTTGGTTGACCTACCAGCTGAATGGTGCTAGCTGGCATGGTTACGATCCCGCAACGATGGGATCAGGTTTCGGCGTCCTCCCGGTGTCTCGTTGCCCTATGTCCGTATAATAGCACGCTCGCACACGCCGTCAACCAAAAAGATCCCTTGACATGCTGACAACAAGCTGCTAGCCAACGTTGCCTGTGTCGTTGCGCACACCAAACGATCGCCACTGTCAACCGAAAAGATTGGTTGACGCAGCGACGACACGGTGCTAGCGTTTTTATCGTTACAGGGATGCAATGATGCAGATTTGGCTTGCGTGTTGGCTTTGGGCGTGCTATACACTTGCTTGCAACACAGGAGCAAGCAACATGTTGACGCAGACGTATAAGGACTATGATAACACGGTTGTTGCGCTTAAGGCAGAATACGGCAAGCACAAGAGCTATGTGCTGCGGCGCGACAATGCACGCGAGCAGGTGGCGCTGCTGGCGCAGCAGCACGGGCTGGCAGAGAACGACTGCAAGGGCGGCTATGTGCAATGCACGGCGACTATTGGCTTTGGCTGGAGCGTTTACGAGGAGGGCGACAAGGCGGTGCTGCTTTACAGGGACGGCGGCATGGGCTGGGACAAGGTGGTGCTGATGGGCAAGGACAGGGCAACGCTGGCTGCGCTGCGACAGACGGGCGTGGAGCTGGGCTTGGTGAAGCTGCGCAAGTAGGGCTAGCACAAAACGTCCAGCAATGCAAGCAAACAAAACGCTTGCATTGCTGGACTGGCAGTGCTATAACGCTGATGTTGCAGCAAACATGGAGCAAGCGACGATGACGAAGGTGACGCTGGAAGTGGTTGACATGGGCGTGCGCTATGTGCATAGCAATGGGCGCGTGCTGGACATTGTGGGCGAGGCAAGCGACGGCGAATGGTTTGTTTACGCTGACGCAACGGATGACGCTGAGTGCTTGGCGCAGGGCTTTTACGAGGAGGACGCTGAGGGCGAAGGCACGTTTTACACAACGCATGACGGGCTTGAGCTGAACACTGGGCTGGCGGTGGCGGGCGACGAGCTGGAGCTGCTGGCGGTGGAACTGCTGGAAGCATAGCACGCAACACGCACTAGCGCAAGCAAAAAGAACGCTTGCGCTAGTGCTGTTTTTGTGCTATTATGCAGCGACGGCCGGCCGCCCGGCGACGGATCGTTTTGCCAGCGCAACAATGGGGTCAGGGCTCGACAGCCTCCCGGTGTCTCGCTGCCTTATGCGCGTATAATAGCACGCCTAGCAGCAGCGTCAAGCGAAAAAACACAACGCAAGCGGAGTCGTAGACGGCGCTGTAGCACTGGGACGGCAGGGCCGCTGTAGTGGTAGCGGCCCTGGTGCTTGACCCCCGTGTAGCGGCGTTAAAACCGCCCTAGTGGGGTGCTAGATGCACACCCCATGCAACATGTTCTCGCTGGGCGCATCCTCCAGCACCAGTTCCAGCGTGGTGTCAATGTCAGCGAGGTTGAGCTGTTCGATATCCATGCTCTCAAAGTCCTCGTCGCGGTAGCGGTCGGTGCTCTCGGGGTTGGCACGCAGCGCAGCGATGACGGTGTGGATGCCCTCGGCGGTGAGCAACACCACGTCCTCTTGGGTGGTAATGTCGTTCCAGGTGCGGGTGATCTGGGTGTTGCGGAGGTGGTGCGTGCTGGGCAGCGCGCGGTTGCAGCGGGCGATTTGGTTGGCGGACATGCAGAGATTGTAATACATGTTGTGCTTGCTCCTTGTTAGCTTAGGGACACTAGCGGCATTTGGTGAGAGTGTCAACCGGTTTTAGGCCAGTGCCAGCTCCTCGTGGTACCAGCGTGCAAGCGTGGCCTTGCTGGCAGCGAGATCCGCGCGGTACTGCCTCCGCTCCTGGCGATCATCCTCCTCGGAGTCGTAGTCCCGGCCGTTGTCCTCGGCGTAGGCCCGTTCCCAGCCCGTGCTCCAGTCCCAGTGTTCCTCGCTGTCCTCAACGTGGGGGTTGTCGCCGTATTCAACCTCGGCGTGGTAGGCAGCGTGACCAGCGTTGCGGGCCTCGTCCTCAACGTGCAGATAAAAGCGCCCTGCGTAGAGCCTGTTGGCTTCTTCCACGGTAACCTGCCTCAGCGCATAGCCCTCCTCGCCGGCTTCAACCTGCTCGAGGTTTTCCTCCCACATCCCCTGCACCATGTCGAAATCGTTTTCCATGATCATCACGCCGGGCACTTCCATGACCTCGGTGCCCAGCAAGAGGGTGATCCTCGACGTGGAGTAGCCCTCGTGGCTGCCATCATCAACGTCACCGACCCAGTAAACGGTGTCCTCATCACGCATGGTAGTTGCTCCTTGCTTGCCCGGGCAACGTAGCAGGATTGGATCAGGGCGTCAACCACTTTTCCATCAACGCAAGATCACGCTGGGCGCACACAACATGCCCAGCACCAGCTGGGGGCGATGCTTGACCTCCACGAGGTATCGCTCGTCATCCTTGTATTCGTCGCCCTGTCGCACCACCACGGCGTCCTGCGGCATCTTCTGCAAGAGCTGGATCAATTCTGCCACGGTCATGTTTACGTCAACCTTTTCCTGCCGCTGCGTCCAGCACCGTGCGGAACCAGCCCAGGTTCTCGCTGATGATCCGGGCGGTGTCCTCGGCGGTGTCGTGGTCGATGTTACGCATGTAGAGGAACTCGGTGATCTTGGTGATGAGATCCTGCTTACGCTCGTGGTTGACGGCATCGGCCTCGCTGTCGAACAGCCGGCCATATGCTGCCCACTTCGTCACCTTCTCGACCATGTCACCGTCTCCCTTTGCTGTGTGGGCATTATAGCAGGTCTACCGGCCGTGTCAACTGCTTTCCAACAGGGTGTTGACCAGCTGCACAGCATGGAACACTTCGGCGTCCTCGGCCGCAGCCATCTCCGCATAGCGCAGGGCCGGCCAGGAACTGTAGTCGGGACCATCGTCGCTGCGGCGCATGATCATGCCGGTCTCGTCCAGCATGCTGCCGTAGGCATAAACATCGCAGTTCAGCGTCCTGCCAGCATAGCGGCAGCAGCCGGGACGCAGGCAGTCGTGCTCAAAGCGAGGAGTGTTGGTCCGCATGCTGGCCTCCGTGTGCGTTGCGCATCCCCATGATCACAACATAGCACGGAGACTGCCCCGTGCCAAGTGATTTCAGCGATAGTAGCCGTGGCGGGGAGCGTGGTAGTGGCGGGGAACGGCGTAGGGGGGATTGCTGCCGTAGGAGCTGTGGTAGCGTGGAGCGGCATAATGGTTGTGGTAGCGTGGAGCGGAGTTCTGGCCGGCAGCGTAGCCCAGCGCACCCACGGCCAGCGCACCAGCACCGACCGCCAGGCCCGTGGCCAGGGGATCGACCCTGCCGTAGGGATCAGTGCAGGCGGTGGTCAGCAACACGGCAACAACGGCGATGATCTTCTTCATTTTCGAAGCCCTCTAGTTCCAGCGTCTATGCGATGATTATAGCAGGTTGCCTGCGGGTGTCAACCGATTTTTTGCCGGATCCTAGCCGGGATCATGATCCCGATTGGCCGGGAACCGCCACGAGGTGAACCGCACGATCAGCACGCTGATGGCCATGACCAGCGTGGCACCAGCCACCGCCAGCATCTCGTTGGTGTTGACCGGTATGTGGCTCACCGTGTCCACCATGTGGCGGGTCAGCGCGGTGATGGCGATGTAAAGCAAAAACCGCACCGGCATGTGGTTGGTGCGGAAGTAGATGCCCACCATGGCCCCGATCTCGAGGTAGATGAACAAGAGGAGGATGTCGGCGATGGTGGCGTGGCTCTTGTCCAGCAGGCCAACGAAGGTCATCGCCGCGGCCCACACCGTGGTGGCACCGATGGCAAAAAGGGCCAGGTGGTGGAACACCGCTGCCAGGGTGTTGCCAGCTCGGTTGGCCGCTTGCACTAGCTTGTTGTGGTCTATCGTCATGTGCTGATGCTAGCACGCGACTGCGGCGGTGTCAACCCCAGATCAGCGGTGCTAGGTGCGATATCCCACCTGCTCGCAGCGGGGCTGCACGATGCGAGCACCGTGCCTGAGGCGTGCTTGGTAATCCCGCACCAGCCTGGCACAGTGCTCGATCCCGGTGAGGTTCTGCACCGAGGTCTCCTGCCGCACCGGCTGGCCCTGCATCACGGCCACGATGACGAATGTTAGGGTCCACGTCATCATTGCATCACATCCTTTCGTTGAGCCAGCGCGGCATGGTGATGTCAACGATGTCAACGGCTATCTGCCGTCCCCGGCTGGCCCTGCTGGTGGTGCCGGTCTTCACCACCGTTGCTTGGCTCTTGGGCACATAGGTGCCGCCCCAGATCATCCACGCCTTGGGGGTTTCCTTGCTGGGCACCAGGATCGTTTGAAAGGTCACCATGTCTTGCATCACCGCGTGCTCCCTGTTCCGTATGATGAACATAGCACCGCGGCCCTCCACCGTCAACCGATTTCCTCGGTTAGATCCGCTGCCCGCGGAACCAGCAAACCCTGTGCCGCTGGTTCAGCACATACATGGCTCCATGCAATACCAACTCCGGCGTGGTGGGAACCTCACCGGTCATGGTGTAGAACCACGGATCGTTGCGCGAGTCCTGCCCCTGTGCCAGCACCGACACGCGCTGGTCCCTGACCGCACCGTTCCACGTTTCCGCCCACGGCACGCCCGATCGGTGCTGACCGCTGCTATCGCCTCGCAGGGACCCGTTGGTGATGGTCAGCGTCAAGCCCTGTCGGCTCCATCCCGGATGGCGCAGGCCGGTGGTGGGATGCGGCAGGCTGGTGCCGCAGGCCATGGTTCCACGATAGACGCCGTCCCCGGGCAGACCCCACGCTGGCCCAGCGATCAGCACCAACGCCGCGATCAGGCACAACCGCATCATCGCCGCAGATCCGGATCGATGATGTTCCAGGTGCCGTCCATGATGCGTGTGACCAAGCTGGTGGCACCCAGCAGCAGCACCACGAAGCCCAGCAGGATCAGCGGCTCAGCGAGGATTTCCATCAGAGTGTCCATGGTGTCGTCTCCCGGTTGCAGGGCCAACATAGCATGCCGGCCCTGCGGTGTCAACCAACATTCCTCAGAAGATCTCGCTGCGGGCTTCCCGCTCACGCTCGCGATAGCTGCGATCGATCCTGCGCGCCCAGCGCACGCTTTCGATCTTGCCACGGATGCCGTCCCGCGTCAGCGCTGCCCGCAGCTCGTCGTCGGTGTAGCACTCGTCGATCACGCTGCAGGACCCAACACCCACCTTGTCGTCCCTGCGCACCGCGTTGATCCAGGCCGGCATGCCAGTGATCTTGTCCATTGCAATCTAGCTCCCTGTTCCGTGTGGTGATTATAGCACGGTGGAACAGGGTGTCAACCATAAAATGTCCCGCGTGCAACGCCGCTGCAACCCCCTCGGCATCTCTCCGTGGTCACGCTAGCGGCCACCATGTTTGACCCCGGTGTAGCGGCGTTAAAACCCGCCTAGCACCGGGGATATCAACCCCACCGCGTGATGTCTTCGAAACGATCACTGCCCATGGTGAGATAGTCCATCTCGGTATAGCCCAAACGGTCCACACCCGCACCAATGCCCAGGTAGACACCATCTACATCAAAGGCACCGTAGCCGTAGCTGTCATAACCTTCGTCGTCATAGTTGCCAAAGTGCCGTTGCTCGTCGTAAACGTCTCGGGTGTGATCATATGGCACAGGAAGCTCACCACGGCAGTTGAACCTGTATTCATACTGGTTGTCTCGCGCATGCGGGCAGCGAGGTGAGTATTTGCCCTGTCCCATGATCCTAGGCCGCGCGGGCCACTTGCTCGACGAAGGGCCGCACCACCGACATCTCACGGCGGGTCAGCGGCGGCTCAAAGGGCTGGCCAATGTGCTGCACGCGGCTGGCCACGCGGGCCACCTCCACGCTGAGGCGATCGTTCTTGGTGTTGCTGGCGAACTTGGTCATGGCCGCGATCACCGCGTCCAGCTGGTTGTCAGGTGTCATACCGGGATCCTTGCTAGCTGTGTTGATCAACAGTCTAGCACGGCCTCACCGTGCCGTCAAGCGTTTTCCAGCCCCATGGCGGCTGATACCGCAGGAATCCTGCGCCTCGCCATCGCCACGTACCGTGCCCACATCGCCAGCAGGGTTTCCGCTGCCAGGGCCGCAGCGGCCGTCATCACGCCCAGCAAGGTCCAGGCCACCACCGCGGCACCTACCCAGAAAATCACATCCATCATGGCCGTTGCCCCTCCCAGGGCTACCAAGCGAATCATCGTGTTCGCCGATGCCACAATGTAGCGGATGAATGTGTTGCAAATGCGTTAACACAGTGCAGAACCAGTGTGGAACCAAAATATATTTTTGGTCGCGGAAAACCCCCGTGGCCACTGGTGCCGCCGGTGGTTTCGGTGTTAGTAGTTGCTGAGCTGGTCGTCGGCACGTTCAGCAGCGTCATCCTCGTGCTGATGGAACCATGTGGTGATTTCCTCACGCTCCTTCGGGGTCAGCTCGTCGCCGGGCTCAGGGCTTATGCCCTTGGGAAGGTCCAGCTCGATGGAGTTGATTTCAAACTCCCACTCGGGACCATGTCCTGGATCGGTGCGGTCGCCCGCAAATCCCGGTGACACCATGGTTGCGGTGTATTCTATCCACACGTCATACTCGGCCTCATCGGGCGTGCCCTTGTGGCGGGTCATCACCATGCCCATGCCGGCATCAACGCTGTCACCCCTGCGTGGTCCACCACGTCCGTAGGCTTCGGCAACGCCGCCGCGTCGGATGGTCAACAGCACCTCGTCCATGCTGTTGTGTGCTCCCTGCACCAGCCTCATGATCTCGCTGGTGTCCTTGCTGTTCAGCGCCTTGGCAAGATCGGCCTTGATTGCCTGTGCGGTGGCCGTCAGCTGGCCCTTGTCCTCGGCAACGGTTTCGCTTGCTTGGTGCTCGATGCTTTCGAGCAGGTTACGGTAGTATCCTGGATCCTTGGTTGCCATCTTTGTTCTCCTTGGCGGTGGTTAGCCTATTTAGCCGTGGAATGTGGTTTCGCCGCCGTATGGCAATCCTAGCGGGCGATGGTCACTTGTCGTCCTTGCCTTCCACATAGGTGCTGGCCATGATGGCCTTGAATCGCGCGTTCTTGCTCTTCTGCTCATGGGTCGTCAAGTCTTCCGTCTCGATTTTCACATGCGGAAGCATTTCGATTTCGTTTGCCTCTCCGGCAAAGCGGCTTTTCTTCATGGTTCTCTGGTCCACAGGTAGTTGGGTTGGCGGTTGATGTAACATAGCAGCATCAACCATAACGATCAAGCTGCTAACCAACCATATGGTGCGATTATCTACGCAGGGATTGCAGACGATTCATGGCCATCTGTGCCACATCCTCGTTCCTCTCTAGCGTGGCCTTGGCAAAGCGCGTTAGGTTATGGAAATAGGTGGTGACATCGGTGGTATAACGCTGGAACCCTTCGGGATTTCGCAGGGTGGCATCGATCTGATAGTTGCTGATATTCGGCATGGGATTCTCAGCAACAGCACGGGAGACAGCGTTCATCACCTCGGGTGAATTGCGGGTATAACTGGTCAAGCGCCCCTGATTGTCGTTGATGACGTCGGTAAAGCGCTGCCACCGCTGCCGCCCACCGATCACACCGGTTTCGTCCTGCATGGCGATGCGTTCAAGATTGATGGCACCATTGGTGGAAGGAACTCGGGTGGCATTGAACTGCAAAACGTTCTGAATTGTGTTGGGGTTTGCTGCGGTCTGTGCGGCAGCAACATCTCCCCCGCTGCCGCCAGTGACCGTGTTTACCAGCTGATCAATGTTGCCAGACAGTGACTGATCCATCTGTGCTGCTGCGCTTTGTGCTGCTGCGGGATTGGACGCCAGTCCTATCAGCGTGCCTACCATGCCTACCAGCACCAATATCAATGTGCGATTTGCTGCGGCGGCTTTGCCCATCTTGCCGATCTTGGTCAACACCGCACCGACCTTGGGATCCATCTTGCCCGAGGAATTGAACATGTCCATGGCTCGGGTGGTAGCCTTGGACAACAGCGAGTATTGCACATCGTCGTATTTGTCCTTGACGGCCTTGGTGGTCTTGCGAATGCGATCAAGTATGGCACCCTCGCTGAGTGCCGTGCTTTCCAGCAGCATGCTGGATTGGTTGATTTCCGTGCAGAAGATCACAAATGGATCCTCACAAACGCTAATACGGTTGATCAGCTGTCTCATGGAGTCTGAAGCGGACATGTTACATGGTCTCCTGGATGTGGTATGGGATATTTAGCATGCCAGCCCATCTGATGGGATATTTATCGCTACCCCAGGTCAACCATCAAAGCTATGCAGCCCAGGTATAGTTGAGGGCGCGATCATGCATGACGAACTCCCAGTTCTCATCGTGGTACTCAGGCTTGGCGTCGGAATACCACACGCGGAGGTTTTCATGCGCATATCGACGGGTGTGTGCAAGATCCTCGGGCGTTCGCTTGAAATGCCTATTGATCACGCGGATGGCCGAATGATAGGTGATGAAGTCCACCAACCATTCTCGGAACTCCTCTGCCGTGAGTTCATGCTCGGCCCGCTGGGCGATGTAGGGCACGCCTGCCATGAGGTGACAGTGGAAGTCATTGTCGTGCAGCGTGGCGATGATGAAGTTTGTCATGTTTGCGATCCTTGTTGGTTATCCCCAGGTTAGCTGCCACGGCGGTGAGAGGCGTCATTGTTCCCTGATCGTCTTCGATCTCGGTTTGCGGGGCAGCTTGCCGTGCCGACCGTGCCAGATACCGGGACAGGTCCCGCCTCCCTGATCTCGCAGGGCGGCATCGGCCTCATCAAAGGTATCCACCGGCCATGTCACCCAGCCGCAGGTCCAGCAGATGCTCTCCTCGCCTTTGAACGGCAGGAAAACATGTCCGTGGCAGGCAACACCGCTCATTGCACCGGCACCAGATCATACACCACGATTTCAGCGGCACACCACTTGGCATGGTTATCAACCTGCCAGGGAAGATACCTCCGGGTCTCGCTGAGTTCCCGGCTGGTCTTGAGCTCGATGAGTTCCCGGCTGGTCTTGAGCTCGCTGCGCATCTTGCGCTCGGCGCTGAGACGATTGGTGAAGACGGGACTGTCATGCTCGTCCCGACACCAACCGCTGCGGCCCTTGTACCAGACGCGACCGCTGCGGATCCTGTATAGCTGCTGGTTCATCGCGGCTTCACCACCAGGCTCCACCAGCTTTCCATGCCTGCACCGTCATGATCTGAAATGACCTGGAGATCCAGTCCTTGTGCGTCTGCCCAAGCGACCATTTCCCTGCACCATTGCGCATGATCACCGTGATGTGCCTGGGCAATGCTGGTGTCATAGCGGCGAGCATCATTCAGCGTCCTGGGCAGTCGCATGGGCTTGAGCACCAAGCCCTCGTTGATTGAGCGCGCGATGCGGCTTTGCAGCTCTTGGATGGCCAAGAACACCTCTTGCCGGCGTCTCTCCGCCTTCTCTCGCAGTTCCCGGCTTGCGGCCGCATCGCGATCCAAGCGCAGTCTCTCCGCCTCCTGGATGTTCTCGCGCAGCAGCGCGCCCAGGGTCTTGTGGGCAGGTTCAACCGGATCAGGCACAGCAAGGTCCAGCTCGCGATCCAACCAACGGCGGGCTTCGTTCATGGCCATGCTGATGCCTTGCTGATGCTCTCCACCGGCTCGGAGAGCCCGGATGCTGGCAACTTCCTTTTCATACAGTGCATGCACTTCGCTGCGGGTCATGCGGGGTTTATCGCTCATCGCTGCCGAATCCCAACCTCAACGCGATCGCTGACATACCAGCAGGCAAAGCTGTTGGGATCTCGGCTGGAATAGCATTGGTATTGCAGATATGCACCCAGTCCCCAGAATCCAAGGATGCCAACAAACATCAGCACCCAGAGCACCATGAACATGCGGCCGAACAGATCCATGCGCCGGCGGCTTTTTTCAAAGCGATTTTCAAATTGGTTTCGATTAAGCATGTGATGTCAATCCCAGCGTTGATCAGCCCCGCGGGCCGTTAACCGATTGTAGCAGAACAGCCCTAGGTGTCAAGCGATATTTGCCGAACCGCGCACATCACGCCCATTTCATCAGGAATGCGATCTTGTGCTCTTGGCTGGGAAATTCAATGTAGCCGTCAATGCCAAATGTTGTCACTCCGCCAAAGCTGGCTATCTCCTCGTTGACACGCGCATCGGCAATGGGCCTGGCCATGGAATCACCCTCCGTGTCATTGAGATCGTCCCAGGCCCGATCAAGCAGATTGGAATAAGCAGGATGGCATTCTCGGCCGCCGTTTTCCAGCCGACGATACAGCGGGAGCGTGTTATCGCACCCGCTGCTCATCGGTCCACCATTAGCGTCGTTGATTCTGGCGAAGCACGCCCAGCGGTAAGCTCACCGGATGTTGGCTGCATGCCTGCGGGTCTCCCTGTCCGGCCTCGGTGAGAAATGCTGTGTTGGCAGGCACCTGTCCCATGGGGCAGCGGCAGCTGGCCATGCCGTTGCCGAGATTCTCGCAGAGGAATGAAAAGCAATTGGATGCGTTGTAGCCCTGGTTGAGCTCGGCACCGCACATCTGCACCCTGGCCCTCATGTCCCGGGGGCGGTGTGAGAATCCCGATGCTTCCTGTGGGTAAAACACCCGCGGTGCGAACAAGCTCCACACCGTGCCTTCTCGGGGGATGTCGCAGGTACCTGTCATGTTGCCCGCCTGCGTGTCGGCCAGCGCGGTACCCGTCAGTATGGGGCAGCGGCATTCCACCTCGGGATAGCTCTCACCAGACGTGGTGGTGATGGTTCGACCCGTGGGGGTGCAGGTCGACGCGGCACACAATGCAAACTCCCCGTTGCAGGTGGTCAGGCCCTGGGTGCCGGGGCTTTGCGCTGCCGTGGGCGATGTCATCACCGCCGCGATGATGATAATGATGGCTATGATGTATTTCATGGTGTCTCCGATGTTAACTGGTATTATCCTGGTATTTATCGGCTTGATACCAGCATCCCTGCGGATATCACCCGCAGGAATCAATTGATCTTGGCATCGCATGCGCAGCGGGTATCATCCTTCTTGGTACTCTGTACCGAACCGGCACCCAGCGCTGGGGTTCTCTGTCCGGCCAAGAATCCCAGCGCGGTTGATGCCAGGCTCAGCATGGCTGCCATCCATTCACCTGGTGGTGCTGCATCGGAACTTCCCATCACCTTGATCGCCATCATGACGAAACCAATGCTGATGAATGACACCACGGTAACGGAGCACACCATGACCCCGGCATAATCCCTGAGCATGGTGGCACCCATGCGCGGGTCAACCTTACCGGAGATTTCAGCAGCAGGCTTGGCATCGTCAGTTGGCATGGGTCACCTCGAATTCCAATCTGGGTGTGCGGGGATAATCTATCATCTGCTGGCCTTCGCGGCATTCGTACACCAACGTGCCGGTTAGCCTTGCTGTGCCTGCCGCCACCGAATCGCGGTTTGTCATGCGCATGACCCAGCTGAAGGTTTCAACCTTGCCGTCGGACGACGTCCCTACCGTGCGATTGGCGCTGTTGACCACGGAATGGGCAAATCCATCCGCGTCTACAATGCCTGCATCAAAGCTTTTCAACGGGCAGTCGTTGCGCAGCTTGCGCCGGGCCACGGTGACCTGCCATGTGTGCGGTGCCGTGCCAGGCCGCACGGAAAATCCTGACTCATCCCAGATCAACACTGGTTTATCGCCGCGCAGGAATCTATCATATGCGGTGTGCGTGCCTAGTGCGATGGTTATCACCACGGCGACGAATTGCAGCTTGGGAAGATATTCCTTGAGAGCCCTGGTTATTGTTATTGCCATTGGATCACCACCATCCTGCCAGCCATCCAAGTCCCACGGCTAGATTGAACACGGTCCAGGATCCAAGACCAGCCAACACGAAGTTCTTCGCCGCAACAAGCATCATGCCAATGGATTCAAGCATCGGGCTTGCCTTTCCACAGCATCTGGTGGAATGCATATACCCAGCTTAACAGGCTCAGGGTGCTGATGGCAAACACGGCCTGCACGTAGTTGTGGAGCTCCAGTGGAACACCGTATTGCATGGCATCAGACACGCCATGCAGCCCTGCTAGATTCACCGAGCTCATCAGCGCGAGGCTGGCAAATGCCCAGCGCCGCATGCCAGGTCCTAGATGCTTTTTTAGCGTGTTGCCCTGCATGAAGAAATGCGTGGTGACCAGCATCTCAACGACAAAGGCCAGGAGGAAAATCGCAGCTAATATCCATACCATGGTTGTATCTCCAGTAATGTATGGAGATATTTATTTTACGGCATTTGGATCATAAACCTGAGGTTAATGGCACGACTGGTTCGGTACCGCTTGATTAGATCGGCAACATCTGGGCAAATCCCTGCATCCACAACAGCAGCCGCTCACGCATGGTGAGAACACCAACGCCGCGCTGCTTGGCACGCTGCCTCTGGCGGCGCGCGCGGCGATTGACCACCGCAGCGTCCTCGATGCGTCGCTGGTCCTGCTCAAATCGCCGCGAGATCAGCTCAAACTCATGCATGTCGGTATGTCGGCGAACGCTGTTGCATCGATGGCATGCGGCTGTGAGGTTCCATCGGTGGTTATCGCCTCCCTGGCACTGGGGTACCATGTGCTCGATGGTTGCGGTGTGCATGAATCCCACATCCATGGTTATCTCCTGATTGCACCAATGGCATCGCCAGCCGTGGTCAGCGGCTATGGCTTGCCGCCAGCGACCGCGGTGCCGTGATGTGGTTATCTTAATGCACTCGTGGATGTCGCACATCGTCGGATGCCCTTAGCGGCCGCGAAAAACGTTCAGGGAAATCGCAGCCCAGGGCGTCAACAGCATGCCAAACGCGGCGATCATGCGTGTCATTGGATCGGTGATGATGTCTAACATCTTTTGGTCTCCCGTTGGTATGTTGCACAGCTAACATAGCACGGTTGCAAACCAAAATCAAGGGATATTTTTTATCATTTTCCTGCGCGCTTGCGGCCACGTCGCATGTTGGCCTGCCAGCGTGCTAGCTGGGCCTTGCGCCCAGATCCGCGGCCGATCTTATCCAACTGCCCTAGGCTGGCGTGTTTTGGTATGCCGTGCCGGCGGCTGTCACCCGGACGACCAGGCCCCTTGCCGTCCGCGAAGTTTTCCTTGATGAATTCCCAGGCCCGCATGGGATTATTTATCGATCATGTCCACGTCATCTGGAACAAGATCGCATCCTCGTGGTTTTTAAAGGTAAACATTGCCCGTCCGGACTCGGTTACCATGGATTCATGCCCCCAGGTCCATGAATCCATGGTTAGATTATTGACGCACCAATCCACGTGATCATGTATGGCATCGGTGGTGATGTTCAGCTTAACAACACTGGGATGGTGCTGCGGATTTTCGACCAGGATCTCAGCATCAGCATGGTGTCGCCTTATCAACTCAACCTTCATCATGCTAACACCATGTCAGCTGGAACAGCATGGCGTCCTCGAGCCGACGGAATCTCACGTCGGCATGTCCGAATATTTCGGCGAAATCCCAGAACCAGTCATCGGGCATGGTGGGCTTCCAACTCCCACCGAGTCCAATGTTGTCCAGCAGCCAATGGCAGATCTCTGAATGTTGGGGATAATAATCTCGATCCAATCTGATGATCTTCATTGGCTACACCAGGGTTTCCTGCGTTTCGGTGCGGATCTCGATCATCACGATGTCGATTGGATGGGTCAGGAGAGCCATCAGCTCGTCCCTGATCTCAATGCAACGATCCAATGCATCATGATATGGCTGCACACGGTAACCACCATTGGGCGGCACCCGACGATTAAGGTCCAAGATGCTGTCCAACGATCTCCGTGCTTGATCAATGTTCTGCTCGGCCTCGACGATTTCTTCTTGCAGCCGTGCAGGAATCAGGCTTGCGATCTTTCGCATGGCCTTTTCGGACCTGGCAACGGAAACCGGATGGTCAATTACTTCGAGATATCTGATCTTATAGTCCGTGTTGCCATCGTAACCCCAGGCCCGTACACTGATGTATTTTCCCAGCACCTGGCTCTTGAATGCGTAGATCTTGGAGGTGTGTACTCCGGGTTTGCGTGCCATGATTCAACGTTCCTAGATTGGTTAACAATGGTGGCATTTGATCAGCCGGGGCAGGAACATGCTCAGCGGTTCCTGCCCCGGTCGTCGTTTTAGCCTTCCGGCTCAGCCAGCTGTCCTTGCAGGTGCCGGATTTTCATTCGGTAATCCCCCTGGGAGCGTTGACCTCGTATCCGTGTGACCTCAGTAGCTTGATCGCCGCATTGATTGTGTCGGACGGAATGCTATCTTCGTCAGTCATCATTGTTTCTCCTGAGTTCGCGCAACATCTTGGCAGATCTGCTGCCTCGGATCAACACTATGGTATCAAATGGCTTGCACTGGTCCAGCAGATTGGTGATCAGCACAAACACCCCAAGGGGCCATGTGACGGCCCGCACCAACACCATCCACAGATCAGCCAGGGTGATGTCGTCGCCCCTGGCCCATTCCATGTATGACATGATGCCACTGGTGATCACCCCGGCGGTGAGATACGCTACGAACCAAATCAAGAGATCCTCCATTGAGAGGGTTAAAGTGACCATCGTCACTGTACCGATGTCGATGTTAGCGATATATTACGTTGAGCAGGGCAACGGCCATGCTAGCGTAAGTGATGCAAAGCACAACATCGGCGATTCGCCCTGGCATTTTCTGCCGTTCGAACACCAAGGTTCGCAACCGTGCAAACAGATGTCCGGAGAATATGGCAACGCTGAACCACAGGGCAACCAGCTGCCAAAGGGTATATGATATTGTCATTGGTTCTCCTGGGAATTGATCATACCGTAGCTTACAGCACAAGTTGTAAATGATCAATCGATATTTTGAACGTTAGCGAGCATATCCGATGCCCTTGCCGGTTCTTACCGTGGGAGTGCCCAGGGTCATGCCACCGTCCAGGCTTAATTTCCACTTCCATAGTATCTTCATCAACTGATCGGTGGTGCCAGCTGCCATGATCTCATCTCGCATGTCAGCACGCTTCTTTGGCGAGGCTGTTTGTGAATGTAGCACGGCCAGGGCGGCAGTGCGAGCGTCTTGGATGTTTCGCAGACCTGCTACCGAGCCGATTTGATCTGCATTGATGGCTTCGATGATTTCTTTGATTCGCATGGTAAGCGTATTTACACAGGTAACGCCTAATATCATTCCATTGAAAATTCATCCGGAATAGCATCGGATTTGCTACTGGTGCAGATAGTCCGATTGTTGTTATAACCTGCTGATGATAAAGAAAATTTAAGCTAGATCGATCCTGTTTTAATTGGATCGCTAGTCATGCTAGCGATCCTCGTTCGGATCAGGTCTGAGCTCTTGAGCCATACTTCTGCCAAATGTGGATGGCTGTCGATCAGCTTTTCGGCCATCCGCATGGAATGCGCCAGCTTGGTATGATCATCCCAAAAAATGGGATTCGGCTCAATAGTGCTATCCTTGTGATTCTCGCCTGGGTTAAAAGAACGCCGCATTTTATGTCCTCGTAGTTAAATCAGTTGGATGGCCCGGGTCTTGCCCATGCGAAAGACCCCCGGCTCAACCGGACGATCCCAGCCGTTTTTACGGGCCTGGCTAACGCTGGGAAACCAACCGAGATGCACCACGAGATGTGCCATGGTCTGTTGATTCCAGTCGTCAACCTTAATGGTTTCAATGGTAACATTTGGACCTGATTTTGAAAATCCTGTCCACCATCCCTGCCGTCGGCCAAATTCCAATCCAGCTAGGTTCTTGCGACGAACGGCCACGGAAAACTCCTCGTCTGATGCACCGATCGGTAACGGCGTGCAAAGGGCCATGACCTCAATCTCGCCGTCACTCAGCTGGCCGAGCTGTGCTTCGGATGGGATCCACGTTTTTTGCACATGGAGCCATTCTGCTTGCCACCGATCCGTGGACCAGTTGCCAGCGTCTGATGAGAATATGTTTGGTAGCTGTTCCATGCAGCAAACTTAGCACGGAACAGCTACTCGGTCAACAGATATTTGTCTAGCCTGCGGAGGTGTGGAACGGATCGTTGATCACCAGGGTTTCTCCCCTGAGCATGATGTTTTGATCGTGCAGATCCCAGCCGGTGTCGATCCTGGACTTGAGTTTGGACAGGGACTTGATCACGGTTTTCCATCCAACCGGTACGCCGCCCAATGCGGCTTCGACCAGTTTCCAGTTCTTTGGAACTGACAAATCCCTGGGCGAGCGGATTTTGTTTTCCGAGATTACCGCAGCCGTTCGTCGATCGTTGGCTAGCGCACGCACTACCTCCATGCCGTCGGTGATGTATAGGGCGCTCATCGCGGCTAGATATGCCATCTCAGGTAGCCATTTTTCTATCATGGTGCCGTATGGTATCTGATCCAACCGTTCAACGATAACAAAGTGAAACCTATCCGTCGGGCTAAGACTTGCCGAACCGATGATGTTTTCGTCTAGGTTCTTTCGCAGCTTTCTCAACATGTTTGGTGGTACGAATCTAGGAAGATGCTGTGAGCCATTGCCGGAATATTTTTGGCAGAACCCGATGAATGCTTCATATGCCGGGTCCTGTTTCCATGCCTTGAGAACGAACCGATCGCCCGGGAGATCCAAGGCAACCGCATTAGCGCCTGTGCCCAACACATTGATACCGGGTACGACCTTTTTCAGCAGCCCTGCCCATATGTCCGGTTCATCGGCTGCCCAACTACCGGCTACCTTGGAAAATTCCCCTCTGATCGGCAGCATCTTCAATTCATTCAATGAGGCTGCGTTGATCAGCAGCCTCATTGAATCCGAGTGACTATCCATTTGCAAGAATCTCCATTTGCATGATTTCAGCTATTTACGGAGATCCCATCGGATGTGTTTGGTTAGTTTTTGGTGATCGTAACGTCCTTGAACACTCGGTTGCTTATGGCTTGCAATCCGCCCCCAAGCCGGACCGGGTCGTTGAGAACCGTCCATTCCATGATTCCGGTCTTGTGATCTCCGACCTTTGGAGGGAATTCACTGCTAAGACCGGCATTTCACAAATCAGCTAGATTGCTGTCAATCAAGGATGAAAAATCGGTATCGACATGTCAGCTTGTGCCGTTGAGCTTTTCACACAGCTCGAGGTAAAACTGATGATAACGTGCCATCCTTGCGATGTCCTTTTCCGTGATGCCCTTGAGCCGACGCACATCGGTGTTGTGTCGAAGATCGGCTTGCTTGACCATCATGGCATCACGGTTAGCGAACACTCGCATCTTGTATTCGTCCAGGGTTTCACCAGGCAGCTTGGTAAGTGTGGAGATACCCTTGATGATCCGTTCCGAGATACCAGCCTGCCTTAGGTCATGGTAGGTAACGTCGGTGTCCTCGATCACGTCGTGTCCAAGTGCGATGCATTGCAGCTCCTCGTCATTGCTCTTGAGATAGTGCATGACCTTGAGGGGATGCAGGATGTACGGCTGCCCGCCCTTGTCGTATTGGCCAGCATGTGCGTTGGTGACCAGCACCAACATGCGTCCGAGCATTTCACCCTTTTTCATCAACAGCTCCTCGGTTTGTATCATAAACAAGGTTAGCATTGATTACACCGGAGATCAATCAAATACCATGCTGATCATGCATCTCTTTCTTCGACAACATGTTACATCCAGATCATTGGTTCCAAACGGCTAAATATTAGCATGCGCATAAATGAGCTTTTTGCCCCTGGGCAACAAAAACCGGACGTATCTTGGAAATATGAATCAGGGAATCAGCTTGGCGGTGCAACGTATTCCGTTGATGTCGTTGGAAAGGATCGTAAGGTTCACGAATACATACTGAACTTTGCTGCCTCGTATATCAAGGGAGTGTTTGAGGTATCTTTCGTGTTGCACACCGACGACGGATCCGTTAGCATGGAGATCACCAATACCGGCAAGGAGTTTGCCGTATTTTCTGGCATGGCCGAGGCTATCAGGGATTTCATACGCCGCAACGGACGATTGGTCAATGCCCTGTATTTCACAGCCAAGGAACCAAGCCGAGCAAGGGCGTACAAGCTCATGTCCAAGCGGATCGCCAGCGAGCTGGGCTGGGATGAAAATCCAAAGCTAGCTGAGATGCTCGGCGGGGACTGGCAAGCCGAAGGTGATCCAACACCATTCATGATCGTTAGACCTGGTACCGAAGATAGCATTGCCCGATCCATCATGGGAAATGATGACTGATATCACCAACACCAAGTTAGCATGAACAGCGGCCATGCATCTGGGTCATCGAGATAAACAACAACGCTGTGTATTCCCTCTGTCTTAGCCCTCTTGGTTTTTCTAACTGATACGTAGTATCGACGGTTGGTTTTATCTACCAACCATTCCCGCAGTTTCTTGAGGTCATCCTTGGTCAGGTGCAAGGTGCGGGTATGCGGCCATTTGTGAGTTTCATCCGTTCGATAATAAAATCCAGATCTCATCGAACATCAGCGTTGGCATCATAAAGCTGTTTGTGGCCAAGCGCGGTCATCCGTTCTACCAACAGTCCTGCTTCATTTTCGGATAAACCACGTGCGATAACATATTCACAGCCGTTGTCATCGGTCCGTATGACCTTAAACATTGTTGGGGTGTTGTTGTAGAGTTCCATCCTTAATATGCCCCTCGGCGCTGCATTACCACCATCGGCGTGGCCATGATGATCTTGGTATCTTTCCAGTATGACGGGTGTGTGGCATATTCGACGTCAAGCATCACCCGTTGTTCGTAGCTGAGATTGCTTCGTCCACTGATCTGCCACGGTCCGGTAATACCTGGTTTAACCGAGCAATATGCCGCAGCACTATTTCCGTATCTTTCCTCAAGTTCTCGTTGTCCAACCGGACGCGGACCTATTAGGCTCATGTCGCCCTTGAAGACATTGATGAATTGTGGCAGCTCATCAAGGCTGGATTTTCGTAGGAATCCACCTATACTTGTGATGCGCGGATCGTTCCTGAGTTTTTGGGTCGATGCCCATTCTTCCTGTGCAAGATGGTTCTTTGCTAGATGATCGGCCAGTACCTCATTGCCATTAACCACCATTGATCGAAATTTGAGGCATCCAAACTTGGCACCATTCTTACCGATCCGAACGTCGGCATACAATGCCGGGCCTCCATCCCTGCGAACCAAAAAGGCAATGACGCTCAGTATCGGAAGGAAGAACAGGATGGCTAATCCAGATCCTATGACATCCAGAATTCGTTTCACGATCGGAAATGATCGATTAATGATCATTGACCTCTCCGGGGATCCATGTTGTTGCGTTTAGCTATGTGTTAGCGCGTAGGCAAAGTAAGCATCAAGATCGATTTTAATGCAATCACAGGGATATGAATACTGGGTATGCTCATATGAGTTTCTTGTCCAGTTTATTCGAACCTTTTTTGCGGTGATCTTGGTGATACGGCCGACCTCAAGACTTTGTCTCGATGGAGACCTACATGCCACGGCATCGCCGATACCCAACGGTCGACCCATCATGTCCTTGATATCAGCTGCAATGTTTGATGCCATGATTCTCTGTAGCCCCGATTATTTGATGTGGGCTTGGTGCCGGGCGGTAAACTCCTGGAGTGATCGTTCCAGATCCGTTATCGCCGCACCGACGGCATCGGTATTCGGTTGGGCAGGAGTTTGCTGGACCGGGGTCGACATGACCGAAACCATGATCAACACGGCAATGATAAATCCAACCACGGCTCCGATCTTGCTGGTGAAAATCCATCGGATGAACAAAAAGATCGCAAACGGGATGGCTACGATTATCGCTGCGGCAGCCATGCTTTGCAGGACTGAGGGACCTTCGTTTGACAATAAAACCTCCATTTTATGGGCAAAAATGCCGCCCATTTGATACTACTGCTAGAAGCTGTCTATGTCAATGGAATTTTGCTGGCGAGGTAGACGATCATCTACCTCGCCAGCAAAGATATAACATTGCCAACACGCACGAGAAAGAGATTCCAAATATTACCCATTGTCCCTGTAATGCGTGGACGATGGACGATAATATACCCACGGATAAAATCGTACCGTTCATGTAGATGTTCATCTCACTGGTTCCTCATGCAAATGTTGAGATCAATCAAACAAGCTGCTCACGCTCTTTTCCGTGTGGATCCTGTCCATGGCATCTGCAATGAGCGGAGCAATGGTAAGCTGTCGGATGTTCCTTGCGGATTTAACATGATCCGTTGCCAGGATCGAATCGGTGATGGTTAGCATTTCGATCGGACTGGTAGCGATTCTATTGACCGCTTCTCCGCTGAGCACACCGTGCGTGACATAAACGCTAGCACTCGCAGCACCATTTGACAACAGTGCCTTGGCAGCATTGATTAACGTTCCGCCGGAATCCACGATATCGTCGATCAATATGCAATCCTTACCTCGAACGTCGCCGATCACATTCATCACTTCCGACACTCCGGCCTTTTCTCGGCGCTTGTCAATGATGGCAAGATCGGTATGCAGCCTGGTCGCGATGGCCCTTGCACGAACGACCCCACCAACATCAGGGCTAACGATCGTTAGATTTCGACCAGAATATCGATCCTTGATATCCTTGGCAAATAATGGTGCAGCATAGAGATTGTCCACCGGAATGTCAAAGAAGCCCTGTATCTGTCCGGCGTGGAGATCCATCGTCAGCACTCGGTCAGCGCCTGCCTCGGTGATGAGATTGGCAACCAGTTTAGCACTGATTGGTGTGCGTGGACCGCTTTTGCGATCCTGCCGGGCATAACCAAAATACGGTAGCACGGCGGTGACACGCCGGCAACTTGCCCTTTTCAATGCATCCAGTGTCAACAAAAGTTCCATGAGATGGTCATTAGCTGGATACGATGTGCTTTGCATCACAAACACATCCTCGCCTCGGATGTTTTCGTGCAGCTCAACGAATACCTCCATGTCCGCAAATCGTCGAACGGTGGCCTTTGCTAGGCCGGTTGATAAATGACTTGCGACGGATTCCGCCATCGGTCGATTGCTATTACAAGTTACGATTTTCATTCCGGTCTCCGTCAATACATCGGTGATAACAGCACTATAAGAGCGTAACAGCGGGTTGGTCAATTGTGTTTTTAACAGTGCATTCTGCGAGGGCACGCACAATGGCTAGCAATGCTGCCGCATCGGTGGAAAATGTCCCATTCAATTGTGGGGATTGTAGGAAGACGTGTATCATGGTTGGAGAATATCGCCGAACCACACCGTGTCCGGGATAACGACCGTTTCCCGGATTCCGATGATTCCATCTGGTTCTTTTTTCGTAGATCCGAGGCGAGTAGACATGCTGCTCGCAGCTTAATAATCTTGCAACTTCCGTATAGAAGTTTTTTTCCGCTTCTTGTTTTTCATTTAACATTTCAGCCTAAGTGTGCAGGGTCGTCCAGCACCTGTCAACTGGCAGAATCGGATCAAACTCTATCTGCGGCCGATATGAATGATGCAAACAACGGATGCGGATCCAACGGTCGGCTCTTGAGTTCCGGATGGAACTGTACCCCTATGAACCACGGATGGTCGCGTAGTTCGACCATTTCAGGTAGCAAGCCGTCCGGGCTCATTCCCGAAAACCAAAGCCCATTGCTCTCAAGCCGCTGGCGATAGTTATGATCAACCTCATAACGATGACGGTGGCGCTCGTGTATCAGGGGCTGGCCGTATATCTTTCGAGCTAGGCTGTTCTCGGCTAGGATTGCAGGATAGGATCCAAGGCGCATGGTGCCTCCTAGGTCACCGTCCATTCCAGGCATGATGGTGACCAACATGGGATCACATGGTCCGAATTCCGTGCTTCCGGCACGGCTCAATCCTGCGTACCGAGCGATCTCAATGACCGCTAGCTGCATGCCTAGGCATATGCCAAGGAATGGTATGTGATGTTCTCGGGCATATCTTATGGCGCGCATCTTACCCTCGGATCCTCGTTCACCGAATCCACCTGGAACCAAAATGCCCGACGCTTCTTTTAGAACCGTATCCAGACCGGGATCGTCGGCATCGATCCACGTGACATCAACTTCTGCATCGTTGGCTAGACCGCCATGTGCCAGTGCTTCGGATAGGCTTTTATAGCTGTCCTTGAGATCCGTATATTTTCCGATCACGGCGATGCTGACCTTTTTGGTCGGCTTCCTAGCCGTTTCGACGATACGATCCCATCGTGATAGATCCGGAGAGGAAACAGGAAGATTGAAATACGCTAGAACCGCGCGATCCATGCCAGCATCATGGTACATCCTCGGTACTTCATGTATGTCGCTGACATCGTTGGCCGAAATAACAGCATCTGGTCGGACATTACAAAAGAGTGCGATCTTTTTCCGTTCGTTTTCCGGGATGTTCCGATCTGTGCGACATACTAGCATCTGAGGAGAGATGCCAAGACCAAGGAGCTCTCTTACCGAGTGCTGAGTTGGCTTGGTCTTGAGCTCTCCGGCAGCAGCAATCCACGGCAGCAAGGTTACATGTACAAACATGGTATGCATATGACCGAGATCATTTGTAAGCTGGCGAATAGCTTCAAGGAAAGGCAGGGATTCGATGTCGCCGACCGTGCCGCCGATCTCGACGATCACGAAATCCTCATCACCGGTATCAGCAACGATCGCCGCCTTGATGGCATCGGTGATGTGCGGTATGACCTGGACGGTGGCACCTAGATATCCGCCTTTGCGTTCGCGTGCGATCACATCCTGGTAAATCCGACCAGCGGTCCAGTTATCTCCACGGCGAGCTGCCACACCGGTGAATCTTTCGTAGTGTCCTAGATCCAGATCAGTTTCCGCACCATCGTCGGTTACAAACACCTCACCGTGTTGCAACGGGCTCATGGTACCAGGATCAACGTTAAGATACGGGTCCATTTTGCGGATGCGAACGCGATAACCGTGTGCTTGCAGCAGGGCGCCCAAGCTAGATGCCGTGACGCCCTTTCCCAGGGAACTGACAACGCCACCTGTTATGAACACAAACCTTGTCACCAGCCGAGCTCCTTCATGTCATTTGTAATTGATATCAGCATGCGCTGGTTGGTAATTGAATCCATCGAAAGATCTTTTCGAAATGATCTCAGCTCGCTGAGCTTTAATTTAGCACGTTCAATTTGGGATTTAATTCTAGGTTTCGATGACAACAATTCTTCTAGATCCTGTTGCTGTCGATTGATGATGGCATCAATGTGCGCCAGCACTGCGTTCTTGCTAACTTGCATTTGCATTCGTTCCTTGATCAACACTGAATTCTAGCTAAAAAATCGTCGATCAGTCAACTAGCTAGCGCCGCTCCCTTCCATGCCCGCTAGACCCCCGAGGCCGTGCTCTTTGTTACTCCTCGTCCATCCAAGGCTATTTAGGCTCAGCCGAGAATTGACCAGGCGATCAGTCCGACACCGCCAAATATCATCAAGGACATCAACAAGGCATTGCGAAGGCCAATTAAAAAGCTTTGATCGTTGTCATTTTCGTCAGCATCGTAGATATTTTTCATAATGTTTCCTTTCGTTGCAAACAAACACGGGAGACCTTGCCATTGAAGTTCGGTGGCGAACCAATAGGATCAAACGGCTTGCCAAGCCTACCCTAAAGAGGAGATTATTTCACTCCTGCGCTTTTTCCCGGTCTCGCCAGGGAAGAATGGTAAGACTGGATACTCATCTCTCTGTCGGCACGGTGTTCCTGGCCAATTTCATGGTACTATGCTTCTACCCAGTGGCTCTAGGCGTGTTGATCCAACATGGATTTTCCTATGTACGGCATCTTCCTTACCGCGCTGGGCATTTCCGTGTCTGGTAGTGAGAACCCAGGTATCCATTCTTTCCCTGGAATGTAACGCCCGCAGTCTGTGTGGTGTGCGTAACCAGTTTTAGTAAGTTTAAGCCCAACTGTTAAGGTGGTCAGTCCCTACGCAGGGCTAATAAAATCAATGCAATATATCGAGATTAGTACATGTTACAGCTCCGGATGTTCTAAAGCATTAGCTTCCTTAGAAACTATGTATAACATGAATCATACCGTTGGTCAATGTGCGTATCTAGATTAAACGATGTTATTTGGATTGAGATAGGATTCGTATATGGCATCCAGCTTTGATGGTATCGGTATCCCGGTTACCGATGAATACCACTTGGTGTGTGTTCTAAATTCTTCGAGTTTTTTCATATCTGCTGTACCAACTGATTGCACCGACGCTAGATTTTTAATCCAGTGGCGATAAAATCGCCAATTTGGATGATCCGGTAAATGGTCCATCTTTGGTAAAAATTTAGCTATCGTTGGTCCGAGATTGGACACGGCTATCTTGTGTGGAGTTGTTGCTAGATTGCGTATGGGAGATATCTTACCATATCGTGGATTCGATATGGCAAATTCCATGATTTCCCCTTGCACAGGTAAATTGTACAGGCTAGTGGTGATAGCAAAATCTGCCGCTATTCCTGCAGAAACCACGTCATCTAGATTCTTCTCAAACAACGTCCAATTCTTACCACCTCTGATGTATTCTGCGTTTTCTCCGATAGCGTCGACGCTGATCTTCAATCGAACATCCCATCCTTTTGCCGACACGGCTAAAACGTTTTTTAGGAATTTTTGACCTATATTATCGTGCGGCCACATTCCGTTGGTTATGATTGAGATCAAGGGTTTGCGTCGAAAGCCTAGATTCGGCACGTTTATCATGGATATGCTTTCCATAAATTTAATAAAAAATGGGTCAATGCTTGGTTCGCCGCCCATTATATTAATATTTGTCAGAGTGGAAGCATTGTCATAAACCAATTCGGCAATTCGTTCAATGACTTTTTCTTTAATGTCGTCAGACGCTTTTGTTATCTTGAACGGCATGTTGTTGGCCTTTAGTATTCCTTGCCATCGAGTGCTAGAATATGCACCACAGGTTGCACAAAATAGGTTGCAAAGATCACCGATCATTATGTCAATATATGTGAGACCGTTCAATGACGACAACGATGCCTGATCTATAGCACCGGCATTGGTGGTTCGAAAGCTAGCACCACCGAGTTCCTCATCTCTCCAACATGCGTTACAAGCGGACGGCTTTTTGCCTTCCATGAATTCGGTCTTTACCGATTGTAAGAAATGATTTTGCTGATTATAACCGGATAGGAAATCCTCCTGCCAAGCTGTTTTGCAGCAAAAATACCACTGATTTCGATCTAGATTGATAACAACCCAAGTCCATGGATATCGGCAGCTATGGTCCATTGATACATCCTTCATGATGTTTTAAATTTTTAAAGTTTGATACCGCGCTTGCTTAGTTCAACCTGCAATGCTTGTATCTTGTTGGAACTTTTTGCTATCGCTTGCCTGATGTCCCCAGCCACGCCAGCTGGTAGGCCACGCAACACATCACTGACGATTTTTTCAGCAGCGACATTCTGCCCGGGAATCATGGATGCAGGCTTTGCTGTTAGCTGAGAAACCGGTTCTGACTTTGGTTCATCTTGATTTTTCTTGGAAGATTTCGATGGTCTAGCAGATTCAAGATCAGCTAGCCATGCTTGGAAGTCTCGTAGCTCTTCCTGCCATTTCTTGGCCTTGGTGACCAGATTGTCATTTCCGTGTGCTTGACCGATGCTGATGAGCATGGTCGGGAGGGTGCTGCTTAATCGAACGAAGCTACCCCGTCCGGTTATCATATCACGGAGAAAAGCCGCTAATGGCTGCCCAGATCGACCAGCTTGCCGTGACAGATCGTATAGTTCACCTTGCAATCCAGGATTTGGTTTGCTGCTGCCTTTTTTTGGATTGGTTACCGGTGCCCATATCCGGTCCCACCACATCCTGGTCTCGACGCTACTGGAAACGAATCCCCATCCCTTGAGACTATCGTGCCCTCCCATCCAGTTGCTGGCGCTGGCTTTAAGAGCGTCAAACGTGTCGGTTACACCGTTGCCTATGTCAGCTGCAATCGATGACATGGTATTTTCGAGGCTAAATGCTTCTGAAATGATTTCGTTGATTTTCATAAAGCTATTTATTTTGCAGGGGTCACAAATACAGATCACGTTTAATCAGTGATTGGTACGATCGATGCGGGTTCGCAAGATTTATGATTACACATTACATGTGTAAATAGCTATACAATGAGAATTGCCATTTGTATTAGCGGTCAAATACGAACAGGGTGCTACGCTGCACCAAACATCAAACGATATCTAGGCGAATACTTACCAAATTGTGACATATTTGTCCATGCATGGGATTTCAACATGCAGAAATCAAATCATGGGTTCACCATGCAGACTCCGAATGTAAAATTTATTCCGGAGATATTTTGTCATCTTGGAGACGATGCTGATCGGTTTAGGAACATCTGGAATCCTGTTAGCATGGTTGTTGAAAGCTACGACATGGCCGTCCGGCGCATGGAAATTGAGCGAGGGATACCAGCGTGTCTGCCAGAATGGTCAGTATATCGAACCAATGGCATCAGCGATAGATGGATACCGTTATATTATAGCTGGTACCAAAGCATATTGCTGAAACGCGACCACGAACTGCTTAATGGATTTAAATACGACTTAGTTGTTAAGCTGCGGGCAGACATGGTATATCGTAGATCGAGGACATTGACACATGACATATTAACATGGAAAAATGATCGCTCGCGTTTCTATACCGATACTGAGGTCGTCGGAACCCGCATAGATGATGTCCTTTGGTACGCTAGCTCAGATATCATGGATCGCGCATCGTGCTTTTGGTTAAAAAAACTCGACAATCCGTCGAAAGAATTCAACCATTACGCATACATGATGGAACAGGGGATTCAGATCGGACATACTGGCAATACATATGCACCATTACGGTATCATTGCATTGACCTAGGACTTGACCCCCTCACACAATGGGGACAGATCTATGCCGAGGACCTTAGATTATACAGCCATGGGTCCACTATGTGGAACGGACAGCCAGTAACAGTAGAAGAATGGATAAAACTAAATCAGGATTGGTTAAGTTCCGGCTAACTGCCCAAATAATAAATGTTGGCATTTACTCGTTTGTGATATATTAACCAACGCCTAGTTCAAGCTTTTTTGATCTTTTCTTCCCAGGTAAACGCAAACATCATGGCGTCCTCCTTTCTCTTGAAACCCCATACCATGCCGCGTTGCTCCTGCCAGTCCAGCGTCCACCATTCGTCCATTGGACCAATTAGCAAGGTGCACCAATCAGCAACCGATCCCCAGGTGTGATCGCCGCCCAGCATGGATTCCTCAGCAATGCTGATGGTAAATGGAAATCGGGTGCCAGGTTTTAGGACTAAGCCCATGTTAGGTTGAAGAGAACAGCATCCTCTTCCCTCTCGAACACCCATGTGTTGAACTCGGGATCCGCACGGCTGGGAGGTCCGGCCAGGCTGTGCCTCCATCGGTACATGTGTGTATCCTCATTGTGAACCTGCGCCGCATGTTAACACGGCACAGGTTCTAGGTCAAGGCCTATTTTAGATTAACCAGACCAACACATGCGCCAAAGGGTATATTGGCTTTGTTCCTGGAACGTGATTATGGTATCACTTGGTTCGGGTTTACAGATCGGACAGTTGCGATCGAACCATTCGTCGATCTTGATTCGATTGGAATCCCACCATTCACAATCTATGATTAGGACGAGATACGGACCCCTCGGACCCCAATTGTTGTAAGACGTCCATCGCTGTTTTTCGATGCTTTCTCGCACTGATCATTCCCCAAAGCCAGCTGGGTGTATATTTACACAGCGTTAATTTAAAGCGTAGGCCAGATCAACACCGATCAGGATTCTTCGATCTCACATCGCAACGGATACTTATTGGTCCTAGCTGCATGGATTGTTTCGTCACGCTTCTGCGATGCAATCTCTAGGCTGTATGTACCAGCAACACCGCGTCCATTTTCATGTATAAGCATGGTCAGCTGGCTTGCAGCATCAAAATTCTTGTGGAATATCGTCATCAATACCAAGACCACAAATTCAACCGTGGTCTTGTCATCATTGTACAAGACCACGTTGAACTTGCTCGGAGGACGCATAACCACCTTTATCGATGACTCAATGTCAGTTACCGTGTCAGTTTCAGCCATGCGTTGCTCCTTTAGTCTATTCTAGCCGTACGAGATCGGCTTGTCAAGCCACCCGGTTGGTTTCAGATTCGATAACCGTGTTGATTGCCTCGTGATTTCCAATGGTGATCTTTCGAGGTTTCATGCTTTCCGGGATCTCCTGATCAAAATCAATGGTAAGGATACCGTTGGCTAGATTGCTGCCGGTTACCTTGATCATCGAGTTAAGATAGAAGATCCTGCGAAAGCTACGACCAGCGATGCCCTTGTGCAGATACTTACGGACATCTTCCTGATTGACCTTGCCTTCGATGGTCAGCACCCCGTCGTGCAAGGTGATGTCGAGGTCGTCGGCTGAGAATCCTGCCACAGCCATGCTCAGGCGGTAGCGGTCCTCATCAATGCTTTCGAGATCGTATGGCGGATAACCGGTTGTTGCCGTATTGCGGACCTGGTCCAGCATGCGGAAAGTGGGTTCAAAACCCACGGCAAAACGGTTGAAGTCGCGGAACATTTCCGCAACGGTATTGTCTAGTGTGGTTAGGCTTCGCATGGTGTTTACCTCCTTGAAAAAAGCGAAGTAGATTTAGGACCCTAGATAGGCGTCCGGGTTAACCGAAGTTAACAACCGTATTAAACGATCGTTAACCCCGATATGTCAAGACCTTAAATGTTGGTCGATTCAGTGATCACCGAGCGGTTCACAACCTTTTCAAACCGCTTCGGTTTCTTCTTCTTTGGCGTGTCCAGTTCCATGATCTGGGCATACTTCTTCTTCCAACGAAGCTTTGCTTCGGCAAGCTTCTGTCGGCGGACGATCGAAGGAGACGTGAAATGCTTGCGCTTCCGCAGTTCCTTGTTAACCCCTTCGCTGTTCATGCGACGCTTGAGCTGCGCAATCGCGCCCTCGATATTACCATTGAAGACCTTTACGGTCATGCCCTTCTTCCTGAGCACGAAATCGTCGTTATCCATGTTATCCTTGTTCCCTGGATGATATGTGTATGTATTTTTTACTGATAGCTTGGTGGTAGTGTCAAGCTTTCTTTATTGATGGGGCTATTACGGCCATCAGCATACGACCGTTCATCTCCGGTGGTTTTTCGATCTTGCATGGACCGAGTCCATCGATAAAGCTTTGCATGACCTCAAAACCCCGTTGGGTAAAGCTCAACTCTCGGCCACGGAATTTGATCACCACCTTGACCTTGTTGCTGTCTGCTAAAAATTCTTTGGCGTGGTTCTGCTTGACCTCAATGTCATGCTTGTCTGTTACCGGACGAAGCTGGATCTCCTTGATAACGGTGGCGTTTTCTCTGGATTTTTTTTCCTGCTCTTTTTTAGCACGCTTGAGATTATACACCCATTTGTTTAGATCCACCATGCGAACCACAGGAGGTTTAGCGTCGGCGGTGATCTCGATTAGATCTAGCCCTTTGTCTCTAGCCGTCCATAGTGCCTGCCTGGTTGGCATGACTCCGAGCTGCGAACCATCTTCGTCAACCACACGGACCTCTTGGTATCGTATGCGTTCATTGCTAACGATTGCGTCCTTGATCGGATCTTCCGTGCGGCGAGGACCTCGCCTATCTCTTTGATAAAATCCACTCAAGATGCAGTCCCCTGTTCTTGATCATAGACCTTTAATGGTTCGCTCATATTTTCAACAGTCTCCCTTGTTATGCAGATTTTTTTCACGTTTTGTTTGGAAAGATTGGGTAGTTCAAATTGTACACCCAACAGGATGTTTTCGACAATGCTTCTCAGCCCTCGAGCACCGGTCTTGCGAGACATGGCCATTGCTGCAATGGCCTTGAGACTATCTTGGCTAAATTCGAGCCCGATCTTATCAAGCTTAAACATCTTTTGGAATTGCTTGACGATGGCATTCTTCGGTTCGGTTAACACTCGTATCAATGCTGCCTCATCGAGATCATCAAATGTAACTATGATCGGTAAACGACCGATCAACTCTGGTATGATACCAAACTTAACCAGGTCCTCGCTGCGCACATCCTTGATGAACGCCGCGTTGCTCTGCCGGACGGTTGGATCCTTAACCGATGCACCAAATCCAATAGAGGTATTACCTTCACCTTGCCGCCTCTCGATGATGCGATCAAGACCTTCAAATGCCCCACCGACAATGAATAGGATGTTTTTGGTATTAATGGTAACGAAATCACCGTTAGGGTTCTTTCGACCGCCCTGCGGAGGTATCTTTACTTCGCACCCTTCGATCATCTTGAGCAATGCCTGCTGTACGCCTTCGCCACTGACATCGCGTGTTACCGAGGTGTTTTCACTCTTGCGTCCTTTTTTGTCGATCTCGTCGATGTAAACGATGCCTCGTTGGGTTTTCTCGATGTCCATTTCTGCGGCATGAAATAGTTTTGCAATGGCATCCTCGACATCTAATCCAACGTATCCACTTTCAGTCAGGCTAGTAGCATCGACTATGGCAAACGGTACGTCCATGATCTTGGCAATGTTTTGGATGGTATAGGTCTTGCCCGTACCAGATCCACCTATGAACAACATGTTGCTTTTGTCGATTTCAACCCCGTCGATTACTGGATTATTGATCCGCTTGACATGGTTGTAAACAGAGACCGCAAGGGTTCTCTTGGCATGTTCCTGTCCGATGACGTATTCGTCCAATCGAGCTTTGATCTTGCTTGGTATGATATCCTTTTCTGGTATTGCTTTGGGTGCATCCTGCCGTATGATTTCATGGCACAGCATGATGCATTCGTCACAGATGTAAACATCATTACCAGCGACTAACTTGCTAACTTGCTGCTGATTCTTGTCACAGAAACTGCATTGGTGATAGACCTTAGTGGTCATGAGACCGATCATTCCCTTCTGGTTGTGATATTATGATAGTGGTATTTAAAGCCACGACGGTGTCGTATTAACCGAGGAAACCGGTGGTTGTACACGATCCGGTTGCCCATTCTGTGGAATTGATACCGTATCCGGTGAAGGCTCACCCTTGACCAGCTCTGGTTCGATCACATCGGGCTCGAGTGGATTTGGGATGGTTTCTGTTGGCACGGTGTTTGTTTCTCTGTTAGATTGTGTTTCTCTAGAGGCTTTTGTCAACCATTCGTCCATGCTAGCCTTAACGATGTTTCTGATTTCATCAGCATCAACACTGGCGGTGACCTCAGATCGGTTGGACATCCATTTACCAATCGATTCGTCGATCAGTCTTGCTATTTCAACGGGCGAGTACTGTGGCAGCAATGGTACCGGAACATCAATCGGCGCCCAGGCATTGCCATCCCACCATCTGATTGGTCGTCCGTCAACCATAACAAGATCTCCGAGATTGGGTTCTTTTGATGGTAATTCCTCGATCGGCTGCCAATTAGCACCGTCCCACCAACGATATGGTCGACCGTCAATTGAAACGATTTCTCCCACAATAGGTCCAATGGGGGATGGTGTTAATGGTAACATCGGTTGATACGGAACGCTCGTATCATCGCGGATTTCAAGTTCCTGCCGTCGCTCCTTGGAAAAGCTGATGTTAGCTGCGATCAACATGAGAACGGCCAGTGGATCGAACACCAAGACCAACACAACTATCATCCATCGTATGGCTTTTTCAAGGTCAACCTGACCACTGGTAACGAAAAATTCAGCAATATACCTGATCGGACCGACCTCACTTTCCAGCACACTGATCTGCTGTCGAAGCTGTAATCGTTGCTGCGTGAGATCGGCTATTTTTTGCTGCTCAGAATCCAATCTCTGTCGGATTTGGTCTCGTTCGGTTGTCTGCCGTTGCCGTGCGGCCAGTGCCTGTGTGGCGCGATTGTTTTCTAGCTGTATGTTGATGCTGCGGTTTAGCTGTTCTAGCTGGTCTCGATATCGGTCGACCACCTCATTTGCTGCCGATATCTGGGTGTTAAGTTGTTCGATTCTCAATTGAACGGCGGTATTATTGAGATTTTGATCAACGTGTGCCCGGCTGAGGAATCCAAATATTCCCAAGCTGGTAATTATCATCAATATAATCACGGCAGTAACAAGGTATCCTTTTACCCAACCGGTCACGATATTCCATTTGTGATAGAGCCAGCTGGTTACGACCAGCTTGCTGACTTCTAATATCGACGCCATGAATACAACCGGCCAGAAAGCGCTGGAAAATATGGTTGCTAGGCCGACGATTGAGTAATATGCAGCCAAAGTGCTTAGTGATATGGCGCACAAAAACAGCAAAGTGCTGATCTTCATTAGATCACCTGCCGATATTCGCCCTGGCTGATCTCGGTAAAGCCCTGTTCACGGTCTAGGAACTTGTACGAGGCACATTGGACCTTGAAATGTCTATTAATGTAGTCAAATACCTCTGACACTTCGAACGGAGCGCAGCTATAGAGATCAAACTGCATGACGCTGTGTTGAGGCTCGGGCATGTTCCATATATGCATAGCACAATGGCTGGTAGTGAGGATCACCGTGGATGTAATGCCCTCGTTGCCCGGTTCGCCGCACCATGCCGACACTGGGTCAAGCATGACCTTCATGCGAACATGTTCGACCATACCTCGCATGAATTCGTTTATCTGTTCGCAATCTTCTGGTCCTGGTGGTTCGGTGATATTGGCGATCACCAGAAGATGCAAATGAGCACTGGGCTTCAACGATTGATTCCTTTTAAACTCCGGAGATCTGTACCACGGAGATGTTATTTTCAACTATAGCAATATTAGCAATGATGTCAATAGGTGCGGCGGTGATGCTTTCGATCCTTGCTGCATTTGGACGATCGGAATATGCACCGTAGTTTTGTATGGTTGGATCGAACAGCTTTCTATTGCTAGCTATCTCGCTAACCAATGCCCGCGCAACCTGTCTTTTGATGGCATCGGTACCAACGTACAGATTACCAGCATCCGGCTCAGTTGGCCTTGCATAGGTATAGACCGTGTCAGGGCGCTCATATCCAACCGTAAATGTCACCGTTGTTGTGGCAACATTGGAGATGTTTCCGGTGCGGACGATATTACCTAGGAAATTTGGTGTGGCGTTTTCCTCTAATTCCGAGGTCATCTGTGTCCAGCGCATATTAGCACGTTCTCTGGCCTGGCTATTAGACAGGGTGGTTGGATAGCCCCCGTGGTTGCCTAGCGTGGTTCCCAGGTTTGACACGGCGTTACCGCTGTTGATGGTCCAGGGTTGTCCGTTGATGCTGGCTAGTTGCAAGTATGGTCCAGCAACGTATGCGGCCACGCTGGTCTGTGGTGTGTATGCATTGAGCTGGCTTGCAGCGCTGGCAACAGCACCCGTTGTAAACACGATGTTTACGCCGTTGATGGCGATGTTTGAATCAGTTGTAACCGATGTAAATGCGGTACCAATTTCACTCGGAGCATATGAGTATGTTGCCGGTTGCAATCCTAGCTTGATTAACAGTGCCGTACCATTGCCCTCAGCGATCCAAAACGCCTGCCCTTCCCTAGTTGGCGCATTTTTCAGCGTGACATAAGTACCAGCAACGCTTTGATCTGCCACCACTCCGGTGAACTTCGAAGCAAGATTGATCTTGCTGAGAATGCTAGCTAGGTTATCGGTTGAAAGAAATGCTATCGAATAACCGTTGATCACGATGGTCTCGTCATCTGCCATGGGAGTTCCGGTCACGGGCGAAACGCCAGTCACGCTAACAAGTCGATTGGTTCCCCAGGATGTTACTGGATCAAGCCCACCGTTTTGATTTCCGGTTAATCCGGAATAATCGGTTGGACTGTTAAGCGTCCAGGTTACTTGATAATAGGTTGGGTTAAGAGAATAGGTGGTCATATGGTTTCCCCTGCATGCAATTTCGATTATTTATGCAATCGGGCACCATATGACCACAAACACCTCATCATACCTCTAGGACTATTGGTGTCCAGTTGTCGTTTTCTCCACGATATCCCTTGGCGTTGCAAACATAAGTTGTCGGTCCAATGCTCGCCATATCGCGTTGGTGAGTGTGTCCATAGATCCAGTATCGGATCTTTGGATCCACGATGCTTTCCATGCGAGTGTTGGCAAAGCTACCATGCAGCAGGGTCCAAACTCGATCATGCGGGCGTTGCCATAGGAAACGTCGATTTGGGATGTGGTGGGTGACCGCCACCACCGGACCTTCTATCATTGGTATTTGATCACGGATATATTCCCAATCACGCACCCCAGCATCAAATGGTTTGAGATGGTCAGGTTGTATCAGTCCACGCTGCCATGGGATCGTGCGATCATTTAATACTTCGTACCAAACTTTAATCTGATCCTCGGTGCTATAGGGATCACCCGCACGGTAGTCGTGCCATCCGGTAGCACCGACAAAGGTCACTCCGTCGATCACCACCTTGTTGCGATGGAGGAAGGTGATACCATTGGTATCACTCCACCTCTGGTAGTGGTCAAGCATCTCGGGCATGTCGTGTGGATACGGCCATTTCTCCTCAAACTCTCGATCATAAACGCGGGTTTGGTGGAAACCAAGATTGTAAAAATCATGGTTTCCTGCCACCCAAACGACGTTAGTGAATCGTTGCTTGGCTAGAATCAGCCATCGGCTGGCTTCTCTAACATCGTTGCTGATGTCTCCGGCTACTACCAATGTGTTTACATCAGGGTCCATGTTTTCCAGGCACTCCCAGTCCCAGCGATTCAAATCGACGTGAATGTCTGATACCAGTGCGAATTTCATTCTACATGCTCCCTATGCAGCTATAGAATAGCACACCGCCAACATCGGGTCAACTTGATTTACATTCTCCAAAAAACATGGGAACCCAAACGAATCTTCCGGGCCCTTGGTGCCCATCCCGGAACCAATCCGTGATGATGGAAATATGTTGATCCATTTGCGGTATCTGGTAATCGTCCGAGATACACATCTAGTGCTATTTCCTGCATCTTGATCCAAGCATCATCCTCTCGGCGCCAACGCGGGCCTCGAACTATGCCTGCCCAACTAAACTGATACTGGCGGCGACCACCTGCCCATCCGTATTGGAACACGTTGGTGCAGATGTTTGATGAAAAGGCTGGATTGCCCATTCGATTAATTGGTACCCAAGCCACAGCGATCTGCTCGGCTCGGACGCCCCCTCGGGCTTCAAAATATAGATTCCATGCCAAGCACTCGAGATCGCGCTGCGCAGGTTCCTCTAACACAAGTGCCTCTGGGATGGTCAGTGGCAGGTGGTGCCGCAGGCTTGGGACCGCTCGATAATCAGCTCGAACATCCACTGGTTGTGCCTGAGCGACTCCTGTCATTAATACCCATAACACCGTGACAAGATATCTGACTCGCATTATCCTATGCTCTCCTTTTCTTAGTTTTATAGGCTCAGGAACGTTTATGTCAACGTATATGATCTAAGCCATTGATCGATAAGAATCTTATCCATCAAGAACGCCGGTTTTCACCACGAATTGGCGCGATATGATATTTAGAACTGACTGCGGTTATATAACACACAACAGAACTTAGGGCAGGCGAATGTGTCACCTACCCTGATAGTAGACATAACTATATATACGCAAAAAGATCGAACAGCAACCTTAATCCAAATATAGGCCACTATTAGCTGGATGTTTCATGACCTCGACGGTTCGCACGGATACCCGAGATTCTAGATCTCTCTCGCACAACCAGCCCCGCACGCGGTGCCATATCGTCTCGGCAAATCGCTCCATCCCGACACCTGACATGATTCTTAGGTCAATTACTCCGTAGGAGTGAAGGCGCTGAAAATCAGTTAATCTAGGGTCGTCCTCAGCAATACATGTCGTATGGCTAAATGTTTCCTTGAGCCACGAATCGATTTCTTCCATATCATCCAGATCCAATGCTCGACCCGTTTCATCGAGCATGGTCACCGCAAGCACTATCTTAACATGCAAAGAATAACCGTGCAGAAATCTAGCCTTGGATTTTGCTTTCCAATTGCGCCAAGCACACGTAAGTCCTGCGTTATGATCGTAGGTTTTGGTGGTAATATATTTTCCCATGTTGATCTCCCTTTGCGTTATTAAACCGATGTCTTGACCTATAATCAATATAGCAAGCATACTCGTCATACCATGGATAAAAATTGAAAGATACGATTGAGCTCGGAGAAAAGCTCAGCAACAAGCTGATAGCCTGCGTCACTGAGCTAAATTTACTGTTGCAGGAGGCAAACAACATCGGTCTCCATGTGATTCTTCAGAAAGACGAAATTTATGTCAAAGACGTACCGCTGCCAAAGATTTCGATCAAGAAATCGACATATCGAATCGAATACATCGACGCTGTTAAACCCGATTGATCAACAACTATGGAATGATTATGTGTCTGGGCAACTGCGATTACCGGATAACAGTCGGTCTTCGCCTCCGGTACAAAAGCCGATATACCTGAAAAAGAGCCTAGATCTGCATGGAATGACCGTACAGCAAGCCTACCATCGTACCGAGGAATTCATTGGATCGCATCATCGGCTTGGGACCAAACAGGTTGTTATAATCTGCGGCAAGGGTGGTAGGATAGCATACGAGCTACCGCTATGGTGCAACCGATTTGGACAGATATCCAAGATCATACCAATCGTCGACAGCCGAGGTGAACACGGGTCGTATCGAATCGTGTTGAAAGTTAAAAATATCCGAGATTTTCCTGCATAATACCAGGTATGCAGATTTTTCCCAATTCTATGTTGCAGTGCAGCATAGAATTCTATAAATAGTATGTAAGAAGAATAGGGGAAGATGAAATGTGTCGGATTAAACAATACATGCGCAAATGGTGGGAAAACTTTACCATGAGCGATGACGAGCGCTATCTCAGCAACTCACGCGACGCTGCTGATTTCGAACGGCGTCTTTATACCCTGATTCATCGAAAAAATACAAACCTAACAGGAGCATGAAAATGGAAACCAACTACAAGAGCCTCGCCGAAGCAATGATCAACTACACCGTCGATACCAACAAGCAGATGTACGAGTTTGGCACCAAGATGGTCAAGGAATACGCCGAATTCAACAAGAGCATGATGAAGTTTGTGCCCGGCATGGAAGCTTGGGAAAAGCTGATACCGGTTGTTAACAACAACAGCAAGAAGTAAGAAAAGGGAGCGTTAAGCTCCCTTTTTCATGGTCGGTTTTGTTCTCGTTCCTGCTGTTCTTTTGCCCAGTTATATTCGTTAATTTCAGCCTGGGTTTCCTCTTTGGTTTGCCAGCGATTTTTCTCCCAGTTCCAGTGCCGCGAATCATAGATCTTCACATCGAACATGAACCCAAGCAGGGTGACATCGAGCTCGGGCCCCTGATGGTCCTGACCCCACCATCGCAGATCAATGTTGAGATCCAGGATATCCCGTGCCTCAGATCGGCTGAGCAGGATCTCGAAATTCTTGTTCTCGGAAAGCTTTACATTCTTCCAATAATAGTTTTTGTCGGTGAAATCCTCTTGAGGAGAGAACCACGGATTATCAATCTGAAATTTGAAAAAGATCATCGCTCCATCTCCTTGAGATAGTTCCTATACTTTTCACCAAAAAATCTAGTGCCCTTGAGTGGCTTCATGGTAGGCTTGGCACACCTACCGCCCCAGTTGGGGCACAGACCTGCACCGGTGGGCATGGTGGGCCAACAACCTGTTTTTTGTGCTACCCTGTGCAATCGTAGGGTATTATTCAGATGCCTTTGGGCATGTGCCTTGGTGAGGAACGGACCTTCTGGAGCAAAGCCATAATCCCAACCCTCGGGGTCACCATTTGAATGCCACCACCAGCCCTCACGATGGAAGTTGCTGGTCAACGGGAAGTCCCGCAGACTTCCTCTAACTATCCTATACATCTTCTTCCTCTTCGCAATCCTCATTGCCATATTCGGCATCTCGTGCAGCCATGACCTTGTTCATAGCTGCCATGAGCACACGGTATGGCTCGTATTCCTGGCTCTGGCTGCCTTCGTTGCTGCCTGGTATCCAGCTCTTGCGGGTGATCTCCATAAAGGTAATAGCCTGTGCATGATGATTCTCCAAAGAAAATGGGTGCTGACGTTTCCATCAGCACCCACGAAGTTATAGCACGTTTCTTATCGTTGTCAATCAGGCCGTGACGGCCTGATAGCGCTCACCCATGATGGTCTCAAGCATGATGTCTCGCGGCGTGAAGTTCTCTGCCGCCAGGATGCTCTTCATGATGCTCGGGCTGAACCCGCTCACCATTGCCGTGCCGCGCTGATCGAAGCGCACTGGGCTGTTGCCGGTGGCATCCGGGCGGGCATTGAGATTCCACCACACCAGCTTGGGCAGCTCGTATCCAGCCGCCTCGAACATGCGCTGGGCAAGATCAAACGCACCCAGGCTTGCACCGCCGGCCCAGGCCGCGTTGAACTCCATGTCGCTCAACACCAGGAGGTACCGAGGCATCTGATCAGCCGGCACGCGATTCTGCACCGCCACCTGCAGGATGCTGCGGAACGCGCTCTCCAGGTTGGTGTCGTAACCAACGTTGCGACGCACCTGGTTGATCTTGGCTAGCAGGTCTCCCTTGAGCACGTCAATGTGGCTGTCACGGGTGAACGTCAGCCACATGTCCTTGAACGCACCCTGCTGCTTGTCGGCAACATACAGACCGAGGCTGATTGCCACGTCCATGCAGGTAAGACCTGCACCCGCCTGTCCGCCAACCGGGCAGCTCATGCTACCGCTGACATCCACCATCGGAAGGATGGCATCATCACCGAGATAGTTCGGCAGTGCCTCCCACTGCGCCAGTGCCACAGCACGGTCACCATGTGCAACTGCCTTGATGACGTCGTACGGATAAAGCACACCGGCGTTGACCTTGCTTGTGCCGTCCTTGAGACCCTCCTTCCAAGCCGCGTAGCGGGTGGCATCGCGCTTGTTGAAGGCCTTCTGATAGCGGTTGGCAGCCACGCTAGGAACGTGATCGTAGTTGATCTGATCCCAGGTCTTGGCGCACATCTGCGTCTCAACAACCTTGGTGAGGTCAACGACGAGTCGGCGGTACTGCTTGGGAGTGAAGTTCAGGTACTTGCGCAGCTCGTTGGCTACCTCGCCCTTGCGGGGCATCCACTTGGCAGCAAGACCGTTACCGCCACGCAGGGCGCGTGCGATCAGGTCATATGCCGCCATCTTGACCTGCGGCGTCTTGAACTCGAGGAGGTCGTCCCAGCGACCGTACTCGGGTACCAGCGCAAGATTGCGCATGAGGCTCTCCGGATGGCTGACCTCCAGGTTACGAACGATCTTGCGGAAGGTCTCACGCTCGCCAGCACCGCCGCGAACGTCGCGCGCCCAGAATAGGATCTTCATGGCCACAGCCGGCTCGGCCGCATATGCACGGGCAAATGCGCCGGTGAGATCCTTGCCGCGGCTGGAACCGATGGCGAAGAACAGATCCACGTTAGGGTCAAGGCTGCTTTGATTGGTTGCCATGCCGTTGGCAGTAAGGCTCGGCTGCATGGTATTCTGTAGTGCCTGTGCGAAAGTGACCATTTCTATTCTCCTCATCTGTGTCAGGTTGAACTTGGTTTGTTTGATAAAAACAATTGGTGTTGCGGAACTCAACCTATAAAGTGTACGGAATCGAATGGTGGGTTTGAACCATCCTCACAATGCCCCGCGAAGGGCGTCGCTTCAACCGAAGTAGTTGCTGAACCGATTCCTTGAACTCTTGATCTAATGCTGGATCAACTTTTGTGGATCGCTGCCTTTACCATTTGGCTATCCCCCTTCGGTTGGTAGGGGGAGTTGGACTTGAACCAACAGTGGCTTTCGCCGGCGATTTTACCTTCCAGTTTGTTGCTGAACTGATCCATTAAATCTATGTTATGCTAGTTTTTAGCTCTTGTCAACGACTAATTTGCGCTGTAATCAACTTTCTTATTTCTAATAACTTGCATTTACATTATAATTCGACAGGATCACCTTTACGTTGCTCTACCTCTGAGCTACACCCCCATAGTAAATTGTGGCGGGGATGGCAAGGAATTGAACCTGCGACCTACGGCTTGACATGCGTTTAATTGCTGAACTGATCCATTAACGTAATATTAGTGCAAATATCTCATCTAGTCAATGCGTATTTTGGCTAAATATTGTGTGCAGTTCGCGGGCCGGAATCCCCAACTGCTCTATAACCGATAGGAGTCACAGCATGACTATGTACCATAGAATACCATCAGGTTTCTACATTTATGCGTATATTCGAAATCAAACATCTACACAAGGACAGAAAGGAACTCCCTATTATATCGGAAAGGGAAAAGGATATAGAGCATACGTGGATCATAAGAATATTCCTGTTCCAAAAGACTTTGATTACATAGTCATTATGGAAGAGAACTTAACTGAATTAGGGGCACTTGCGTTAGAGCGTCGATACATACGGTGGTACGGAAAAATAAGTGATGGCTCTGGCATACTTCGAAACATGAATGACGGAGGAACAGGAGGATCCCATAGCTTACAATCTCGCCAAAAGATTTCAGAGTCGGCCAAAAGTCGACCTACCATGCCACAACATGTTCGAGAAAAACTGAGCAAATCGTTAATAGGTCGTAAATTATCCGATGAACACCGGAGAAAGATAAAAGAAAGCGCCAGCCGCAAGCTTACGGGCCCCAGATCTTTAGAAATCCGTAAAAAAATACAAGATGCTGCGCTTCGCAGAGGTCCAGTGTCAGAAGACACAAAAAAGAAACAAAGCGATGCAAATAAGGGCCAATATTGGTGGACAAATGGGGTAAAAGATATACGGTCTCATATAAATCCGGGAAAGTGTTGGCGACGGGGGAGAACATTCTCTACCAACTGAGCTACCGTCCCATATCAGAGGAACGGATCGGATTCGAACCGATGACCTGTAGGTTGAATGTTAGTTGCTGAACTAATCCCTTGCCTTGATAATACGATCGATCAGTGATCGTGTCAACGGAAAAGATCAAATGTCCTGCATAAATATGCGCATGTTCGATTTCATAAGATTGCTGGAGTTATCCGGAATAAAATTCCTCCTCGAGGATCTAACGCCTGGGCAGGCCCGTGGCATTTTCAAGCAATATGGTGCTAATGACGCTGATCTCTCGCCCGATAAAATCCGAGCAACCTGGATAAAATTGGTCAGACAGATGCATCCTGACAAGACCGGCGGTGATCACCAACCACTTGCCATGATAAATGCGGCGTATGATGTGCTCAAAGCTCCGGCATCTGCTACGGTGGCCAAGGATGATCGAGGATTTCCGGCCTGGCAAACGGATCAGCGATCAACAAGAAATGACATTGCAACTAATGACTACACCGACGTGAATTTCTTCAAGAAGCGCATGTGGGAGCTCAGTGGTAAGAGCCAGGAGAAATGGACCATCTATGCGTTTGATGGCACGTTCTTCCGCGGCATGGTAACCGTGTTCGGCAGCTCGCGAATTTTCAGAGACATGGCAAAGGCCATGGTAATACATAATAGCCGCGGTGGTAATCCACATCAAACCAGAGCAGTGTTTGTGCAAGATGATACCGATCCGGATATAATACTGATATGGCTAGACGGCAATGAAATCAGCCCGCCGATACCTATGGAACATGAAAGTCGCAATAGGAACCCAGCAAATGATCTCGGATTCACAAGTCGGTTGTCCAAAGTATTGAATCAGATATCGTCAGGTCGAGATTAATGCAGTCAGTTCCAAGCGTTACAACAGCCCTTGGCATCGACCTTTCCGCCTAGATCAAATGTATCCGGAATCTTGTCGTCAAGCATGACAAACAATCCACAGGATCCATTTTCAAACCATCCGCAGTTTTCGCAGCGAACATTGGCTTCAACATAGCCAGATGCCTCGGGTGTGACAATATCCTGAATGGGCTGATCATCGTGTGGCACACCTTGCAGATAAAGTCCGCAACTGCCATTGGCTTTGACCACGTCATCCTTACCGAATATACCACAGCGTTGTTTGCCGGGCATGAATAGCTGGCAGGTACTGCATTGTGCGAAATTCTCAGATTTTGCCGGGGTAGGTTCCATGTATAGGAACGCCCACCTTCCTATCTTACCTCCACGTTTGTAGGTAGATTTTTCTAGGAGGTTAATAAGTTTGCGCATGTCCATGAGCTATTTAACAGCAAAAGGGCATGCACCCATCGATGCATGCCCTTTTGCTTTTTTACAGGATGGTTTGTGGTTCGCTTTTTATTTCTTTCTGGCAGATTATCTTATCCATATCGCCCAGAGCTGGATTCAAAGTCCAGTTACCGATATGGTCCCACCTTCTGCCCTAGCTTGATTTCTTCCAAGCAATATCTTGCCTCGTGCAAGACCGATCCTGGCTAAGCCCAGGCAGCCTCGATGACTAATGGACCTAGGATCCAGTCGTCGCCGTTGGGTCGAAGTATGCTGCTGTACCCATCCATTGATAAATGCCCTCAGGAACGTTTTGCCCTTGTTTAGCCAGGCTGGGCTCCTGGTTTTGCTACAAACGTAGCTTCCTGATTTTAAGGTGTTGCTGCACCGTTCCTTATGGTATTCTCAAATTTCTAAACAACAAAGCGGGAAAGCTTTTGGTTTGCGTACAAAGCAATTTTTGTTTGCTGCATGTTTCCCTTGCACGTAATGTATGTGATCTAGGTCACAGTGTCAATCGCTAATCCATGGGATTTTTGAACAAATCCAACTAGCTGATCAGCAAAGATGTCCACTGCCTCCTTGGTCGGATGGTTGGTCCTAGTCATCATGGACTTTTTGATCGTCGGTAACCAACCTGTAAATATTGGATGATCAGTTGTGCTCCATACCGGTAACCAATGAGATTGGTCAATGGTTGAATAAATCATCCTTGGTAGATATGCACCATTTGGTCTTGGCATGGGATGCAAGCTATTCCAAAACACATATTTCACACCGATTGAATCTAGAAAAAACTGCAAGGTCAGCACTGACCTCAGCAGTTGATTGGCCAACCATGTCGGAGTTGCACAGGTGACAAATGCCTTGCTAAACTCTCGGTGACGTTCATAAAATTCATGTAGATATTGCATGCGATCATTATCATACATCGAAGTTTGTTTGATAAGGTCGTTGATATTAAACGGATTGAAGGTCATCGCTGCGTGCGAATTCACTTCATCAAATATCATTATACGTGCTGGCTCGGTCCAGCCAATAAATGCCATCCATTCGGTTGGATCGCCACCCGAATCCATCATCGCCTTGAAAAATGCAATGGTATCATATGCTATTACGTCGTTGTTGTTGCCATTTCGGGCCTTGTTAACCACTTCCGTAGAACCCATTAACGCATGTACGCGCCCTGATAGATTAACTTTCTGCAGATCGTGCCAGTAGTTGCTGCCCAGGATTCGACTTTCCTCGGTGAGCCTGGGATTCTTGTTGTAATCCCAGGCTACATCAAGACCATGAACAAACGAACATCCGTTGAAAAATAATCGAGATGGCATTTGGTCGATCATAGCACCGTTGACTTTTCATGTCCAACACGTATTGTTGGATCTATCCAAATTTCGTGTCCATTCTCCTGGGCAGTCCAACAGAATCCAACGTCCTCGGCGCAAAAATCATGGAATCTTTCATTGCTGACCCATCTCGGCCGGAACCAAGGGTATTCCATTTGTTCGATGACACCGGCCTTGATGGCAACAAATCCAAATCCAGTATAACTAACTCTGAATGGCTGCGATCTAAATGCCATTTCGTTGCGATCCATGAACTTAAATACCCCGTGATCAGCAAGATGAGAGAAATCTAGATTTTCCACCACCGGATAATGTTGATTGTCGGACATGATATATGTGCCACCGGTGATGGGCTTGTCGCTGGAGATCAGCTTGAGAACATCATCTGGTGACCATACCATATCCGAATCGATCCATATCATCTGATCGTAGGGTAGTTTCCCTTGCCACGGCAGTTGGGAACGTCCGGCGGTATTCTGGCCGCCTAATATTCGATTTCTAGCATAATACACCACCGGATCATATCCCATGCTGTATGCGTAACTGATACCTCGAGCGCTCAATTCGGCAATGGTTGAATTCCACGAGTTGAAATAGTTGGAGCTAAATGTGCGCCCAGGAAGGCAGAATATTAATTTCATACCATTTTGCTCCTAACCAGATCATCCAATGCAGGTGCGGCCGTTTCGATTGAATCGTAAAAGACCTCATGAAACAAATCGCCGTCAATGCTGTTACACGGTTCAAGATTGTTGAGTATCTTGAAAGCAGGGCAGTTTGTCATCAATGCATTGATGTTGATCACCTGTCCGCTGGTACCGATCATCACCACCACATCTCGGCTAGATAGCCGCTTGAACGCTCGATAGAGATCAGCATACCTCGGGGCAGAATCGTTGAAAAATACCACGCCGGGCTTTACACCCTTGGAACTATTGCACTTCGGGCATCTATCGTTGTCAACCGACCAAGGTTCATATCCAACATCCCAAACATGCCCGCATGCGATGCACTTCATGTCCTGTAGATATCCGTGTAAATGGATGATATCATCGCACCCGGCACGTTCAAGTAGATCATCGACGTTTTGTGTCAACATGATGGATCTATCGGTGAAATCCTTCTTCCAATTTGAAAGGAGCCTGTGCCCGATCGTGGGTACAACCGAAGCTAGACTGGACCGCAGGGTGTTGTAAAATCCATGCACAACCTCCCGATAATCTCGCCATGTTAATGCGTTGCAAACCACGTCGACGTCGTAGCCGTTCCAGAGACCGTTTTGATCTCGAAAAGTTGCTACGCCGCTCGGGGCGCTGAGACCTGCCCCTGATATCACCACCAATGTCGGTAATCTATCGTCCATCTCATGTTTTCCTTCTATACTCTGCCGAGTGATACCATTCTTTAACTTCGTCTAGATTCTCTATCAATAGCGACGGATCAGCATGCTGGTCAACCGTTTCCACGCGATATGGTTTAGAAAATCCGGGATAGATCCCGGATACCAATTCGTCAAATTGAATTCGGATACCAATACCTCGTGAAATCAAATCTTCTTGTATCAGAATGGTCGACTGCATGCGCCAATACACCTTATGCATGGTATTGTAGTCAACCACAACGGGCTCACTATCGTGTTGACCATCCGGGTTAGCATTGCTTCTAACCACCAGATAGCTGACCAACTGATCCCATGGGTTGCGTTGTACACACAGCCATTTGCATCCTTGCAGATCAAGCATGATGGACGGAATCTGAAAGATGTTGTCTGGCCACACCGTAACTGCCCATCTGGTTTGTATGTTCGATAGCTGTCTCCAGCGACGCAGGCGATCTAGAATCTTAACAGTGTGCTTGTAATCCTCAAGCAACGGGCGTTCCCTTGTCTGATTGCGATAATAGATTATGTCAGCAGGCGTCATCCTTGATATCTTGCCATTCTCAAGACTGCTGGTCCTCGTATCAAAAAATTCACCAAATGCGTGATACCCAAACGATGCTAATATTGATGCTAGAAGCTTGGTACCAGATCTAGGAGATCCAAATATCACCAGTTTCTTGTGATCAAGTATCGAGGATTGTGTAACAGCGGTTCCTGCTTTGTCGTGGGAATTTATGTTGGATAATTTTACCATTTCGGCACCTAAGTATGTTTAGATTTAATCTATTTTCCTAAATTTGTTTTAGACTGTTCCGTATCTAGGCTTGAAGGTAACCACCTATTCGACCGTGTTCGAATTAATGATAACACCGTTGCTTGTCAACGGCACATATGGGCAATAGTATGCAGCGACATCAATTGTTGGTGTCCAAATCTTCTCATCGAAGGTCAGAATATACGATACCTTATCTTCCTCGGTTTCTGTGTATGTGTACCACCTAGGTATCATGTAATTAACGTTTGGTAGTGGTTCTGGCTGCACCACGACCCGTCCTAAACATCTAGTCTTCCATGCTGCAAATTCTGATGTTTCCTTTCCATTGGCATCAAACACACCCCGTCGTACCGACAGCTTGTGCCATCCGTCAACTGATTCTAAACGAGGTATATGTTTCTCAGGTGTGGTGCTATCCACAGACACCGTCAGTTGTTGGGTTAATGCGCCGATGTTGCTCGCCATGGGAATCCCCCTGGGTACCGTTGGTGCATCACAGCATTACCCTGCAGAAAGAAACTGGCATTAACAGAGGTCGGATTACCATCCAATCTGTAACAAATGGTTGCATGGCCTGTGCAGCCAAAGTTCGGAACGTGGTGTGATATTGCTGCATAAAATCGTCGATCTCCTCCCCATCCACTGTACCAGGCAGACGCCATCATCACAATGGTTTCGCGCCGTATGCAATATGTAGAGGTATCGACTAGATGATGCTGATCACTGAGATAGATTGGGAATCTACCTAGGCTTTCGCAGTCGTCATCACAGATGTAGTTACCATCTGCATCGTATATTTTGCGCAGGCTATGACACCATGACCACCCATTGGTCTCACAGGCATTAATCATAATTGCGATGTGATCGGATTCAAACCAGTTATCCTGATCCAGAGCAACCCAGTAATCTTGCTCCATTAGGGCAGCGCTCATGAAATAAATCCGATGCCCGTACCATCCATTTGCTCCCACATTCCATGGTAGGACCATGTGCTTAACGGACGGAAACTCGTCAAGTATCAATTTAGTACGATCCAGGAATTCCGGACCGTCGATCACCACTAAACATGTGATGTTTTCGTGTGTTTGGTTGAGGACACTTGCGATAGCGGTTCTGAGAGTGGGAGACCCGGTTGTGGGAATCACCACCAGTGCTGACTTTACCATCACTAATTATGCACAGAATCACCACTACAAGTCACGAATCTATGCGGCCTTGCGCTGATTATTCCCAACATGGATGCGCTTGCCAATCTTGTTCATCGTGAATCCACGTAGACTAAGCTCATTGCGGCTGTCAAAGTCGGCATCGAGCAATCCGCGTGCAAACTGCTCAACATGGTTAACGCTGAATCCATACACCCCTTGCAGATCAAGAACACGCAGGATCATGTTCTTGATGCGCAGATATCCTAAATCGCGCACCTTGGTCCATTCTAAACAGCCATCTGTCATGGTTACTGATGAGATGTCCTGATCCGCTAGCATTGTTGTTAGCTCCCAAGCTTCGCTAAGATGCTGGATGCTGCGAATGGTGTTGATGTCGGCGATATCAAATCTTTCCTGGATCACCGGCCAAATACGATTGCGGATGTAGTTACGGTCATATTTGTTATCAGAATTGGAAGGATCTTCAATCGCAACCACGCCATGTTCACCGGCCCACGCTTCAATTTGATCCCGTGTGACATTTAACATCGGGCGGAGAATCATCATTTTAGCATCGTACCAGCAAGGTGCGCTGGTATCCATGGCCTTGAGACCCTTAACGCCGCTGCCCCTGAACAGCTTGAGCAGGAAGCTTTCACACTGGTCGTTGGCGTGGTGTGCTAAAATCAGTGCATCGGCGCCACTTTCGCAAAACGCCCGATAACGGGCTTGCCGTGCAGCATATTCTAGATTGTTGCCGAGACCATCGAGGTTAACCTTCTTAACTTCACATGAGATCCGAAGGATCGTGCAGGTTGCCATGACATGATACGACCAATCCACACTATGTGGATGGATGCCATGATCAACATGCATCACGCGGATAGGTACCGGAAGAAGATCTCGATGTCGTGCCAGCCAGTGCAGGAGGACCATGCTGTCCATCCCACCGCTAACACCAACGAGGCAGTCTTTCTTACCGTCCAATAGCCGTGCGACGTCATCAACATTAATGATGTCCATTGGTACAAACGATCCTTTTAATTGTTAGACAGGGGGTGTGATTCCCAAGATATCCCGTTGCATTTGTTGCAGCTTACAGCATGCAGGATGATTGTCAACTCCAAAGAGCCTATGTGGATCCCTTTTGATCTTCCACGAACTTTTTTAGGATCTTGGCAGCCGAGTCATGATTGATCATCTGGGACACTCCCCAGTGTAATGGCTCTGGCAGGGAATCAATGTCACACCAAACATGTCCGGCGCTTTCCCAGTTCAACGTTGGCTGGAATTGCTTTTCAACCACACACGCATATGTATAGAATCGAAATCTAGGAGCATGTGCATCGTTGGTATAAATCAACCGTAGTGGCCGATCACCGATGTCAAACCCTATTTCCTCAAACACCTCTCGCCGGGCAGCAACCGAAGGTCTCTCGCCAGGGTCAACCTTACCCCCTGGCAATGCCCATGTTAAGGGCATCGGTACGTATTCGCTGCGCTGTATCAGAAGAAACCGATCAGTCTCCATTGCTATGATAAGGCAGCCAGAGCCACTTTTATGCGGCTGTTGTAAATCTCTGGCTTTCATTGTGATATTTATCGATCAATGGCGGATAGCTTTTTAAGGGCCACGACCTCTTGGCGATAAATCGATCGAAGTTTTGCCGGATCAGCCAGGATTTCTTGATAATCAGCAATGGTTTGGGTCAGTTCGGCGATCTTCTTAATGACCTCATCATACGCATCCTTGGCCCATCGATAGCTAGGCAGAGCCGCTATGCGATCTTTCTGTTCACCGTCAACGTCAATTTTTGCCGTAAATGCAATAATTTTTTCAATGATCTCAGTGCGATTAGCAGCCTTAGGAAGAAAACCAGGAAGTCCCTTATCGTAGCACGCCTTGAGGGCTAAATTCCAGTTTAGCAAGCGGCTAGCATCGTCGATCATCTTTTGATATCGAACGCCATAAAACCCCAAGCGCCATTCGACGAATTCCCTGATGAGAATTTCTGTATTTTCATATTGCTTGATGTTGTTTCCATCCCAGTCTAATACCACCAGTCGTTCGGTTGTTTTGCTTTTTAGCTTGAGGAAGTCAATGGCCTTGCTTTCGGTCCAGCCGTTGATGGTACCTCGTTTGAACCTAACCTCAAATTTGATATCCTTGGTAGATCGATCGATGTAGGTTTGTATCAGCTCCTCGTCCTCCATCTTGTTTAACCGAGCCTTGAATTTTTCCGGACTGAGATCTGGCGGCAATTCGGTTACTATAACTGTCGACCCGTCGATGACGACCTTGCCGGTAAACTCATATGCATTGTCCCCCAATCCCCTGACCTGGGTTTGCAAGTATTCATAGCAAGGTAGCAATTCCGGCAGCTTCTTCTTACCGTCAATGGCTGCCAGGGTTGATTCGATCAAGCCGGACATGCTACGTGGGAGGATTTCCGTGCTCCATCCAACCGCAATTCCGCTCACACCGTTGAGCAATACCAATGGGATCAGTGGCAGGAAATTCTTCGGCTCGAGGACCGATCCGTCGTAGTTTTCCTTCAACGGGATGATATCATAATCTTGGTAGATCAGGTTCTCTGTATGTGCGTTCTTCTTCACATATGTATATCGAGGTGCACCCCAATCGGTTGGACCAATTCGTGTACCAAATGCACCAATGCCACTAAGCAAAGGAATGTTGTTGCAATACGGAGCAGCCATCATCGATATGGTGTCAGCTGCTGCGGCATCACCGTGAAGATAGATGTTTTCAGAAATCAACTTGCCGGCCAGTGATACCGTTTTGATCTTTTCGTTGATGGTCTTCATCACGAATAGAGCTTTACGCTGGGAATCCTTGAGACCGTCGCTTACGGAGGGAATTCCTCGGCTTTGGCAAACGTAGATCGAATAGTCTCGGCTAGTGTCCTTGATGAATGTTGTGGTGTCGGCGTAGGTCATTCTGTTCTCACATCTATGCGTTAACTATGTGTAATAGGCAAATAAATTGGTGTCAGCTATCATGCGGTGGAATTTTAGGTCCATGTTAACTGAAATAGAGTTCGATCATCGATTCTTTCAAAGAACACCACCATATCTCCCTGAGGAGCAATCAGCTCACCCCACCCGGATTGACCAGATGTCGGAGTTCGGGTCTTGTTCCATGCCCACACGGTACCATGGCAATGGCGTTCAACCCACTCTCGAATTTCGATCCGTAGATCAGGGCGTTGGTCGAGAATTTCTGACCGTAAATCCACCCCGGTGGTATTGACCGGTACGTACCATTTTGCATGATCAGCGCTGTTGAGATATCGGAATTTTTCCATATCAGTTCAGTGCCACCCATGCCTTGCGATCATCGGCCCTGGATCCGTTAAAGATTAAGTCCAACGCTTCGGCAAGCTTGCCGTCATCGGTTAGCGGTATCAATCGAGGGGTTGACAAGCTGTTTACCCAGTCGATTTCCTCAAGGCTACCAAGTCCCTTGGCCCTGGTTGGTTTTGGAGCACCCTTCCAGTTATCTGGATTGTAGGTATGATAATCATCTGCATACCAGTAGTGCCGCTTCTTACCTTTTTCTTGGATGATAAACGGAGTCTGGAAGGCATAAAAGAACGGTGTTAGATTAGCGTCAAACAGCTCTGGCCAATGCAGATAGAAGAAGTTTACCAGCAGTGCGGTGATGTTAGCACCGTCGGGATCTTGGTCAGCAGCAAGATAGACCTTTCCATATCGCAGATCCTTTCTTTCAGCCTTTTGCCCAATGCCAACACCGATGGCTGTCATCATGTCAGCAATGATCTGATTGGCCATGACATCCTTTGGACTTTCGCCGCGGACGTTGAGGATCTTTCCTCGCAGGGGTAGCGCACCGTGCACCTCGGGGTCACGCACGGCCGACACCATGGTCTTGGCCGAGTCGCCCTCGGTTATCAGCAACACACACTTGGTACGATCCTTGCCATTGGCGTCAAGAAGCTTGGGAACCTTGTTCCGCATCAGCTTGCGGTTTGCCTTGGCAATGTCAGCATCATCTCGCTTTTGTGTTCGTGCTGCGCAGCGTGCATAAATCGCATCGATCCATGGCTTGTTTTGCTTGATGATGATCTTGAATGTATTTTCATCCTCAAGGCTGTTCTTGAGATATTTGTCAACCTCATCGTTGATCAACCTGGTCTTGCTTTGGCTATCAAAGTTTGGAGCATGCATGGTGGTGGTATTGTAGATCAACAGTCCTTCGGCGATGTCGCTTCGATTCGGAGTTAATCCGCGCCGCTTGCTTTCACGTTCCAAGGCCTTGATCATGCCACCGTAAAACAACCTCTTGAACGTATCGATATGCTGCCCGCCATTGAATGCCGGGATATCGTTGACCGTCGAATGTAGATATTCTCCTTCCTCGGCAAATCCTGGTAGAAGATAATAGGTGCTGTTGAACTTTTCTTCAGCAATGCCGATGATCACCACGTCCTTATTGGCAAACATGGTGCGGTCGATGCTCTTACCAACCACCACGCGGTCACCATTAAACGTGAACCTAACACGGGGATGGTTTGCTGCGACCTCAAATACCCTGGCCTTGACAAATGCCAGCGGGATCTTGGCCTTGGGAAACACGGATGAGCTCAGGGTAAAACGAACATTAGTACCGGTCTTGCCCGAGTTGCTGGTGATCTTCGGTTCGCTGATATCTAGCTCCGGAAGTATCTCCGTGCCTTCACGGAAGGTTTGCTGGAATCGCTTGGTATCCCTGACGATATCGATGGTGAATTCCTTGGAACAGCTAACCACCACCGAAGCACCAATACCGTTGGTGCCGCGAACTTCTTCACGGTCACCAAAGTTTCGACCAGCACGGGCCTGGGTTAGTGCCAGGGTCGCCTTGTGCATGTTTTCGTTTTCGTCCCAGTCGATGGGTATCCCTCGACCGTTATCGGTTACGGAAAAGCTCAATGTCGTTGGATCATAGGTAACATCAATGTTGTTACCGTGTCCATGCCCAACAACCTCATCGAGGGCATTGTCGAACACCTCTCTAAAGGAGCAATACGCTGCAGGTGTCCACGACACTTCCTCGGCTATGAGTTTTGTGCCGTCCCAGTTGATCACGGTTTGGGTGTGTATGTTCCTAGAACCAAGATACATTTCTGTGCGAAGCCTGTGGTGAGCGTAATCGCTCAACTTGACTATCTCGTCAGCTTTCTTTTTAGACATGGTTATCCCAGATGTTAAAATGCTAGTTGGTCTTAAGCATTGGTCTTAAGCATATGCAAACCTATGCTAGGTCTGTCAACCAATGCAAAAACAAAGAGGTAGGAATTTTCATTCCTACCCCACTTGTGTTTTCCTGTTTTCGTCTAATCGTTGACATAATCCGTATCATACAAACAGCCTGGCCGATTCTAGCGCTGTTAAACGATGATTGACCAGCTTTTTTGAATACCAGTCGCGTGCTTATTTCAATAATATTTACTTATCAATTAGGATTGGCAAGCGATCCTTGCACTTGCCAATCCTATTTAGCTTAATCTTTCTTGATCCCGATCAGCTGCATGAGATGCACGAAGATATTGATGAAATCAAGATAAAGGGTTAGTGCTCCAAAGATCGAGCTCTTGGTCGGCGAATCAAACCCGTACACCTCGCCTCGGCTGAAGTATTCCTCCTTGAGCTTTTGGGTGTCATACGCGGTCAACCCGGTGAAAATCACCACGGCTAGGATGGAGATGATGAATGTCATCATTGAGCTTGCTAGGAAGATGTTAACCATGCTGGCAATGAATATACCAATTGCTCCCATGATGAGAAATCCGCCCATGGTGGTTAGATCCCTACCGGTGGTATATCCATAAAGGCTTGCCGCGGCAAATGTCCCCGCGGTTATGAAAAATACCTGGGCAATGCTTGCGGTGGTGTATAATACGAATATCGTGCTCAAGCTCACGCCCATCGACGCCGAGAATGCCCAAAACAAAACGTTAGCAGCGGTGTTGCTAAGTCTATCCATTCCAAATGATAGAATCAAAACAAACACCAGCGGTAACAGTGCCAGCACGATCCAAGTCCAGCTGTGCATCAATGGCAACAGTGCCGTGCTGCCCCACCATGCAACGATGCCGGTAACGGCCAATGCACCGGTCATCCTGTTGTAGATACCAAGCATGTATTCCCTGAGCCCGGCATTGATTTCATTTGAAGAAAGTGCCGGGATCGCATCCGGCGGATAATGATGGTTCAAGTTTGTCCCTCCTTAAGGTGATCAATCGTTAAATATTACGACAAGATACGCTGGATCACAAGAGAGGACCAATACGTTGAGAATCATTGAATTGGCTAGAAACATCATCAAGGAATCATTTACCGACATCAGCGTTGTTAAACTTGGCATCGGTGCATTGGTAAATCAGGCAGATGCCGATCTAGGTGATGAAGCCGCGGCCGCCATAGACGCATTTGTTGGGGTTCCCCACGATGCGATAAAAAAAGGATATACATTTGGAATCATGCATTCCAGACCGCTTGAAGACGCATATTCTTCCAATCCAAGTCCCCGAGGAATCAAAATGCGTCAGCAGTTGGATTCGGCATTTGCTCCTATAAAGTCGGCATTGAAGTCTAAGTTTGGCAATGTTATGACGTTGTATCGAGGCCAAGAGAGCATTGATAATGAGAAAACGGAAAGAACCACACTTAGCTGGACATCCGATCCCCGAATTGCTGCCACGTTCGCCGGTATCGAACCGTGGGAAATGAAGCTGAAGCCCATTACCGATGAACAAATACAATCCGCATTGGACACATATGCCAAAACAGGAGAGGTTAAATTCCTCAGGAACCGATACGTTCGCACGGACACTCCGACTGATGAGGAAGGAAAGGACGAATTCTATTACGACATATATGACAATCACGACGATCTACTAACCGACGGCGACGATCTTGAGAATGAATTCAAGGATCATCAGAGATACCATCAGGAATTGATAGATAAACGGGCTCGAAAACTTACAAAGGTGGTCAGGGCTGAAATACCAGTTGATGACATCATCTGGATAACCGATCGCGCGGGACAAAGCGAATTCATCCTGCACAATCGGCCTGGTGCTCGAGGTTACATTGATGCTAAAGGAAAGCTGATAAAAGGATAGGGCGGGATTTCTCCCGCCCCTTCTGTTTCTAGGCCTTCCTTGTGGCCCAATGGAATTACGCTGCTAGCAGCTCATTCTCAAATGCTGCGTTATCATTTGCTGCATTTACAATTTTCTTGCGTTAAGGTAGCTTGCGCACCGCAACCGCACTATTGCTAGATTCCTTTTGCCCTTAATGCTGCCAATCGATCCCAAATCCGGCCCATAAATGGTGGACCGGAGGAGAATTGAACTCCTGTCTTGTTCAGCTTATTTGGCTACAGTCAAACAGTTACATCTTTATTTATGCGAAATTCTCCTCAGTTGTCAACCTCGTATTCTCCCCCTTTTTAATCCAAGATTAGATATTGTTGGGTCCAATTTTTTTAGGGAGTAATTTCTATGCCCGTCATTATACCAAGATCGTCCATACGCCGGTGATTTATGATTCTTTTTCAAATCTTTCCATTGATCCAATGAGATCCATCCGTTTGGTTCAGAACCAGGAATATACCTATGACAGGTGTTCAATATTGAAATGCTTGGGATCGGGCCTTGATGATTTTGATCGATAAAAAATTTGGTACCATGCATACCGTTCCGATTACCTGACATTGATTTTGATAACCTGGCAACACGCTCGGCTCTTTTTTCTGGAGATAACCCTTTCCATTTATTTGGATCAATCTGTCCATTTGTTATTCGAGCTTTCCATCCATGATTTTTAGCATTGGCCCAAGTTTCTTCGGTCCAATACTTGGTCCCTCCTACTTTAATTTCCCCAGATTGGCATTTTTGTCGAAGTGCCTGTAGATTTTTGCGATGTTCGGGCAAATCGTGATTAATGTGATCCCAACCTCCAACACCCCCGCATTTAAGATTATAAGTATCTTTCCTTTTTACAAACGATTCTGTTACAATTTCAGCTTCTGCGGCAAAAGCGTCGTCAGATGATTCAAAAGTTTCTATGATTTCTTTTCTGAAGTTATGAATTCCATATTTCTTTATTGCCCGAATTATTGCCGTACCCGAACCCATGTAATCATCGTCAAATGATTCAGATTTATGTACGCCGACATAGATTTTATGATTGATAAGATTTGTGATGCGATATAGATAATACATCAACTATTTATTCAAATAGCCGAGTACTGCCACTCGGTCCTACCTATATAATATTAAAAATCGTCTCCGGCCCATCCGGACGTTTTATGTGGCCTCGGTCTCCGGCGTTTTGGTTTTAAGGGTTTGTTTGGATTCGGGCCCTTATATGATGCCAGGACGCTAGATGGAGGATTCTTGTATTTTGGTTCCGGACCTCTGGGTCTCGGTCCTATGGCATAGCATTCTTTTGGAGGTGTTTCTGGTGGTACATACGGACGCCATAACCGGGCGTCGACCTCCTCCAGTTGATTGAGCTTCTCTTGCTCAATCAACATTTGCTGATAATCATCAAGTTTCTTGGTACCAGAACGTCCTCTGCCCTTGAAAAACTTTCTTTTACCGCTGTGTCCGTCTACAATATATCCCATGCAGATATTTAACGGAATGTCATGATAATTATCAATAATCCGGAGGCATCAGAATGCTCACGAAGACTTTGAAATGTTCATTGACAGATATTGCCATACAAACGTTGCAGCAGCTATCGCGGTGATTTGCGAGTGATCGTATGCCGGTGCCACCTCGACACAATCCATGCCAATCCAATTGATATCCTGTAACTCCTCGATGACCTCCATCAACCACATCGACGTTAGTCCGCCGATCTCTGGAGTACCAGTCCCAGGTGCATATGCAGGATCAAGGCAGTCAATGTCTAGGCTGAGATAGCACGGGCGATCGCCAACCTTTGCACGTATCAGTTCGGCCATGAATCTCGGTGAATGTCTCATGGCCTTTCGGGCAGTCACCGTGGTACCACCGCGGCATTCGAGGAATGCACGGGATATCTCATCAGCAGGACTGCGGATACCTATGCTGATGGTATGATGCGGATCAATGAGGTTGTCCTCAATCGCACGGAACATCCATGTCCCATGCCCGGTGGGCATGCCAAAATGATCCTGCCAGGTATCACAATGTGCATCAAAATGCACAACGGCTATTTCTGCCGAGGTGTACGACCGTTCTAATGCTGCAAGTATTGGATGTGTTATGCCATGATGGCCGCCAAGGGTCACAACGTGCTTTCCGGCAAAGGTGCGCATGCTGCGCCGTATTTCGCTCATGGCATCGATATTATATCCGCTAGGGATGGCCATGTCCCCAACATCCCCGACATGATCGATCAGGGATACCGGATACCGCTCGTTTACACCGTCGGTTAGCATCATGCTAGCATCACGGATGGAGTTTGGTCCCATCCGTGATCCACTGCGGAACGTGGTTGCGCAATCGACCGGGGCACCAATGACGACAAATTTCTGATCGGTATAGTTTTTTATGCCGCTGAAGTTGCGTGTGCTACTATATTGGAATGGTAGATGCATGTTAGGTAATTAGCCCGCCGCCGCCTGGTATCGTTAATCCGCTGGTCATCGAGGTATATCCCTTGATAGCATCCTGATTAGCCCTGACCATGCATACCACGTGATCACGTGATACCGGATGTCTGGCATCTCGATCGCTGCCCAACATCCAGAACGGTACCATCTGTACGCCCGGCTGCTGTGTGCGAGGATCCTGCGATAGTACCATCAGCAGAGGTTTCGCTATGGTTACGATCTTTTCGGTGATTTCAACGATCTTACCGATCACCTCATCCCCATTGGAGATCTTAAGACAAATGATATCGTTAGCAACGAGTGGTTTTTCAAGTAGCATGGTAGCTCTCCGGTTTCTATTAAGCAATATGCTTGATAGATTTGGCGAGCGCAACCTGTGTAGGTTATCTCAGCTTGACCAATTGGCCCCAGTAAGATCGATTGTTTATCAAATCTATGGTACCAACCTTTCTTGATTCCGGCACCCGAGGAGGATTGGCATACGATATGTGTACCCATCCTCCTCCTCCGGCATATTCCAACAACAGCTGATCAAATGGGACATTGTCACGACACCACAGTGCAGTTTCATGTAGGGCCGAAGGACCGCCTTGTGTTCGTCGAAAATCACAAGCTTGGAATTTGCAATGTTGCGATGTTGGATTGTTTTGCACCGGCCTGATAGTGCTGTTTACGGCAAAATCAGGAAAATGATTTTTGATTCGATCAAGAACATTTACCGACAATAATCGTGCGTTAGCAATCAACTGCCACGGTGTGAGACCATTGCTACCCCGTTCACCAATTTTCCACGGATCGGCAGACCAGTAGGTGTTTATACCGTTGCCCCTAGCATGGAACGGGAATTCGGTTAGCTGCTGGACCGTGAAATTTTGGCTGAGCTGGAAGGTTGGAGGTACCGGTCCGGTTCGATTTTCAATGCCGCCGGTATCGTTGCTGATTATCCGCCCAGACGTGGTTGGCGCTCCGCTAACAGGCGGCGCTTCTTCGGCTGGTACTCCGGTTGCTTGTGCTTGGGCAACCTGCTCCGGAGTAACAACACCTTGCTCGATCAGCCGTTGATTCAATGCTGCTTGTTGATTCGACGCTTCTGCACCGCCCTGGAACTGTATGTCCTCTCCGCCGTTCATATAAACTGTTAGCTCGCCTTCGAAACTAGCAGGTATGCCCCGTTCCTTTGCTGGTTGCCAAAGCGCAACGGGTACTTGATTAACATAGGTATCAGGACTAAACCAAACGTCTTGTCCTATGTAGCTCGGTGGGTTTAACGGCATTGAATTTATCCTTTCACAGGTATCAATTATTTAAGGCCGTTATTGACGATTGAAAAATGCAGCCAGTTCGGTATATCCACCAATGTAGTTACCTTCTAACCAAATCTGAGGAACCGTCTTGGCATTTGGAGCCTTTTCCAGCAGCATGGCCTTGGTTACATATTGTTGATTTTCAGTTAGGGCGCTTTCTCCAAATCCCGAACTGATGATGTATTCTTGATAACTTATGCCTTTCTCGTTAAAAAGTTCTTTTGCCTTGACGCAATAAGAGCAGTTAATCTTGGTATAAATGTCGGCCTTCATTATTAACCTTTCACAATTCTGAATGCTGTTTATGTACGAGCCTACCATCGACGGTTCGATCTATCCATACGCTATGGGGCGGAGGAGTTTTACCAGCATGTTGGTAATGCCAAGCCCATCTAGAATGGTAGTTTACCGTTGCGGTAGGAACGTGGTGTTTCGCCATGTTGCTTTGGATCACGGATGCCCAAAATTGCCTGTCGCTCCATAAGCGCATGGCTGATTCCGTGATCCAGTATGTTAACAAATGCAACGCCGGCTTGCCAATAAACATGCAATTGGTATCACAAAAATCTCGGCCATTGCTTTCGACATCATCAACATATAGGTGATCCCCCGATTCAGTGCAGATGTTTCGAGTTGCTGTTACGATTGCCGCACCGGTCGATCGCATCGTGTCAACCATGGTCGATACGTGATCAGTGCAAAATGTGTTATCAGCATCAAGGAACGCAACCGCATCGTATCCGCGGCTAAACGCCGAAATAGCACCAATTGCCCTTGGAGTTGCACCAGCATCAGCATGTTGTACTGGTAATATCATGTGTTCAATGTTGGCAAATATTTTAAGACAGGGGTGTGGTAATCCGTCAGCTATAAACATATGCGTAACATCGCCATAATCCTGAGATGCCACCGAATCGTGGCATCTCTTTAAGATTTCATATTTCTCATTGTGATAGGGTGTTACAACCGCTACACGAGTTGTGGTCAAAGGCTAAGCCCCTTGAAACTATTTTCGTCGACGTCCATCTTAGCATCACCGATCTTATAACTTGAGATCTCCTGGCGATAGTAATCTGGAATTTGATTCTTCAAAATGCAGAACATGTTATAAGTTCTCCCATCCATGAAAGGGGTTATGTCTATTAACCTGTTTTCCCAGGTTTGAATTACGCTATGCAAGATAGCTATATGACCATCACGGTTAATATCTCTCAGAAGGTAATATCCAATAATACGAGTGCCACCATACCAATTAGTATATTCGATGGTATTATTGTGGCAGTCCCACTCCTTACAAAATGGTTTTGATATGATTGGAACCATTCCAATCCAGCGAGCGTCAAGAGATTTTGCAAAATCAATAAGGTCTTTATCAAGCTCCGGTATGATGAACATTTTCTGATCTAATCTTCCATCCAACTGCAGGACCTGACCTCGGACGATATTCAGGATGATACAACATCTTATGCATGGTTGCTAGGGCAAGTCCAAGTGATCTGCAAAATTCATCTAGATTACCAATTGTAATATGGTCCATACCAGTTGGGTCTGTCAAAATCCATCTATAGCTTTTCTTATTGGCCGCACCTTTGTATTTTGAGTTTGCAGCACCGATCTTAGATTTCCTTTCATCCGGACATGACCCCAAAATTCTTCCCTTACCTTTGGCAGAAATTTTCTCTCTTGTTTCTTTGCTATGGATTTTGGGGCCATATCCTCCCCTAGATTTTTGTAGCATTGATCGAAAAGCACGCTGTTGGTCTGCCTTTTCTTTTGATCCATATATTTCTTCGTAAGATTTGCCTTTGTGATTTGGCGGTCTTGAATCTTCGCAAATGTTAGTAAGTATTCCGCCTTTGTTGTAGCCCTTGCGTCCATATTTTTTGATCAGAGAAGCTTCGAGCTCATATGCTATGTCTTCATCAATTATATTTTCTGCAACATAAATTATCTTGGGCTCAAGGCCTGCTGCTCTTATAGCAGTGATTTTGTTTTCTTTGTGCATGTTACGGGTTTCTGGTATTTCCCACAAATGAGTGATGGCTCTACGACCCGTTCCTTTGCCCACATAAAAAGGCTGATCGTTTTTTCTTGGATCAGCCAAAATATAAACATAATAAGTTATCTCTGTCTCCTGCACTTTGATAAACCTATTTAGTGCAGGAGACAGAAATCATTGTTTATAAACTTAGGCCCTTGAAACTATTCTCGTCGACGTCCATCTTAGCGTCACCGATCTTATACGAGGAAATTTGGACTTGCTGAGGTGCCACCTGCACTTCCTTGCCGGAAATCCATTTGTTGGTCCACGGTAGTGGATTAGCCTTTCCCTTGTAGGGGCTATCGAGGCCAATGCTAGTCATGCGAGAATGTGCGATGTGTTCGACATAATCCTTGAGCAATGCTGCATTAAGACCAATCATCGATCCATCCTTGAACAGATAATCGGCCCAGGCCTTTTCTTGATCAATGGCAGAAATAAACATCTTGGTAACCTCATCCCTGCACTCGATTTCGATTTCAACAAAATCAGGATCGTCCTTCGGCAACAGCTTTATCAATGTCTGCGTGCTGCCGAGGTGTAGATTCTCGTCACGGCAGATAAATTTGATGATCTTGGCATTGCCTTCCATCTTCTTCAATTCGGCAAATGCCCAAGAGCACGCAAAGCTAACGTAAAATCGAATACCTTCAAGTGCATTAACTGAATTAAGACACAGCCACAATCTCTTCTTTAGTTCCCTGCGACGTATGTCGATGGTCTGGCCATTGACGCTGTGCGAACCTTCTCCTAGTAGATGATACCACTGGGTGTATTCGATCAAGCTGTCATAATACTTGGTGATATCCCTGGCGCAGTCGACGATCTGTTCAATATCGAGCATGGTATCAAATACCTTGCCGGGATCCGGATAGACGTTGCGGATGATGTGCGTGTAGCTCTTGGAGTGGATGGTCTCGGAAAATGCCCAGGTCTGTATCCAGGTTTCTAGCTCTGGTAGTGAGCAAATGGACAGGAACGCGAGATTTGGCGCACGCCCTTGCACGCTGTCGAGGATTATCTGTCGCTTGAGGTTGGACGTAAAGATGTGCTGTTCATGCGGACTCAGTGCGCGAAAATCCTTCTGGTCCTTGGTTACATCAACTTCCTGTGGTCTCCAGAAGAAACTTAGCTGGTTCTCGGTAAGACGATCAAACACGCGGTATTTGATGTTGTCATATCTAGCAACAGTTGTGGTGCCAGATTGGTCCAGGAATGCCCGGACCTTGGTGCTGTTGGCTCTGTTGCCGCTGTCTAGTGTATGGAATGTCATAATGTGTCTCCTGAGCTCTATATTATTGTCTATCTTCTTGTGAAGAGCAATACCTCAATCTACCTTTAACCCAGCCGTGTGGTTCTTGACCTGGATCAAAGTACCGGCATTCTTGACTATTGTTGTACCATTTCTTACCTAAGGCGGCTTTCGGTGGATTAGCTTTGACATTGGCAACCCACCCATAAGTTCTATTGTTGATATATGGTGTTGGATCGATGCCTTTGAGATAGAATTTGGTGTACAGATGTCGTGAGACTCCAGTTGCCTGTTGTAGTTCTTCATATCCTAGATAGGTGGCACTTTTATACTCCAGGGTTTTTGTCTTGATTTTGGACATCTGCGTCTTCCAATTTTCTGACTTATTCCTACCCTTGTGAGCTTTGCTGATGCGCTCCTTTATATCATCAGTGGGCCTCCAAGACTTGTTATGCTCGCGAATGTGTTCGCCAAATTCACGTTTAATCCAACCATATGATTTGTTGTTACGGTTAGCCATCATGTTGGCCGCATAGATCAACTTAGAATTGCCTGGATAGATCTTAACCAATAACAGATGAGCAATGTAGTGCTCTTCTGGTGTCAACCGTACAAGGTTAGAAGGATTATCTGACCCTCCAACACACTTAGGAATGATATGGTGTTTCTCAGCATAACCTTCAAATACTCTATTGCGACCTTTGTTGATTAACTGCGAATAGATCCTACTATAGTTCATAGATTACAAAACACAGCTATCGCAAGTAGGATCTTCAACTTTCTCCGTTGACGAATCTTTATCTGCTTCCATCATTTTGGAAACATTGACCTCTCCTTGCCCATCGAATTGGTTCATATAATACCAAGTTTTGTGCCCCCACTTGTATCCAAGGATCATGTGCTGTAACAGCTCGCTCATCGGAAGCTGTTGATTCTCATGATGTTCCGGGTTGTAGGATGTATTGATGCTGATGCTTTGGTCGATGTATTTTTGCAATACCGCTGCTATCTTGAGATAGCCTTCTGGACTGGCTTGATCCCAGAGAAGATCATAGCGATTCTTGAGCCTACGGTACTCGGGAACGACCTGCCGCAATACACCGTCCTTGCTTTGCTTCACGGAGATGTATGACCTTGGGGGTTCAATGCCATTGGTGGCATTGCTGAGCTGGCTAGAGCTTTCGCTAGGCATCAATGCCATCAGTGTCGCATTACGGATGCCGTGTTCCTTGGCCGCAGCACGGAGATTGTCCCATGGCATGCGCTCACGGTATGGTACCAGATCATCAACTTCTTTCTTACGTGTGTCAATTGGCATGATTCCCAGGGAATACTTGGTATCATCAACTCCCTCGCACGCGCCCTTTTCGCGAGCCAAGTCAATTGACGCCTTGATGAGATAGTAGCTCCATGCTTCCGCGTATTCGTCAACCGTTTCCAGCGCGGAATCGTCGCTATACTTGAGACCATTCTTTGCTAGCCAATAGGCAAAGTTAATAATACCAACGCCAAGTGGACGATACAAGTCAGTATGCTTTCTTGCTGCCAGTATTGGATAATCCTGATAACTCAACAGGGCATCAAGTCCTCGAACTGCCAAGGTACACGGCTTTTCAAAATCCTTGGGTTCTCGGATCTTACCCCAGTTAATTGCCGATAGGGTGCAAAGTGCTACCAATCCGTTGGGATCATTAACGTCGTCCATTGGTTTGGTTGGCAAGGTGATTTCTGCACAGAGATTGCTCTGTCGGACTGGCGCAACGCTTTCAATGAATGAGCTATGCGTGTTAGCATGGTCAACATTCATGAGATAAATCCGACCAGTATTCTTGCGTTCCTGCATGAACATGGTGAAGAGGTCAGCAGCTTTTAAGGTCTTTTTACGAATCTTGGTGTTGCGCTCGGCCGCTTCATAAAGTTCCCTGAAACGCTCCTGATCAGCAAAGAAGGCATCATACAATCCCGGTACGTCTCCGGGCGAGAACAGCGTGAGATTGCCACCGGTCAATAGCCGTTCGTATGCGAGCTTGTTGAATTGAACTCCATAATCCATGTGACGTGCGCGATTTTCCTCGGTACCCTTGTTGTTCTTTAAAACGATTAGATCCTCAAACTCCCAGTGCCAAAAGGGGAAATACACCGTAGCTGCGCCGCCTCGTATGCCCCCTTGATTGCAGCTCTTAACAGCACTTTGAAACAGCTTGATAAAAGGCACGATACCGGTATGATACGCATCGCCCCTGCGGATCGGGCTTCCTATGCCACGAATACGGCCGGCATTGATTCCAATGCCGGCCTTCTGGCTAACGTATTTCACAATGGCCGATGTGGTTGCATTGATGCTGTCTATGCTGTCGTCGCTTTCAATCAACACGCATGATGAAAACTGTCGCTGCGGTGTTCTCACACCGGCCATTACCGGTGTCGGTAGGCTCACATCGTGATTGCTGATGGCATCATAGTAGTCCTTGATCCACTTCAAGCGCGTGGCAGTTGGATAAGATGCAAACAACGTGGCTGAAATCAGCATGTATGCGATCTGCGGCGTTTCAAACAGCTGACCGGTCACTCGATTCTTTACCAGATACTTGCCTCGCCATTGCTCCATGGCAACATAGGTCAGCTCATAATCTCGATCATGGTCGATGTATGTTTCCATCACTCGCCATTCATCGTCACTGTATGATTCCATTAGCTCGGAGTCATAGTATCCCTCACCAACTATCTTGACAACATGCTCCTTGAGCGATGACGGATTGATACCCCCATAAACTTCCTTGCGTATGTGATAGTTGATCAATCGACCAGCAACATACTGGTAGTTTGGGGTTTCCTCGGTGATAAGATCAGCTGCGGCCTTGATCAACGTTTCTTGGATGTCTCTGGTCTTCATACCAGTATAGAACTGTAGCTGCGATCGTATTTCAACCTCGCTGGCCGAAACTCCACTGATCCCCTCGGTGGCCCACATAACCTGACGATGGATTTTTTCAATGTTTAGCAGCTCCCGCCGTCCGTCCCGTTTAGTGACGTATATCTCTCCATGCTTGCTAGTAACCATGTATCGGAATCCTTTTGATGCTATCGGCGATGTAAATTTCTATCTGTCTAAAAGACTTAGAATTGTGTATTTAAGTTCTAGCTTCGACGCCTGTCGAATAATTTTATATCGTTTTTGGCGGCGTGTTGATCATCTAACCTTCATATGATGTTTTCCATCATATGCGTATTGTTGCTGTATCCATACGTTTTTTAACGCTGCGATGCGTGTTACGGACCCATAGTCTAGGTTCAACATCCATTGGTTGTCAGCTAGCAGAACCAATTTTTGTATCCGTTGATCAACATCGTTGATCAAGGCTAGTGCAAGCCGAGTTGCGTTCCATCGTTGGTCTTCCGAAAGCAGCAATGTATAAAACATACCAATGGCCATGCTGCTGTCGTCGAACTCGCCGCCGTGCATCAACTGCCACGGATCGGGCCATTGATCCGGTTGATCCCAATCTATCAGTCGTGTTGACAATGGAGCAAGGTCCCAAAATTTTAGAACCATTTCAAGCTGTTCTAGATCTGATCGATCGGCTGTTAGGGTGGCCCGCAGATTCTTCCATTCTGCGAGCGCTGCCTTCTTTCCATTAATAAATGGCGAATGCATGATAACTCCGTGTTATGAAATTATGTTGATGTTTTTGAGCTGAACCGCACTGTTAAATTTTATCGGATTTGCTGCATTGAAAAGATTGAACATAAAACGGTTAGTCCCGCCTTTAATACTTCTCGAGTTAGTATAATCATTATCAAGTCCAGTTGAATATATTACGGATTTGGACTGAGATAACAGCCATGATTTCAACTGTGCCGGAGTGGCATGCGGATTGATCTGCATGAACAGAGCGCCCAGTCCAGCTACCTGCGGACATGCCATGCTAGTACCACTGATGTTGGTTTGTTTAAATGATGGATTGAGATAGTAGGTCTGGCTACCTGATCCCCACTTGTTGGTGTTGCTGGTAGAACTCATGATGTTGGAACCCGGCGCGTATATATCAACCCCGGGTCCGCTCTCACTGAAAACTGATTTGTACTCGGTGGTAGCATTAAAGACCGTTGAATCGATTGCACCCACGATCAATGCATCGGTGCTATATGGACTTGAACCTCGATTGTAATATCGTGTCCCAAATAATGAACTGGTAAAGTAATTATCGTAGTCAAGACCGCCGGTCACGTCTATCTTTTGATAGTAGTTACCTGCTGCCACAACTACCACTATACCAGCTGATATCATTTCCTGGATATCAACATCAACGGATCCGACCCGAGTACCATAATAACCGCCAGAACCTATCATGCCATAGTCGGTTCTCGGTAGTGTACCGGACCAGGGAGTACCTCGATATACACCGCCAGTGATGTTTGAAAATGAACTAACATAGCCCCAGCTCATGGTTACAATGGTCGGTCGTTTGCTACCGGTTATTGGATCAATTGGTTTATTTTGATGCCATAGCTTGATCGTGTCAAAGCAATCGGTGACCGAAATACCAGTACCAGCGTCACCCGAGCCTTCAAGACCGTTGACTTTCATTGAATATACGGCTGCTCCCTTGGCCCAGCCGTAGGTTTTGCCTGTTGCTATACCGGCACAATGGGTACCATGACCATCAAAGTCTCGATAAAAATTAGGGCTTTGTGTTCCAGACAATCCACTTGCTTGATACCAATCTATCTGTACGACCCGTGAAATACCGTTGCTGCTGGTAAATTCCGGATGATCGATCTGTAAACCGCTATCCGATACCACCACATCAACGCCTGTACCGTCAAGCGTGTATCTGTATGGACCACTAACCAACGTTCCTGTTCCATATATGTTGGATTGCTCAATGCACCTACGCAATCCCCAGTTTACAAACGAACCGCTGTCACTATTTGTTTTGGTAAAATTTGATTCTTGTAATATCTTAGGTTGTAACTGGATGTCAGACCGTTGATCGGGCGGTATTTCCACGGAATACACACGAGCGTCTCGTCTGAGTTCATCGGCTTCTGCATCCGTTAAAGAATAATGACAACTGCGCAAGCTGCCTGGACGCTCGTTTACTATGTCCACGATTCGGTCTGGTATCGGTACAGTACCAAAGGTATTGCTTTCCATTTGATCCCAGAACCGATCATAGTCAATCCCAGCAACCAAGCTTACGATGTATTCCCGTTCAATCATGCCGGAGTACCATCGTCTAGGTTTATCCATGCGCCATTTTGATAGCCCTGGAATCTATTTGCCGTGGTGTTATAGACCATGTCACCGTTGCTTGCCGTGATTAGATTTCTAGCGGTCGTGGTAAATGACGCCAGCCTAAACGGTGAGGATGTTACATCTACTCGATTTGCTGCTGTAAGCAACAGATTGGTTGCCGACACGATTTCCGGTGTGCCAGCCGATGTGGTTATAACATTACCACCAACATAGAGATTTCCTGCGATACCAACACCGCCTGCCACTTGCAGCGCACCGCTAGAGATGCTTGTTGACACCGTTGTGTTGCTGATGATTACTATGTTTGCGCCGTTAAATGTCCCGCTGCCAGCTGGTCCGGTTGGTCCAGTTGCACCGCCGCTACCCGCTCCGCCGGCTGGCCCAGTTGGTCCAGTTGCACCGCCGCTACCCGCTCCGCCGGCTGGCCCAGTTGGTCCAGTTGCACCCAGGCTTCCCGGTATGTTGATCACCTGCGGATCAAGCGTGATGTTGGTTGATCCAAGATCGATTACATTGAGAACCGTGTCAAAAACGTCGCCAATGCTGGAACACAGTGATGTGCCTAAATCCCACAATATCGGGCTGTCAGACAGCGAAACACCGCAGTTCTTAAACGAGTTACCTATCGATGTAATGCCCGGATTCGGGCTATACACCTGTATTCCTCCGGAATCAATCGTGTCAAACACCGACTGAGATACAGTTGTGTAAGAAGGACCGTCATACCCCGTGGCAAGATAATCCGATCCCACGCAGATACCGGAATATAATTCGTAAAACCAACACCTCGACATCCTGGTGTGTTCTACCGGATCGTCTGCATAGATACCATATGTGAAGTTGCCAAAGTCACAATCCACAAACTGTGAATCATAGGTAGGTGTTGCGTCGCCAATGCTTTGCAACCTCACCGCTGCATGCGCATCAGTTGTGAGATCGCCCGAAGAATACCCGCCGACAAATCGAATCGACTCAAGTCGAACTCCCTGGTATCTAACTAGATTACACGCATCGATCTTTAAACCGTCCGTGCTGAGTGTCATGTTTCCTAACAGGATCCGTGTTGGAAGCTGTGCGCTACCGAGGCCTATGTTAGCAGCGGTTTGACCGAGGCTGTCGGCGGTGATAAACATTGATGATCCAGAAAAACCAGCATCTGCTACGATGATGGTTTTATCAATGCCGTCTCCTATCAACGTTACATATGGGTACAGTAATATTGGTTGTGAAATACGATAAATACCAGCCGGCATCCTAAGTAGAACGCGCAATCCGGCATTTGTTGGGGTTGTTGTGCCAGATCGTCCAAGCATCTCAGCAATAGCAGCATTGATAGCAATCGAATCGTCAGATTCTCCGTCGCCAGTAGCACCGAAATCTTTAACACTTGCTGCATCGTTGAGCTTTTGCCCAATCGACCGTATGGCGCTTGAATCCAAGGTCGTGTCAAAGGTACGGAACTTGGTTATGATTAGATCAGTGTTTGGACCGTGTTCTGTTAAAACCGCGGTATTTTGACCAAAGCCGGGTGCATTGCCAATGAAAAGTTCTCTGGTATCCAAGCACCAGCCGAACTCACCCTCGGCTAATGCCGGGGGCAAATCAGCCCTGAGACCTCGTCTCTGTTGCATTCTAGAGATTGATGTGATGGCCATTTGTTTACTTCCTGGACGCGTATGGTATATTTAGTTGAAAATCGTTTGTCGGTTGATCCTGTTCGAAAAGGTGCTATAATTTGCGCAAGGAGATAGCGACATGGTTGCCAATATCATCACGACAGCGTTGCTTGAGCTGCAAACGCTGTTCAACGCAAAGGGATTTGACATCCGCTTGGTTGGCGGCTGCGTTCGTGATCTCATAGCCGGCGTTGCTCCCAAGGACGTGGACCTTTGCACGGATGCAGATCCGGCAGAGCAGGTGCAGATCTACCAGGATGCTGGCATCCGCTACATCGAGACCGGTATCGAACACGGTACGGTAACCGTGGTGTTGGATGGTATCCAATACGAGATCACCAGCCTGCGCTTGGATGTTGAGACCGACGGCCGGCGAGCCACGGTGGCATACACGCGCGATTGGATCAAGGATCTCGAGCGACGGGATTTCACCATCAATGCCATGAGCCTCACCTTTGACGGCGAGCTAATTGACCCATTCAATGGGCTCAAGGACCTTCGCGAAGGCTTGGTTGCATTCGTGGGCGATGCCGAAACACGAATCCGCGAGGACTACCTGCGCATCCTGCGTTGGTTCCGTTTCCGTGGTCGCTTTGGCATGAGCATGAGCTACTCCGCCCGGCGTGCCATCGAAAAGCTGGCACCGGGGTTGCAGGGCATCAGCCGCGAGCGTGTGTGGAGCGAGGTCAGCAAGATCATCGCCGGCAAGGATGGTCCTTACATCATGCTGGAGATGCATCAGATGGGCGTGGCCCGGTATATCGATCTTCCGGACGAGGTGGATTGGATTCATTTTGCCGAGGAGGTATCCGAGATCACTCGAAATCCGGTTACGCTCATGGTCGCGTTCTACGACGAGGAAGCCGAGCAAATCCTTCGCAAGTGGAAGGCCAGCGGCGCGGAAATCCGCCTGGCCGAAAAGCTGAGATGGAGCACCGGCAGCCGCAAGGACGTCAGCCCGTTTTATGCCATGGCGGTTCTCGGTTGGACCCGAGAGGATGCCCTCGAGCTTGCTGCCATCATTCAGATGGATGCGTTTGAGCGTGCGGTGCTAGCAGAATGGCCGGTGCCGGTGTTCCCGGTCAGCGGCAACGATCTCCTTGCCGCAGGCCTTGCACCCGGTCCGGAGTTCAGCCGGCGCATCGGCATCATGAAGAATCGATGGGCCGATACCGGCTATACGGCCAGCAAGCAAGACCTGATGATCTTGTTTGATTAACCCATTGCAAGTGCGGGAGATTTTCTCCCGTACTTGCGGTGTTTGTCCTCTGGTAAATACCCACGGAGGATCAGTTGATGCGCATATCTGAGATACTAGAAACCGCCGGAGTTGGATTGGTTGTACCCGGTGTTAACATGCCGAAGGGCATGCACCCAGATGAGATCCGGAGACAGGCGGCTAAGTTTGGCAACCAAGTTAGCAAGGACGGAGTCCCTCCTATTGCCAGTACCAATGGCGACGATGCCTTAGAGGAAATCACCGACGACGATGTGATCGAGGGCTGGAGCAAGAAATACAAAAACAGCATCAATTGCAGCAATCCAAAAGGTTTTAGCCAGCGTGCCCATTGTGCTGCACGTCGCAAGAGACAACGAGGTGAAGCAACCAGCAGCCGTAGCGTAAATGAAACCGCGGTTGATGAATCTAACACGCTGGTTGAAAAAAAGAAAAAGCCCAAGCCTACCAATCCGGCACTGTGGAGCAGAGCTAAATCGGCCGCCCGAAGCAAGTTTGAGGTGTACCCGTCTGCCTATGCCAACGCATGGGCGTCTAAATGGTATAAGAATCACGGCGGTGGATGGAGAATGGGATGAGGATTTCAGATATAGATCCGTTGTTCGAAGCATACCAAGGTGGATTGCGCAAGTGGTTTAAACAAAAATGGGTGAACATCGGCAAGAAGAAGGGCGGTAAACATCCTGAGTGCGGTACCAGTGGTGAGGACAAAGCTTATGCCAAATGCGTACCGGCCGCCAAAGCCGCATCGATGAGCAGCAAGGACAAAGCGTCAGCAGTTAGGCGAAAACGGGCCGCACAGTCTGCGGCTGGTAGGTCAGGCAAAGACAAGCCGGGAAGCGGTAAGAAACCAATAAGAGTTAGAACCTAATGAAGATACGAGATTTAATCGCCGAATCTGCATATGACGGATCAAACATCAGTGTCACTGGAACCGAAAAATCCATGTTACAACGTAAGTTAAACATACGCCCTGGTACTCCAGAATGGTTTAAGCTTTGGTTTTCTAGACCATATCTAACCAATGAAAAACCGGTCGATGATAACTAAATCTTGGACTAATTTTTCAGCGATAACACCATTATCTTGCTAAATCATACCGCAATATAAACCCTCGTAAATTGACCCAATTAGCCACGTCCGATAATACTCATTTACATGCTTGAAGATCACAAAATCTGCTATTTTACAATAGAGTTGCCAAAGAACCCGATACGCCAGGGAACAACGTGGCCCGTTGCTGCGATCGGGAACAGCCTCGTGTCGAGGCATGGACAAGAGATTCTCTCGGATGAGATCAATGAAATATTTTCCAAATGCGGATTGATCCCGGATTCGGTATTGCTATGGACATGGAACAACCGTACCGACGGTTCTGATCATTATGCTATACACTCCGACGGACATTATACCATGCACAATCAACGACATTGTGCGATGAACTGGCTTATCAGCGGAGCTAGCATGGTTGAATGGTGGAGCTTTAACGGAGCCACGCCAGTGTTGACCAATAAGGTCAACGAATCATTTTCATTAACGGAATGGCACTATAACAGCAGCGAGCCAACCAAGATCACCGAATGGAACGGTGAATCACCTGCGGTATTGAACATCAAACAACCGCACAGTGTTAGGGTGTTACCAAGCGCAACTGGTCCTAGAACCAGTGTAACCATTCGATTCAAGAAAAATCCACCAATTAGCGAAATGCTGCTGAGGCTTAATCAACGGATCATCAGGCTATCATGATCCGTTGATCAGCCAACCTCATGATATTGTGCAACTCGTTGCCACCAAATATCGACATAAGTCTTAAACTCGTCACCTTGTAGAATCCAGCGTTGGGGTTCTAGGTCCTTTGAACACATGAGTATCACCCCCTGCTGTATGTCAGTTCCGTGGACCGCATTGTGTGCTGATGCATATGCAGCAAGCTGCACCTTGTAATCCTGGACCCTGTCATCGGTCTTGGGACGATTGGTTTGTTTGAAATCGATGATGCTGGGAATGCCTTGGTAGAGACCAACCATGTCAGTGGTACCAGCATATAATTCCGGGTAATATAACGGCGTTTCTAACCCCCATACCTCATCTAGGCATGGTTTGAGATATGTTTCCAATATCACTGCGGCCATTTTAAAACTATGACGATGATAAAAATTAGTACCCGGTATTGGATTTTCTCCGCGGAGATGTCGTTCTAAGAAACTATGCATCAGGGTACCGCGAAAGGCCGCTTCCTGGGTGATCTCAGCGGCCTTTTTTTCGCCAATGCTTCGGCGCCAAGAAGCCAGTGCCTTTTTTGATTCCTCAGATTTGGTTTTATCTAATATGGTAGTGACGCTCGGAAGTTTGTTACCGAAAGGATCTACATATTTTCGTCCGTCTGGACCGCCGTCTTCGCGTTTTAGTTTCGAATATGTGTGTCGTTCAACCAGTTTCATTTGTTGATTATACGATCCATTTCAGTCGAGCTGTAATATAAAACTCGCATTAAGACCATTTCTTCGTTGGCGTTCAAGCTCCTTAAACTCTCCCAAAGTTTTTACTCCGATATGTTGGCTCATCGACATCAGAGTTTGTGTTGTGTCGTTGTTAGATGTGATCGGAGAGTTAGTTAGATAGATGACCCCGCTAGCAAGCTGTGCCCAGTACCATCCTTCCTTGATTTCCAACAACGTTGACCCCGTTTTTAACCAGCCATCACCGATGCTAACGATCTTGAATACTTGGCATGATTGTTCGTCGCCGTTTGGTTGATCAACATGATCCCGTTGCATGAGATCGGCGACCTTTTCAGCTAGGGTGGCTTTCTTCTGTTCCTCTCCAAAAAGATTAATCAACAGCAAACCTCTTATCACGTCCGGTTTTTCATGTAATGCCCGGATATCGTCTTCGCTCATTGATCTAGATCTACGAATCAATTCCTGTATTCTTGGTTTCTTGCTGGCCAATAATAATTGATCAGGACCATACATGGATCTCATCGGATTACCAAAGAATCTTCCACATTATCGTTGCATTTGTCGACGGATTCGTTAAACGATTGATCTGATAACCTAGATTGGTAAAATACGTGATGATGGTATCCATCCTATCAATGTATGGTCTTGACAGCTGATTGTTGCTGAGTTCCTGATTCTTCCACGCTTTAAAATAATCACGGCTATCTGGATATAGCCTAATACCAAATGTACCAACTCCGGCCCCAATTGATGCTGTTGCGGTTGATTGGATTCCGCCGGTGATTTGCGGCGGTGCAAGCGTTATGTTAGGTGTTGTTTCATATCCGTCACCGCCCGAAGTAACCGCAATATTTGCAATGCTGTAGCCTCGCTGCGGTATCGTAACCGGAGGTACCGGAGTTCCGATTTGATACGGTCCTGGTATGAGATATACCGTTGGATCGGCTGTATAGTTAACACCTTGATCAATTACCACGATACGATCTATGGTCGTTGCAGCCAGAACGGATACAGCAAGCGCGTCTCCGTCGATGGTCACCGCTGGAGGTACATTGTAACCAGAACCGTTGGTCAACACTGAGATCGATTGTAATGTGGTCGATGCTAGCTCGCCGACAGCATCGGCGTCGATGCCGTCGCCAGCAATAGTGATGATCGGCAGATTGGTATAACCTGATCCAGGTGTTATCACGTCGATCGAAGTGATCTGGTCACCGACGATGTTTGCGGTTGCGGTGGCGTTTACCGATGCACCGCCACCGGTTATGGTAACCGTGGCATAACTATAACCGGAACCCGTACTAATCATGTTTATCGAGAACAGTGAGGTCGGCGATAGAATTGCGGACGCGGTTGCACCAGATCCGTTGGAAACGGTAACGTTTGGTATCGAGGTATAAAGGGTTCCCGGCACCAACACATCAAACGTCGATACATTACCGGATGATAGTACCGCACTAACCACCGCGGCTGTACCCCCCGTTAACGGCGGCTCAACTGCCACCACCGGCGGAACCGAATAACCCGACCCAGCCGTTAACACTCCGACATCGTTAACTCCCATAACAAGATTAAATGCAGCCAGTGTTCCGCTACCCCCGTTTACCGGATTTGATTCCAATCCCGGAAGGGCGGTATATGAACCGCCGGATTCCAGGGAATAGCTTTGTATTCTCCCTTGTGTATCAACCGCAGTAACACGTATGTAGGAATTTTCAGTTGCAACTCCGCCAGCTATCAACAGGTAGTCATCCTTGCTATAGTTGATACCGGATGATGTCATTTGTACAGAAACGACCTTCATTGATACCGTTCCCGCAGCGGCCCCTGATCCAACCGCTGTTATCGTCACCGATGGTACCGACACATAGTAATCATTCTCAACGATTTCTATAGAGTTGACGCTCGACGGGGTCATGCTAGCAATGGCAGTTGCACCATTACCGCTATCAAAGGTCACCGAGGTTACTCCTACGTAACCATATCCGGTGTTGGTGATCAACACGGAGGTTACTGCTCCGCCGGTAACCATTGCTACCGCTTCGGCACCGACACCGGATGGGTCCTGTATGACCACCCGCGGGGGTGCGGTGTAGCCGAGGCCCGCTGATGATATGGAAATTTCCTTGATACCCATTGTAAGATTAACCGTAGCACCGGTGCCACCGCCGGGTAACACGGTTGTGGTTGCCCCGACTAGACCCGGTATGACCGTATAGTTACCAGGATTTGACAACACCAATGATTGTATTTCACCGTTGGCATTAACACCTGATACCAGGGCCGTTGCAGCAACGCCAGTACCGCCTACTACCGTTATTATGTCGCCGAGATGATAGTCCATACCAGAGTTGTTAATGCTTATCCCAACCGCCGTGTATCTTACGGTATCGATGGTTGCACCAGATCCCTGGGCCACGATTTGTACCGTCGGTTGATCAGAATAACCTGCACCACCGGTGGTGTTTGCAATTGCAACAACGCTGCCCCATGATGCTAGGTATGCTCTCGCTGTTGCCGATACCGTTGGATTTCCACCGGATATGGTTACCAACGGCGGTTGTATGTATCCGCTACCTTGTTCAGTAATGGTTATCGCTGTCAGACCCGACGTTACGTCAATCGGAACCGGACGGCCGGATAATGCATCCGCATAGCTTGCGGCTAGCTTTATGTGATCAGGATCAACATATATCGCATAGTAATACGCATTGCTTTTTAGAGGTGCAGGAAGGGCTACCGTGCTCGATAGGGTTATCGTATCTCCAGTTGAAAAATTATGATTCGGTATGTAAAGCTGATCAGTTAAAGGATCTATGGTCCATACCTGGTTGAACAACGCCGCACTGTTGGTCATCGGGGTATTGTTTGAAACCGTAGCTTCAAACAACCCCAGCTTAACGGCATCAAGTATTACTGATTCGATACCCCGTGCTTCGTCGTGTACGGCTCGATCTCGAAGAGGACTGTTCCTGGCTTCGTCGGCAGTGAGAAATACGCATGATCTAGACGTTGCCATTATATCTTGTCCCCTGCCTTAATAGCATTGGTAGCTACCTTTGCGGCTGTTTTTTCAACTTTTTCCTGATTTTTGGTCTTTTCATCCTTTGCAACCACTTCCGGTTCCTCTTTCTTAAGGATGATTTTCTCATTCGGAGGAATACCGTCGATCCGTTTGAAAACCTCGGAAAATCTTTCCGTTTGTAGGAGATCCTTGATCAGATTTGAATTGATCTGAAAATGCTGGCTGCGCAACATGGAAATAACGGTTGCCATGTCGAGCTCAGTTTTCTTATCCTGTAATGCTGTGATGATGAGATCCATTAGATCGATCGAAATCTCATCAGACACATCATCCTCAAATATGATCTCCTTGATCAACACGACCAGTTATCCTCGTGCAGCACGATTGATGGCGCTGGTAAAGCTTTCCGGTTCAATCATTCTTGGATTATTGATCATGTCGGCCTTGAGTTCAAGCCAGTATGCTCGTGCATCTGCACTTTCAAACATCTTCTTGCTCTTTCGACCGCTCTTGGTGGTATAGATCACACCATATGGTGTAATGTTTTTGACTTCTTCCAGTGCGGCAGCCTTGTTGAGGCTTTCAATTGTTCGTAGCATGCCGATCACACCTTCTTGCATCTGCTGGCGAATGGTGTTCTTAGCTGCGGCAATCGTCTTGTTAACAACTGCGATCCTGTCTAGTATCGAGTCGCCTTCGAGACCGTATCCCATCTGTAGAGGATCAGATGCCGTACCTTCCTTGAGCAACGACTTGAATTCATTGCGATGTGCAAGCATTTGAGCTTCAAGCTGCTGTAGCTCAACCTTGGCTTCAGCAAGTGCCTTTCCGGTACTTACAAAGCTTTCGTCCTTCTTGCCGAACTGCTTCCATGCAGTTGCATAAAGAACTTCCTGCCAGCGATTGCCATAACGCTTTTTGAAATCATCCTTGTTGCTCTTGATGAAATCCTCGGCCTTCTTGCCAGGGGGTGCAGTTTCTTCGACCTCAGATTCGTTGACCTGCTTTGACAGCTTCTTTATTGCTGCCTTTGCGTTTGCGATTTCCTTGTTGAGATCCTTATTGCCTAGGTTTACACCGCTGGCCTTTTGCTTCTCAAGCTTCTTCAGTTCGGCCTTCTTGTTGTTGAGATCTCTTGTCGAGGCGCTGATCTCGGAGTCTAGTGCTTCGTCAACCTCTTCCTTCTTGGTGTTGTCTGCTTTCTTGTTCTTTGCCTTGGCCTTCATCTTTTCGATGTTTTTCTTGAAAGCATCTGGTATCTTGCCCTCGGTTAGCCCTGGATTTGCACGCATGATGCGAGCCTTCGGTAGGGTCATTTCTGATCCATCTGGCTTCTTAAGGGTTATCTTGTCTCCGTCAATTTTAATGATCTCGTATCTCGGTGTTGCCTTTGGATTGGTCACATTGACCTTTTTACCAACAGCTAGGCTTTCGGCAACCTCATCCTTTTTAGCACGACCGAGAGGTTCGGTTTCACCCTGGGCTGCTGTTGGCCCAGTTTCAGTGCCAATTGCAGCTAGATCGGCTGATATGTCACTATCATCACCTTCTTCGCCGCCCTCGGTACCAGCGCTTTCAATGTCCGATGTAGCGGCAGGTATTCCTCCACTGTTAAGGGTATCGATGGCTGCGTCCATCGTTTCTTTGGTGTTGGTAGTAACCTTCAACAGCTCGTCCAGCGCAGCTTTAACGGTGCTGTTGAATCCCATAGCAACTTCTTGGCCAAACTGGCTACGCATGATGTTAACTAGCGGCATTAGATCCTCAACGCTCATCTTGGCAACGTCTTCAGCAATATCCTGAACATTGGTGCTCATGTCCTTGGCTGCTAGTATCGTTGATGCTTTGGCGAGGTCTTCTTGTTCAGAAAGATTTTGAATTGATTCAACGACTTCCTTGCGAGTGGCCTTTATGCCGTCTGCAAAATGATCGTCCATCGCATGCTGCTCAAACTGCACATAATCCATGTAGTGCTTGCATGAGCTGATGCATTCGCTAGCCGTGGTCAGCTTCATTGCGACCCATCCCTCGAGCTTGTCTCCTGGCTTGATCATTTCAAATAGCTTGATTGAGTACTCCATGATCAGCATGAGGTTCTGTCGAGAAACACCGCCGCTGGTCTCGCCAAGGCCAGCATCCTCATCACCCTCTGGAAGTTCTTCTGGCTCAAACTTCTTGTAGTAATCGAGGTAATGATATACCTTATCAAGCAAACCTGCAGCCTTGGTAAGTGCGCCAGCGATCCACGGCTGTACCTCAGCTTGCGGATCGATCTGCTTCAACATGCTCATGGCATACTTGGAGTTACGATAAAGCTCACTGCGAGACATGCTAGCCTGGTATTCATAATGATGCGCATGTCCAACGGCCTTCCCGCCCGCTGGTAAAGTTAGTTGGCCTGTTGCAGCAGGAGCACCAGACGGCTCATCGATCATGTTTTCCATTATCGATTCATCGCCAGCACTTTCCTTGTTGTATTCCTTGTCCTTGGTCTTGGCAATCGCAGCAGGCTTTGGCATTCCGCCGGCAACCATTCGGGCAATTTGCACATCAGCGAAATCCTTATCACCGTCCTTGTCTTGGTCGACGCTGGCCTCGCTAACGGTAAGTCCGGCCTTCTTTGCGGTATTGGACACTATGTTTTGAAGTCTTGTTAGATCAGCCGGATCTAGATTGATCTTGGATGCCACCCGTGGCATTGCCTTCATGATAACTTGTAGATCGCTCTTGGTAATCCCTGTTGGTCCAAACGAGGTCTTCAATGTGGTGATTTTATCCCCAACCTTGCTGATGGCATTTAGATCAGCCAACACCGTTTCGTCCTTGCCGCCCATCATCGATGCATCGATGCCGGGATTTTGGCTATAGTCCATCATGGCCCTACCAAGCTCAGCAAAGAGATCCAGCATCGATGCTTGTTCCGAAAGTCCGCTCGGTGACTCGCTAACGGCAGCTTGCTTTGCAAACATTGCCTTGGCGTATGCCTTGACCTTTTGTTCGTTAGCTGTCAACGGAGACTGGAATGCAGTGCCTTGGTTCACTAGCTTTTCACCAACGCGACTAAATGCGTTCATTTTTCTAAGGGTAGCGTCGTCGGTACCCCGTTGATCCTGTGACCATTGCATCATAGCACGGCCAAGCGATATGTTGTCATTGAGATCTGGGCTCATAGTTTCTTCCATGCTTGTTTCGGTTGATTCGGCCATCCTGCGGCGACGCCTCTTTGGCGCAAGCTCCGTAAGCATGATCCTAACGGCCTCTAGGATCAGCATGCTCTTGATGTATTCTGGATTTTGTTGGTAGCTGTTGAAGCTGCTTTCCGAAACGATCTCATCACGCTTGGTTTCCCAAGACGTTTTGCATTCGTTGAGGAATTCTTCCGTAGACGGTGAATCTAGGTTAATGCTCATTTGGACCCCATAAACGTTCTTAAGGGTCGATATTATCTGATTAAGCCTGGCCTCGCCCGACGTTTCAAAGTAGTTAAGATACATTCTAACAGAACTCCCGGCCATGCAAGGCCACTTGCTTGATGGTACTTATTTATACCAATCAAGAGAGATGTTAGTTAGATTGAAAAGCTATTACCACACCCGCAAGTGCCGGTTGCTGCCGGTATATCAACGGTAAAATATGAACCATCCAAGCTGACCTTGTAATCGACGGTTGCTGTGTCAATTATATCCAGGCTTGACTGATCTACGATCAATGATCCGGTACCACAAGCAAACTCAACATCGTCATCTGACACAGATTGATCAAAATCCCAGACCTTGTTAAAGCCTTGGCATCCGCCGGATTCGACGGATAACCTAACTAGCTTGCCATGCTGGCGGCACAGATCATTAATTTTAGTTTTAGCCGAATCGGTGAGTATCATTTTACCAAATTCTTGATGTTCTTTTTCGCAGCCATGCAACGATCCAAGCTAGCTTGATATCTGCTTTCAAATATATCACGTTTTGATGCATCAACTGCTGTCGACATTTTCTTCTTGTACATCAAAGCGTCTACCTTGTGAGAAGAATACTGGTCATCCTGTTCGAACAGGGTGCGAACTTCTTGGCTGTTTGCAAATCGACCAGCGTTTAGCAATCTAACCACGCCAAGTGCCGTTTCGTACAGGCTTATGTCGTCGGCAATGGTGTCACTGGTCAGGCTGTTGTAGATGCTGTAAAACTGCTTACCAGCAATCCGTTTAGGATCATCTTTGATCATGATTTGATATCTACCAACCTTAACGCCGGTTTCTAATCTCTCGGTATTAAGAGCTTCTGATATCTGCGGGGATGATGCACCTTCCGTGATCATACCGTCAACCACATGATTGCTCAATGAATTGAGCCGCGTTAATACCGATGCCATTGCGTTTACATCTGACCGTGTTATCTGTCCAGGTCCGGCTAACTCAATTGCTGATTCAGCAAGCGCTGTTGATCTAGGAGCATCGGGCGGCGTTTCCCCGTTCATCAATTGCAGTATTCGAGCCATTGCATCTCGATCTTCCGGTGTTACGGCTGTCATATTAGCTCTCCCATAGTTCCTCTAGATCATTGACCGTGAAGCACAGCTTATCCTCGAACATGATCCTCGTCAATAATCCCCGTCTAACCAATCCTCTTGCTAGCTCACTTTCGCGAGGATCGAGCAAATGTTTTGGCAATGGGTCAACGTGCCCTCGAACTCGTTCCATTACCACATTTTCTTCATTGCTGACCGGTTGTAATAGCCCGCCGCGTATTTCGATGAACTTCATCTATCACTCCGTTGGCGGATTTATTGTTTTCATTTTTTCGGCTGTGTTCTTGAGTAACATACCGATGCCAGTGGCCATTTCGATCTTGTCGTAAAGATCGTCGCTAACCTTTCCCTTGATATTTGCTACCTGGCTTTGCAATCCGACCATGATATCTCCCATGGTGGCAATCCTAGCAGCAGTGGCATTGTTCTTGAAGTCTCCAAGAAAATGCTTGTTGAACAAACCTGTAAACATATCAGCTTCTTCAATGATGTCCTCGGCAACTGGCGCTTGTTCTTCAGAAATGCTCGGATCAATGGTTGTTGGATTTGAAATACCAGCAAGTTGCATCATTCGATTGATGGGATTTAAGGGGGTCATGCCGCCCATCACCCCTTCGTCGATCTTGGTCAGCTTGTTTTCCCTGACCATCTTGGTCTTGCCATCATAAATGATACCGATGCAGGAATTTGGTCCCCTGGGTATCGATATCTCGACCTCAGAGCCCTCGTAAATCACGATCTCACCCTTTTCCCAATCCTGCGAAACTGCTCCTTTGTTGGGCAAGTTCATCGCATGCTTGGCCTTGCGGCTCCATCTATCCTCAACAGAATTCCAAAGGGCGTCATCCCCGTCATTTTGTTCGACCATGATGTGTGGTGGTTTCACGATTGCCTCCTGATTATTACCAGAAATATCTGCCATGTATTCGATTAGGGTTTTCATTTTCTTTCCTTGCTTATTGGGAACAAGGGCTTTGCTCGCTGGTCATACTCCGGATCTTTATGTATCGGTGCAGCCTTGTGCGAAAGAACACCATCCTTTCGAACGATGACGATCTGCTTGGGAGTTGATTTTGCAAAAAGTTGATCTAACAACATGACCTTGGCTCTTACTTGATGAGATATTTATTGCAAAGACAAAAAGAAAGGCGCATCTCTGCGCCTTTCCTTCCTTGATTCCTTTTGGAAATCTATTACAGCACTAGTGCGCGGATCGCGATGGTGTTGCGCAGGGTGGTTCCTGCACCGGTACCATCTGCATCGGTGTCGAAGGTTGTTCCGCCGAGTACCGGTGTTGCTAGATCCTGCACTGTAACTCCGTTAAGAGCTGTCAACAGCTGATATCCCAGCTCGTTGCTCTGGGCAGCGCTGCTGACATTCCAGTAACCGGTCTTTTCCGTTGCGATCTTCACGGTAGTCACCGTGGCAGATGCGCTGTAAGTGTCGCCAAATGCCGTGCCGTTTAGATAGCCAGCATAGGTAGCAGTAGACGGGTTAGCGACGGTTGCAGCAGACACACTGATCGCAACTGGGTTCACGCGCTGTGCGAAGACCTGTAGCAACAGATCCAGGTTAGCCTGCTTGACCAGTGCATCCTCGTAGGTTGCCTGGGTTGAATAGGTCACCGGTGTACCTGCACCGTTGACCACGGTCACTGGCTGCCAGGTGGTGTACAGATTTTGGATGCCGCTTAGGTCAGCGACTGGGGTGGTAACATTGGTCTGTGCCATCGGAACCAGGGTTGCGATTGCAAAGAAATCCATGTTACCAGTGAGGAATTCACCGGCCTGAACGCCGCCATTTACCTTATCAGTCATAGTTTATCTCCTTGTAAAGGTGCAATTTGCTTGCGTGATTATTTATGTCTGACGGTCCATTTACTGGCGTTTAGACCTCTTCTTCTTGGTTTTCGTCGGTGCGGTCCCAGCTGGACCAAAGAAGCTCTGCCCAGCCGGCATGCGTCGTATTACTGGCATCATTGGGCCACCGAGGCCGCTTGCAACGCTAGCAATGCTACCAGATGACGTTGATCCCGCAGAGGACATCTCCCGTAGATCAGCAGACTTTGCAAATCCGGGCTTTGGAGTAAACGGCGGCGACGACGGATCATTTAGATTTTGCCACTTGTTATCACCAACCTTTTTCAGCCGAACATCCACGTCCTTGCCGGTCTTTGGATCCTTGATCGTTCTATTAACCACGGTACCGATGGGATCCGTTCCGCGATTAACCGCCGTTGACGTTTGATCCGATACCACTTTCTCCCAATAGGCAACAAATGCATCCTTGCCTTTTTCCTTGAAGATCTTCTCAGCAGCAGCATCAATATCCGCAACACCGCTTTTGAATGGAACCTCAGCAGCCGGTGACCCGGCGCCTAAATCGCTTGCTATGTCATTTTGATCAACACCAACCTTGGTCAGCACACCTTTGATCAGATCGTCTGAAATGCCACCTCGGCGTAGTATCTTAACGATGTTTGCACTATCGATTGGTCGGCCAGCTGCATTCCACAGCTTTTCCAGCTTGTCAGCGGTAACCTTGGTGGTAATGTTTTTTCCAATCTGTGCTGCTTTAGCAGCAGCTTTACCTGCAAGACCTTTAAGCGCATCAAGCGGTCCTTCTGACATGGAAAAGATCTCAAGTACCTGGGATTCGCTAAGATTGCCTGGTTTGGTTCTATCAACCGATGTTGCAGCGGCTGTTGCTCCTTGCACACCGGCAACGATCTGTCCTATGACTTTTCTGGTATTAGCAATGTCATCTCTTGCCTGTGCATACAGAGTTTGATTGTTTATCAAGGCATCGTCGATGACCTTTTGTAGCTCCGCGTTGGTTAATATTTCCTTCAATCGAGCCAATCCATTTGCACCGCGATTGAAGTTACCGTTACGCATCTCTTCAACCGATGCGTTGAACAGCACGCGGACCCTGGTTTGTAGCTCGGCTGGAATGAAGGAATTGAATTCAAACATGGTAACACCGTTGACCACATATCTCATTTCAACCCGTCGCAGGGAAACATATCCTGGTATCTTCGCCACGTCTAGCGTTAGATTCGAGAACATCTCAGCAACACCTTTGGCACCGAGGCCGGCAATGTAACCTATCACCCCTGTCTTGGCACCCCGTCCGACGGCTGTTGATAGTTTTTCTCCCTTGAGCAGTTCAACCGAACCCCGTAGTATTTGACCGGCGATGGCGCCAGCACCCGGTCCGCCACTGACGCTGGCCACGGCTGTTAGCACACCAACGACGAACGCTGTTTTTCCGGGATTTTCCTTGGCAAACTTACCAAGCGCATCAACGCTTTTGATAACAGCCGAATCCTCGCCAAGCTTGTCGGTGATGGTTGATTTTAGTTTCTCAAATTTTTGATCGAAAAATTTAACAGGTGCGGTATCCTGCAGCCATTTTCCGGCGGTTGACAGCAATTCCTGCGCACGAGTACCGGCATCAACGGTTTTACCAGCAAGAGTTCGATTTTTTCCTAGATCAGTAACGGTCCGTTCAACATCGGAAAACACGTCCTTGATCTGAGAAGGACTTAACGTGGCTTCAATTAGGGGTCTAAAATGATTATACAATCCCTCGATCACCAACCGTTGATCGGGAGTGGTACCAACACATACCGTTTCTAACAGTGCTGCCTTTCTTGGATTTGATTCGATCAGATTTTGATATCTCATGGGGTTGTTCCTTTGAGCTTGGCTAGCTCTTGTTTGATTTTATCGATCACGGTCTGGTCAAGCTTGCTAGCAGCAGGTTGGGGCTGCGTCGCCTCTGGTGATCTTGCTAGCTGTTGCTCTGGTTCATCGTCGGGCATTTCTTGTGATCGATCGCTACGTTCTAGCCATTTAATCGCACCCAGTTCTAGGAGATAGGTTACGGCAATTTCAGCACGTTTTGCTGAATCCGTATCATCTGGTCCCCCGATCAGCTGCGAACTTTTAGACCAGGTCTGTTTCATCACATCGGTAGATATCCGCTGACTTGGTGCGGATCCGCCGACTTGCTTGCTTGTTTGCTTGGAAATGAGATCAAGTATTTTTGATTGAACCGTTTGGTCCTTGAATATCTTGGTAATCTCGGTACCGGTTAACCCGAGCTGATCAGGCATGGAAAGATACTTGTATAGAGTGTTCCATGTTACCGTGTCCCATTTTTGGCCATTACGGCCCATGTGCTGGGTGAAGTTTTTCTTAGCGTCAAGCAATACCTTTGAAACCTCAGCTTTTCCTCGATGACGCGCACTGACCACGCCGGCTAGGGCATTTCCAACCAATCCAACATAATCTTTCAGGCCTTCTTTAACCGACCCAGGATCCTCGCTAATTTGCCCGATTTTCATTCAGATTTCCTCAATTCTTTGATCTTTCTCATAAATTTTCGATCATCCTCACTGAGAATGCTTCGATGCAATCGTTTTACCAAGTCATCTGCAACATCACTTGGATAGCTTTCTCGTATTAATCTAGCAAGATTAACAGCTGATGCTATTATATGGGTAGCTCGACTTTCGATGATGGTATGCTTGCTCTTTGCCGGAACAATCGTGTCAAGCTCGTCGATGATGTTTTTTAATAAGTCCATGATTAAATTCCGCGCGTTGGTTAAATATTTATCCTAAAGTTGCTCGTCGCATAAATAGTTCAAACGATCGTATCTGGAGATTACTGATGAAACAACCGTTAGCAGAGGACATCCGAAGCATTCTTAATAAATTAGACGAGTATATCACCTCCGTGCAGGAAGATGACCGTGTTGATACCGACGAAACATTGGATGAACAAGGTGAGACTAGCAACCCAAAAAATCCAAAGGGCGATGATGCTGCAAATGAACCGGTGGACAAAATGCTCACCAAGCCAGCTGATCTAGAAAAGATCGTCGGAAACATCAATGTCCAGTCATTGATCACCATGTTAGAGATTCCAGAAGACCATGTTGCCAATTTCAAGAGCGCAATAAACGCTCTCAGGCATGACGAGCCACGCCTCTCTCAAGCACAGGCCATGGCACTTGCCATCGCATTCAATCACATGATGACCCTCGGTTCTACCGAAAAGACCAAAATAGCGACCACAATCCGACCGGTCACGGGTGTTATCGAAAATTTGGATGATAATAAGCTCAAGTCTTACATTGCCAAGGATCAGTCGTCAGCTTCATCCCCCGATACCATTTCCCAAATGAAATCCATGATCGATGCCGTGAAAAATCACGGCACTCCGACCGAGAAAAAAGAAATCGGTCTAAACGAAAACAGCGTTGAGATCATCGGCTATAACAGCGGACACGGCGAAAAGCTAGACGTGGTAGCACAGGATCCAAAGCGACGACGCAAGGTTGAAATGATCCAGCTACGACTGGGCGATCGCGGACAGCCAGAATTGGTATTCAAGGATACCGACGGAGACAAATACGTCGCCGATTGGAATACAAAATACGGATGGGTTGCAGATTTTGACTAAAAGAAAACCGGAGCATTGCTCCGGTTTTTATCTCCTCACTAATGCCGTTAAGCTACTAAGATCCTTGATGCTCTTGGTAACATCCATCTTTGGCGGATCTTTTTCTTCCTTCTTCGCCGCAGCAGCATTCTTCCTGCGAAGATCGGTAAACACGTCTGCTGACTTTCCGCCACCATTTATTATCTGTACGTCTTCCTCGCTGTCAAAGATTCGAAGAGTATTTGGATCAAATCCTAGATTTACCTTGCTACCAACACCACTGGAACTTCTGGTCTTGAGAAACTGTATTTGATACTGTCCCCGTTCCTTCATTGCTGCACTGGCAAAGATTGATATCACGTTGTCAGCAGTTTGGATCTTGGAAATACCACCCGAGATATGGCTGTGATCGTGCTCCTGTTCCTGTACCGCACCTCGATTCAACTGTGCCGCGGTTTGTCCAATCATCTGGCGCTCGACCATCAATCCCCGAAGCTCCTCGGTGACAAACTTATCCTTAACGAACAAATTGCTAGGATCGATCTTCTTGTTGTTAGGGAACAACAGATCTAGATAATCAACCACCAACACATCGGGTCTCTTGCCGGTTTCAATTTCATAGTTTTTGAGGTATGCCTTGATGTCGTTGCAGGTGCTACCCTGTGGCATCTGTTTGACATGCATGCTACCGCTTTTCTTACCAGCCTGGGCAACCTTGATTTCGACCTCATCAATCCTTCGAAAGATTTCTTTTGTTGATATCTCACTTAGCATCGAGTCCATTCGCATTGAGCACAGTTCTTCGCTAAGTTCCAGCGAGATGTAGATCGCGTTGAGTCCTTGCTTGGCAAAATTGATTGCGATGTTTTGCAGGAAGAGAGACTTACCGACACCGGAACCGGCACACCATATGGTTATTTCTCCTCGATTTACACCGCCGTATAGCTTGTCATCAACGGACTTCCATCCGGTACTAATCTGTCCATTTTTGTCCTTGATCCGCATGAGACGCGCTCGCGGATCCTCAAAATAGTTGGTACCAAGATCACTCTGCAGGCTAATCAAAATGGCTTCTCGCACACGCCGCTCCAATTCCCCGTATTGCCCCTTTTCAATTAGATCAGTTGCACCCAAAACCGCGTTTGCTAGTGCTCTGTTTTTACAAAACTCCTCTATTTCATCTAAGAATGATTCTTGATGCTGCACGGCTATATCAGCAACATGGATGAATTTTAGTCCAGTTTCTGCGTTAACCTGTTCAATCTTTGGTAGAACGCTGTATTTTTCCGCATGCTTCAGCATGAATCTAACGGCTGGTCTAAGCCTGTTAACAAAATATTTGTCATTTAATATGTTCTGACAGCGAGCAAACACTTCTTCGCTGCTGAGCAACACATCTATCAGCAACTTCTGCTTCTCTTCGGAGTATTCCTTGATTTCTTCTGGATCAGTTGATATAGCCATGTTATCCTCTTAATAGTTGTCGTGTAAAACCGATCTTAAGCTGGCTGCTAGTTTTTGCATCTAGTATGCTGGCTAACGTATAAAGCCTTCCGTATATCTTGGATGCATCGGCAGCATCCTTGATTTTTTCTTCCCAATCAGGGAAGCTTACGCTCCATCGTTGTTCTAAGGCAATGTCGATTAGATCCTGATTTTTTGCCTGTCGATCAGGAACCACTATCTTCTCCTTGTCGGTACTGTTGAGCCATGCGATCTGAGATTTGTTCAATGTGCTACCAAGTGCCCCAACTCCATTGGTCGCTATAGCGTCAAATGGTCCCTCGTGTATCAATACAAATTTTCTATTTTTGGCAAATATAGCATCGCCATTAAACAGATAGCCCGAAGGGATATCACTGTTGTGATATTTTGAGATACCACTAGGAGGTTTTCCAAAATATCGACCAGTCCAACCGACGATCTTATTTTTGTGCTTGAATGGGATGATGATCCTATGATGTAGGTTTACCTTTTTCCCTGCTATGCCGGGAAAGTTAGGAGACCAAAAATATTCCCAGTTTTCTGAGACCGCACGACCTCGACCTATTAGGTATTCCAAACACGATACCATGGCATCGGGCGGAGACTCTTCTGCCACCCAATCTGCGAATAATCTGGCTTCGGTCGGAAGCTTGACCTCAGGAAAATCCTCAATCTTAAACCAATTGTTTTCTTCAATGGTTTCAAGCTCGCCACTGAGTTTTTTGCTGAGTATTTCTAACTTAGCTTGCTGTATCTGTTCTTGTGGGACACCGAGCCATCCCATCCATGCCTCAAATTGATGGCCAACATCCCCGCCCTTATAGCCTGTCTTGAATCCACAGTTATAACAGTTATAGACCATGGTGCCATCTGGCAATGCTAGGAAATTACCCCTGCTTCTGGTTTCAACAGCGTGTCCCCGATGATGGCAACATACCGAATTAAACTGCCACCATCCCTTGGTGTTTTGCCGGCGTTTCGGTGGTAAGTTGGTCTGTACCAATTGATGTAATAGGAGTGCCATAGGCGTATTTTATGTGCATCCTGTTGGTAGGCACAAGTTAGCTCTTGTATAGCACCTTGTCAAACGACCCCGTGTTAATAGGGTCAATCTTGTAAAACATTCGTATCCAATAATAATTTCCGGTCAGATTAAACACTTTGATCCGTGGGCTATCCTGGGAAGTATATTGGAAGTAGTTGTTGATCGGCGTTAATGGTATATCAAACCAGTCACCAACCTGGGGTGCTTGGGTGGTTAGGCTGCCTTGTATCCAGAATTTTCCTTGAAAGTTGTTGGAAGTATATGCCACAATGGTGTGCATACCGTTGGTACGATTATCTTGTGCATCACCGACCAATGCACCGGTGCTCCAAGTGTTTTCGTATTCTCCCATTGGGATCGGGGTAAAGGAAGTTGCCTTGATTTCCAGTGCAGGAGCCAACGATATGCTCATTCCTTCGATCAATTCAAAGGTACCAAATGTGCTGCGATTGATATCAGTATAAAGATACTCTTGCTTACCGGTTACATCAGTTAACCGAATCGTATAACGATAATAGCCGGCTAGCCATGTTTCGATTTCACCAGTGTACAATGTTAACCGGCATTTACCGGTCTTATCATCGGTCGGTTGGACAGGCTTTTCAAGAAGAAGCTCCGGCTGCTCAACCCGTTGTATCAACGCTTCGATTTGGTACCCAACCAGATTTACTGGTTTGCGGTCATTGTTCCTCACTTGGAAATCAATGGTATTCGTTGCGCCTTTGTAAATCTTGGTGTTGTACTGTATCATCGGTCCATTTATGTTTGGGACATTCCTATCGGTTTGCCACAGCTGGACGTATTCCTTGAATTTGAATAATACTTGGTCAGCCATGGTTTACCGTTTTGCCTCACTGGATTATTTATCCATAAATATCATCACATTATCGGCAGGCACCCATGACACCAGAAACTCACAAGATCTTACAAGAGAAGTTCCCATTTCTAACCATAGTCACGTACTTAAACAAAGAATACATCGGAATCATGCAGCATTCAGATGACAGCTTTGTCAGCTTATACGTGCTAGATGGCGGTTTTACCCAACAGATGAAAAAAGATTTTCTAACCTGTGGGGAAACTTGGTGGTGGGAAAGCAATAGAACCATCCCGATCAATCTATTCCTCAGGGAAAGATTTAGAACGTTCAAGCCTTGGTTACGGACTTTCGCTAAAAAAGAAACCACCGTGATTGAAGGCCCGACGATAAACATGTTAGACCTAATCAATCGACGGTTGAAAAAAAGAACCATTCAGTTGGTTAAGAACCCGTAATTAGTCCCCACCCAATTGCGAGTTAGTTTCCGAGTGACGTTACGGTCACAGTAGCCTTTAGCTTACCGTCCTTGTCAACAAAGACATTGGTCTTCTTACCGACCTTGGCTTCCTGCTTATGAGCATCTTCCAGCGCGTCGCTCCACTTCTGCCAAATTTCCACGCTGCTCCATGCAAATAGCGCAGCGTCGTCTGGTTCAGCAAAACGCACCCAAGCTGTAACCACTTGCTTGCCATCCGTGTCAGATAGCTCTGCCGTGAGATTAAACTTGCCATTGCAGTTATACAGTGAATTAAACGTCGGTGCCCAGTCGTCCTTTTTGATTCCCGGACTACGAAATAAATGTCCGGTCTTAATCTTGGTATCAAGACCGGCTAGAGGGTCTGCCGGATTGAATCCTTCAGTGAGGATCTCCTTGTAGGTGCCGCTGGTATTTGCCAGCGTGATGGTGGTACCAAACATATTGGTTTCGCGAACAAATTTAAGCTTCGAGGTTGCCATGATGATCTCCGTTTGTTTAACTTTAACTAATCAGCGTGAAATGTCAATGCGTTTTCGACCAATAGATTAGCATGTACCTTGACCAACATGGCGTATGAAAATGCATGGGCTTTTTTAAAAGCATACGACCCGTCATTGGTTTCCGTCCAAATATCACCGGCTATTGACGAAAATCCCTCACGCTTGCATCGATCCACCAGGTGCTTTTTACCAGGTCGTATCAGCGCCAGTATCATGGCTATCTCCATAATGGATGCCGGTTTTAGATCCGATACCAGCTTATGGTGGTTACCAAGATGTATCAGCTGCGATGTGAACTCGTGGTGCTCCAGCAAGGTCCAATCTAACTCCGCCGACATCAGTTCCAGCAAATGATTTTCGCTTTTGATCTTTTCGTAAACACCAACATTAAGTAGATCAAATTTGTACCAGCCGCGCTGCTCGGCAGTTTCATAGTGCATGCTAGCAAATCCGGTCATTGGATCGGTTGGAACTAGATGGAAGTAAACTCCGGTATTGTGTCGATCGATTTTGTTGTTTCGTATCATGCTAGCCGGTGTGTGGTCAAGAACCGACAGTGCCTTGGTTCGATCAGCAAAATCGATATCGATATCGCCAGCATGGCGGGCGGTGGTCATTGGTAACTGATCTTGTTATCTAGCTCAGATACGGTTTCTGCAATCACACGATCCGTTCGATTGATCCTTGAGTGCAGTTGCCTAATCTCTTGTTCAAGTATAGATATTTTAGACTGCATGATCTTGACCATGTTCTCAACATCAACTATCACCGACGGATCAACCACAACAACCCGATTACCATCAATCGTTACCTCCGTTAGCTTACCGTTGCGGCGAAACAACGCACCTTTTTTTACGGCCATATGTTCCGTATCATCATCCATATCGTTATACATGCTGGCTAAGTTTTCGTCCATCTGTTACATCCCACTTTCTCTTAGTGCTGTTCGTATGAAATCACAGCTATCCGGATATCGATTGAATTTGATCTTCCACGGCCCAGGCGCTGCACATCCCTTGATCATTGCTATCTGTTCCGGTGTACATCTTTCGAAAAGTTCCACGGCACTGTCAACATTATATAGCACCCATGGTGATATCCTGCCGCTTTTGATCCACATGGTTGCTTGATTTGGATTCACCTTTCGAAAAAAATCATACCAAGGTTCTCCGGTCTGCATGCTCCATTCGTTCATTAACAGGACATTTCTCTCTAATGCCTGTTCGGCGGTTTCCTGTCTGGTTAGCTCCCTGATATATTGCTCGTAAACAAAATCATGCGTCCATTTATCTATCGGAAGATTGTTTTTGATCACGTAATCAATCAGCTTTGCGGGTTCAACGGCATTTAGATCTCGCATGTGTCGACCAAATTTCATGAAAGCGTTGTGGTACTGGCTGTCTATGAAATTGCGATAACTGCTGCGATATTCCTTGCTTTTGCCAAAGCTGTTAAGCTCATAAAATCGACTCCATGCCATGAATCCAAGCCGTGCATGCAGCTCATCCTTTTGGAACCATCGTCGTTTTTTTTCACAGCTATGATTTACCAAAGACATTTCTTTGACAAATTCTCTCTTGCAAAATTCGCAGGCGTGCTTGGTCATGCCGTTTGCTTCTTCCAAGCCTCCACCAGTTCCTTGACCTTTGCATCATTTACACCGCTTGACTTGACGAATTCGGTCCAACTTTTGGTATCATGTTGCGACCGAATGATCTCAAGCTCGTCATCACTAAGATCCGGCCATATTTCCAATAACCAAGAATCAATCTTGCTACTGGTCCGTCGGCCTCGTTTGGTTGCCATCCAAGGTCGATATTGCTTGCCTCCAAGACCCGTTAAACACAGCAGGAGATGTTGCAATTCCGGATGCTTGCCGAGTTCCCAGAGACCAATGTTCACTAGATCATTTGTTGCAATGATCGAATATGCTGCGTTGCTGTTTTGATCAGTTAACGAGCTCATGTACCGCATGAGGACCAGCGGGGAATAACCCTTCTTTTCTTCTTCCGTTAGCCGGGAATAAAAACCGAGATCTCGTCGATCCAGTGCTTGTAATACCGACATTAAATCAAGCTTGTAAGCTTTTTTAGCTGCCATCATGATTTCCCATCATCAATACGATCCCAGCAATCCCACCACGGACCGTGCATCGCCGTTCTTTCCCTTGATTCAACAGACACGGCCGAATCAAATTTGGTTTCAGGATCATCCAAATGTTTTGAAGCCTCTGCCCATGAGAGATCCTCGTGTATGATCTCTCGCCTGTCATCTCTGATATAATATCGAAAAATTTGAAACCTGTCTGGCATTTTAACACCTCATCGAAGCTACATTGTTACTTAAGGCCATTGATATCGCAAGAGCCAAATATCGGTACATTTATCTGTTGAGCAGCTAAATAGAATTAACGTTGTAACGATTATGCGGTTCCCAGCCGCGTAGCCCTAGAACGGCAACAAAGGAGAAACAACATGGGACGCCCCGTTAACAAGAGATATATCGGCAACACCAGCCAGTCTGGACAGCAGATACAAGCCACCGCATATTTTGGCGGTGCCACCGGACCAGTGACCGCTTGGATCAACAAGCAGGTTGCTACCAATACCTATGAGATGATCGCCCAAGACGGACTGTCTAGGGGAAGAGTGCAGCTATCCCAGGGAGGAGTTGCATTGCAGCCGGGCGAGGCCAACATCACCGTGACGCCATACGGTGCCGGTGGGTCCGGAGCCGTAGCAGCAAATTCCAACCTCGGTGTCAACACAGCATCAGTGGCCACGGCCGGAACCGGTGATACCACACGCTTCTATGTTCCAGGAGAGATCATCTATCCAAGCAGCGGCACGGCATCTGCGCGAGCCAATCTAACCGTCTCCGGAGTAACCCTAGGCAGCGCAATCGCAAATGCCGGGTCCGGACCTGGATACACCGCAGGGGATCAATTTATCTGGGGCTATGCCGGATACGAGACCCCAGTTGTTGTCACGGTTGCTAGCACCACCGGCAACGGCAACATAAACGGATTAACATACACCACACCCGGGTATGTCACCAACGTCAGCGTGACCAATACCACACCTTATAGCAGCCGCGTTACCGCCAATGCATGGGCCACCGGCGCCACGTTTAATGTTCGCTGGGACGTTGCATCACTGTCCATCACCGATAGCGGCGACTACAGTTCTGCCCCAGCAAATCCCGTTGCCCTTACCGGCAGCGCCAAGGGAACCGGTGCAACCGCAACCGTTGGTTGGGAAGTTGCATCGGTAAGAATGACCAACGGCGGCAGCGGATATCAGTACGTTGTTGTTGATATTGCTGGCGATGCGCAAGCACTTGGCACCGTCAATGCAGCCGGAAGCGTAAGCGGTGTTACCGTTACACACCCAGGAAGTGGTTATACCAACTCGGCGCCGGCAGTTACGATTTCCCCGCTAGCAAGCGTTGAGTATGCCGCCGAGATAAGGAATCTCACGGTAACCACCTTTACTAACAATAACACATACGAGTGGGTCGATAGCACCGGTACGCCAACCAGCGGACAGGCCAAGCTGCAAACCTCGTAAACACATGCCCTGACCCAAAAGGTCCAGGCAGACTCGGCGAGCCCCCGATGATTAGCCCGAGCGAAATCATCGGGGGTTCTGCTGATTAGAACATTTTACGTATGTCTAGATTATCCGGAATCTTGTTGGTATCCTTGACAAAAAACGCACATATTGGATTATCGCCTTCTTCAAGCGGTATGGTAAGCAGGTGACCATTTTTGAGCTTGGGAAAATACCATTTAACGTCTGGCCAGGTGTTGATTATTTCTATCCTTAGAAATTTCGGCATGTATCCCTTGATCGGGTTAAAGCAAAATGCATCAAAATCCTTATCCATGAGATATACCAATGGCATGATTTCTAAATCTCCTAGATTCATATCGCCAATGATCAAGCTCCAATCAAGCGGCATCTGTATGTTATGATGCCCGATGCGCAGGTCTATGCAGGGACTATGGAAGCTCTCGAGAAAAATCAAAGGGAGAAAGTAATAGTCCACATCATGTTGATTTGAGTAGTCTAAAACACAGTATCGTACATCATCCACTTTATCTGGTATTTGATTTATCAAATACGCCTTGTTTTCGTTGGTTAATATCCTAATGGTACGTCTCCTGCTAGATATAACTATAGCTTAAATGCCTAAGAATTATATTTACGCAGGTAAACGTACCATCGGATGTTATATGGTCATCGATCTAACTGATCAAGCTGATAATTTTCAGAGGTTAATAGGTAATCTTTGTCTGGGTAAACGGATACTCAACCGACTCGTAGAACTTCTTCCGCTTTAAAAGGTGGCGGTTAGAAAACTTGCACTTGCTTGATACGTCGAATATCTCAACGGCTTCCTTGTCATCAGCCTTTCGGAGTCCTCGTCCAATGCTCTGGATCACGCGCACAAAGCTCTTACCAGGTTCGATGAGAACCAAGTTGAATATTCGATTGATGCTGATGCCTGTGCTGGTGGTGCCATATGTGGCGATCATTATGGCATTATCAGCCAAGTTAATCTCCTTGTATGCCTCCTTGCGTTTGGTACTCTTCATCTGTCCACTAATAAAGGTCGAACCATCGATGAGCTCGTGTAATATGTCACCGGTCTCGATCCTATCCACCAAGATCAGTGTGTTACCGCTTTCGGATATCTCCTGTATCTTTCCAGCCAGCCACGTTAATCGATCTCGGTTGGTAACAAGATACTTGAGCTCGCTCTGATAGTCGTTGTAAACGACCGCATCCTGTGTTTGCAAGATGTTCACATGGCACTGGGCTAGATATCCTTTATCTTGCAATTCCTTGGCACTGAGCTTGCCAATGATTGGCCCGATGGCGCTGTAAAGACTGACCTGGTTGTATTCCTCTTCCGGAATGGTACCAGTTAATCCCCAACGAATAGGTATGTTGGAAAATACCGTGGTTAATAGATTATGCAACACATTCATGTTCTTCACGCTGTGGACTTCGTCGCAAATTACCGCAACCAATCCGTCCAGAAACACCGTTAGCTGGTCGTCGTCAAGCGCATCCTTGCTTTTCTTGTCAAGGACCATGAGGCTCTGCCAGGTGCAGATCGTGTGCGTACGAGTGTATTCCTTGCGATCACCATATAGCACGCCAACGTCGAGACCGATGTTTCGATAATCCTCTTCCGTTTGCTGCACGAGATTTTTGTTCGGAACGATGACTATGGTACGCCCATATTGCTCGGCTAACTTGCTGAGGCTTGCGGTAATGATCGTATTATGAGTTACAACATATCCATCTGTTAGATATAGATGGTCTGGATGGTCGACCATAATACACCGAACCGGCTCGTTAGATACCTTTTTGATATCAATAATATGAAGCATTGGCGCCCGTCTCACAACTCTAGATGATACACGGTCAATCTTCCTGGGCATTGTAACCAGTATACCAGGCGTTGGATGGTATATAGACACGTTATAAATATCCTTGCAAGGTGTCATTTCTCCCTTATAACGATACATCCGATTGGTGCCTGCGGTGACATTAGCAATACCCCCGATGCTATGGAGCAGTTTTGCAAATCCATCGGCCAATTGTTGGCTAGTTGTTGTGAACGAAATGCATCCACGTTTGTCAACATATCCGTCAGTATCCAGAAGACCTTGTACCAACGACAGTCTTTGCGAATAGCTACTATTGAGATATATAGGCGGTATAAACTTGGTATGACTATACGCCCCCTTTAGGCCAAGTTCTTCGATACGTGCCTTGTAGATGTGGTATGTTGGTTTTTTGATATCGGGCTGTGCATTGATATCACGCATCCATTCAGATCTTGCTTCCATATGAAGCTCATTTGAGCCAAATGAAATACTATAATCATATCGATCCTTGTGTTTTAGAACATATCTTGGGTCAAGCTTAGATGAGATCTTATCGACAATGAACTGATCAGCCGTTGAGATGCCAAAATTATCTCTAAATGATCCATCTCCGAGTAATGCTCCTAGTAAGTACGGATCAATTGGTAAGTCTATATCGTTCGTCGTATCGAATACCATCGTTGGTAACGGGACTGACAGCGTCCGTTGATTGGTCCGTTGATACTCAATGATCTCCTTCAAGGAGATCACCTTCCATTTTTCAGTCCAATTGTGATTATGTACCTTCCATAAGTGCTCATCGCATGATCGTACCTTGCGACCGTCCTCAAATGTGATCTCATACACATCCTTTGGATCATGATCAAAGATTCCACTGACAACAGCCGAAGATCCGTCGGGTATCGCGACGAGATCACCTATCATGATATCTCCCATTGCCTTCCAACCACCAGGAACCTTAACGAGGCTCGATAGAGGTTGAGCCTTACCTGCCGATGTTGGGGCAATGCTGATGCCTTGCAGATTGCCAACGCACTCATTGATGGCCTGTATTTGATAGTCTCGTAGCATGATCGGTTGGCCGGCCATTCGATGGTCCGCCGGCCAGTTGATATGGCTTAGAAAGTTCTCGTTAACCTCGTGGAATTCAAACTCGTGCTTGGCACGATGATCCTGTATTTCAATTTCGTACCCGTTGTCGATAACAACCGGCAATATCTTATCCAACAGGTTAAGATAGGTGCGGCCACCTAGGGTGCAAAAGCTCTGGGTGCCGTCCCATCTGCCCAAACGATAAGCCGGGCTATATCTTGCATGTGGGAGGAAATACTTGACCGCGTTAACACACGCTCGCCTGGTTACAAGATCCAAGCCGTCAATCTTTGCTGTACATTCGTCGACTATGACTATTTCTGCTTTTTTCACCGTTCAATCCTCACAATCACTGTAGTATTATATAGTGCTTGCTGGATATAAGCGACTTACACAGCCTTTAGCACGTTCTTGTCGGCAAACTTGCGCCATCGATCTGGCATGGCCTTGCGGAGATCAGCGGTTTTCAAGATCGATCTAAGGCTTACTTCTCGTAGGCGATCAGCATTGCTGATCACATACTCCATGACCTCTTCGGTTTCAGAAGGACCAAATCCATGTCCACCGAGCATGTTATTGCTGTCAACCACATTGCGGATGTGTATCATCTTTTCACGGATGGTCTTGATACCCAGGCTCATGTAGTGGCAGCGTGATACGATAGCTTCGAGATGATTTTGTATCCTCGGGCTCCGCACATGATTAAAATCGATATTGGTGATGAAAATGATCGAACCTCGATATTCAAAGCTGTTGGGGATATCCTTGCGATCCAGAACATAGCTGTTGGTATTCCAATGTATGGTACGAACAGCTTTGCTATCCAGGGCAGCTTTGAGAATGTTCAGCGCATCCTCATCGTACAATATGCCATCGCAGTCATCAAATACCAGCACGTTGCAAGTGTCCTTGTGATGCCAGAGCTTTTCGTAAAGCACGCTAGCACTCATAGCCCCGTGGAAAAATTCATACATGCTGGGTGTACCACGTAGAGCAGCCAAGGTTTCTAGCTCCCCCTTGAGGGTGTGTTCAACCGTATGGCTCTTACCAACGCCGGCTGGTCCGCTCACTACCAATCCCTTGACAATCCCTGATGCAATCGCGGTGGTCATGTCTCGAAGGATTTCAAATGTTTCATTGATCTCAGTTCGGATCTCGTCGTCGGTCTTGTCGACCACAGCAGCATCACCCGATGCAGAAGCCGTTTCTAGATCGGTTTTCTCGGCCGGTTCATAGCTTTCCACACCGTTGGTTAGATATACCCGGGCTCTTCCATTTCGCATGTCCTGGTATGTGGACCCATCAACGACAATGTAGGTACCGTCACGATCCTTGTTTGGCTGCTGTAACAGCATAAACACCCGGCCGCTAACATCCAGATCTTGTCTGGTTCTTCCAGAAATAACTCGAACGTAGAGTTGCATTGTGATTTTGTCTCCTAGACTAGTTGTCACTGTTGAAGTTCAATTCTAGTGCCGGATCTCGGCTAGTCAACCAACAACTTGGTTTTCCTTGGATCTGGTAAACCGAGATACCTACAAAGCTCGTGGTCGGTTGGTATTATATCCCTGCGACCGTTGAAGAAAATCTCATAGCTATCGCTGCCATATCGTCCGATGCCATACAGCTTCGTAGCATCAATACCGTCCCAGGTTTTCCAGTCCTCGCTCATACGACGTAGTGTATTTGCACGTCGATTGTACATACCCAACGGTTTGATAACCTCGATTACATACCCAACACCGGCAACCAAGAACTCGTCAGCGGTTGACCATTTATGCAAAAACTCCGGTAACACGGTTTTGACCTGTTTGCGTCCGGTTTGGTTCAGCATGATCACGGCAACGAAATGTTGCCATGTCCCGGATATTTGTTCCTGCACCATTAGATCATCGCGCAATGGTTTAATCATCCGCCCTTGGTCCCTAGATTAACGTCTTCCATGCCGACGATACGAAGCTTGGTGATGTTACCAATTTGGTAGTGTTTGATCTCAAGACCTTTCATCACCGCTAGATACTTGTTTCGTATCAGGCTAACTTCGTTGATCAACACGCTCATGCTGCCTATATCATCCTCGCCATCGATGTATTTTTCAATGGCACGATCAGATAGGTCACGTTGATATCTCTCGAGATATCGTCGATAATGATCACTGCGCATCTTGTCATACTTGACGTTGAGATGCTTGAGTATTGCTTCAATTTCTTGCAACTGCCCAAATCTGTAGGAAGTTATGCCGCTTAATTCCTGCGCATTTTTCTCTAGACTACCGGAAATCCTTGTTTCATTTTTAGCTAAATTGAGCTCATTCTCATAATAAGAAATCGCAGCAGGGATTTCTCCAAAATCGTTGACTACGCGGGAATACCACATGCTATCTTACTTTATAAATTTGCTATAAATTTCCCACATCTTCCAATCTAGCATTTTAAGCATGATAAGAGATCTAGTGTGGACCTCAAGCTGTAACCATGGTAAAGAATCTGCGTCCTTTTCTTCGATGGCCGTCTTGATCCGATCAACGAGTTCGTCTATATTTGACCAATCGTCCCTGGTTGATTTTTCAATTCCAGCCAAATTCTTAGATTTCTTAAAATCAGTCTTCATATTCTATCCCATTGTCATAATCTTGATCATCGTCGGCAAAATGCTCTAACGCATGATCAATGTGTTCGTCCTCTCCCCTAATATCTTCCAGATCAGATATTTCTATTTCCTGATCCAAAAATATCTTGAGATATTTTACGGCAAGATCATTTCTCTTTGATGCTGGGAGCTGTTCCATGAACAGCTCCCAGATCTCAAGAACAACTTCTTCTGAGATTTCCATTTGTTGATTCCTTATTCAGAACTTGTATCAGTATCGCTTGGTTCTGACTCCTGAATCTCTACTACCTTGGTCTCATCCCATTCATTCATGATGAGATCGAGCAGTTCATTCGGGATGGCAGAACGGAAATACTTATGCTCTTTGCCGGACCTGTCAATATATTTCATCTTGGTAGAATCCTTGGCCAAGATACCTTTCTTCTCGAAGAGGTCGATGAGCCCGCTGTAGGGATCCATACCTGTTTCCCAGGGAATCTTGATCTCAACGTTTTCGAACGGCTTGTTATACCTGGTCTTCATGATCTTGCAAGCTGCTCGAATACCACGAACGTCGGTAACCTTCTTACCGTCCTCGTCTTCCTTCAGTTTTCTCTTCTGCATGGCCACTACGATCGAGCTCGCATAAACAAAGCCTTGTCCACCAGAAATCTTGTCATCTGGATCAAACATGTCTTGGCTTGCATAGCTATGGTTCGTTACGGCTAGACCGACTTCGTATTCACCAAACATGTTCACACAGTTGCGCACCAGTGCTGCAAGTGCCTTGGGCTTACGTCCCATATCACCCTTGAGCTCTCCGGCTTCAAACTGATTCACGTCGGTAGGTGTAAGCAACATCCCAAGGCTATCTAGAACGAATAGGATCTTCGGCCTCTGGCTTTCCTCAACACTGTCGTATCTAGCCTTGTAATCCTTCATGAAGTCGCTCATCAACCTAGCAACATCATCAATCATGGCCATGTTGACCTTGAGCAGCTTTTCTTCCGAAGTATCAACACCCAGTGCTAGCAGCCACTTTTCATCAAGAGCGTTTTCGGTATCAATCAACACAACAAATATACCCTGTTGCTGTGCAGCTCTAACCATGTTGCCCGAACAGATAAAGCTCTTACCGGAGCCGCTCTGTCCAGCAAACATGGTTACCTTACCGAGAGGAATACCGTGCTTAAAATTGCTAGAAATACAATAGTTTAGGGCATAATTGCCCGTGCTGATCCACACCTTTGGATCATGGAATCCCAGCGAAATGCCGGGAATATTCTTAGTCAGATCCTTGCGGAACTTTGATAAATCAAACGGACGCATGTCTTTCCTTTCGTTGTTGTTGTGCCAATCGTCTAGCTTCCTTGAAACAAGTTATGATCAGATCTAGCGGTCTTACTAAAAGACGTGGGGGATGCATGCATCCCCCACTGATCTGTTTACTTCTGTTGCTGGCGCTTGCGGATGGCAGCAAGAATGTCTTCTGGAGACTGCATCTTCGGCTTTTCGGCCTGTGCTACGGGTTCAGATGACTTTTCTTCCCACGGTACGGTAACGCTTTCCTCGGCCATCGGCTTGTTGGCAACCCTGTTCAGGATGCTAGCTGCGGTCACTGCTGGTGCTGGTGCTGGTGCCGGAGCAGGATTAACCGAACGTGCTGCCATCTGCACGGTGGTTCGACCAGTTGCCTCACCGGAATCGCCGTTGTTATCCAGTCGCATACCGTTTGGACGATAGAACTGTCCCCAACGATCAGCATCATACAGTTCCTCATTTACCGATGCGGTAAACAGTTCCATGATAGCATTGAGATGGTCCTCGTCGGGCTTCTTTGGCATGTACTGGGAAAGATTCCACAGCCCGTGCGTGCTGATTGCAGCCCGTTCAGACTCGGTTAGGGGACGAGAACGAGGGCTCAAGCTTCCCGGCTTGATCCAGCCGCTGTCGTCGTAGTTAGCCCACTGTCCCTGCTTCTTCTTTGCCAAGAAGAAGTCCATGCCATGATCGTAGTCAACCGGGCTGTGCTCGATCTCCTGGACCATGAGGATCTTCTTGATGCATTCAAAGATGCTGGGATTGATGATAAATCTACGGATTGGATTTTCCGGGGTTTGATCCTGTTGGTTTGGATTGTCTGTGACAAATCCCTGGAAGAGAAAGCTCTTCTTGCGATAATACTTGCGAGCCATGTCTTCAAGACTCTTGTCCTTCCACCAAGGCCGAATCTCGGCATTGATCGGACAGCTACCAGCCTTCCACATGTCAGTGCAAGGGACCTGAACTTCAACCGGCTTACCGTCATTCTGGCCCTTGACGCCAGGGAACGGAAGCTTGATGATCAGTCTTTCCAACCAGAAGAAATCATTGTTTTCATCTCCATCGGGTAGAAGACGTAGCGTTGCTACGGTATTATCGGGATTGTTCCAAAAAGGATATACGGCATTGTCGCCGCCAAAGCTACCGCCATTCTTAGCGCGGTCCTTGTTTGCTTGCTGCGCAAGCAGCTTTGCTTGTATTTCTTTAAGTGTGAGTGCCATTTTATGTGCCTTTCATGTGCCTATTATGAGTTTGGATGCCAGGGAGTCATCTTTCTGTCTCCCTGGTAACAGCTTTATTTATACCGCTAGCTCCAGTCAATTAACGATCTGGAACATTTTTTAGATTCCGGCAAGATTTCTGAGTCTGGTCAAGAAGGAAACCTCATTAACGCTGCCCTCTTCTGACATGATCATACCATGTGTTTCCATGTAATCCATGACATCGTCTGATGAGATACCTAGGTACAACTTTTCAATTGACCCTGCATAGTTATGTGCCTGGGCCATGGTGATCGGTGCCGTTACTCCCAGCTCTTTTAGATGCAGCTCAATGTTAGCTTCCGTTGCTTCGGCCCTCTGAGAATCAAGATGATCAGGATCCTCGTCCCATTCGGACATCGCGTCGTGTTCCGCAACGCTCGGCTCTGCCGTGCTGCCATACTTGGTTCGAAACTTTTCGATGGCAATGTTACCCCGGCGGTCATACGGTTCGTTAATGTTTTCGATGTGCTTCCATCCGGATCCCTGCTGCTGGTACACGTCGTATTCGTGCTTGACCACATCACCGTAGTCGTCCTCGTCGTGCATGAGGACATACTCACCAACACGATCGATGATTTCGCCTGGGATTCCTGGAATGTAAATCTGGCGTTCTGCTTCGCTCATGGTATCGTGTGCTTCTTGTTCAGCATCCGCCGAATCCATTCCGGTGCTTTCTAGATCAGATACCTCATCCTGCTCGGCATCCTCTGAAAAGATCGACTCCAGGGAATATGATGACAAGAATTCCTCAAGTTCAACTTCTTCTGGCATTGACGATTCCCTGGGAATAAAGCTCATGCCGCTGGCAAATGCTTCCTTGACCATTGCTAGATCGCTTTCGCACGGCTCGTCTCCATTTGAAATCATCTCAGCGATTTCCGACAATCTCGCTGACACTCTAGCATCGGAACATGCATCAGCAAGCTCCATGATCTGGTGGTACATCCGCTCAGCTGCACTAGGTTGCACAGCAGTTGATAGATCAGGTTGGCGATTCCACGAAAAGGTCATAGGAGTCAGCTCCGGTTGAGGAGTCTTGACGATATAAGATGCTGCTTTACCAAAATCACCGTACCGAGGATCTTCTTGGTCACAGCCGCATGTTTTGGCCAACGTCTCATGTAGGCGTTCGATTGCTGCAAGATCAACCACCGCGCTTTCATCCAACAGCTCTTGGGTTGCTGTGGCATATCCCTTTGGCCCGTGCATGCTCTTTAGTCGCCGATTGATTGCGTCCATGCTTTCTCGTATAGAAAGCACCCAGGTTGATGCTCCTTCAAACAATCTAAGTTCGTTTTTGGATCTACGCAAGCTGCTGTAATCTTCGCTCAATGAAAAGATCTTTTGTGCCACCGCATCGTGATTGGTACCACCGTTGCTGATATGCCTAGCAAATGCTCGAGCACCGGCCATGTGCAGGTGCGGATAGGCAAATCGTTCCCCAAGCCTGTTTTCAACAAACAGTGCTCGTATGTGTCGCGTGCGAGCACCGTGTTTTTCCTCGTTAACCGTTTCGGTATGACGTATGATTAGCTTGGCGTCTCCGATGCGCTGGAAGGAGCTTTTTGTGGTGCCAAACACCTTGCTAACGTCCTTGCTTTCCTTGATGTTGTTCACTGCTTCCTCCCTGGGATCTATTGCTTTATCGAAATCTTGCCAATTAACCTTGATACCTTCCCTTTGTCCGACAGCAAGCCTGATATGGCCGATCAGTTTTTTGACCATTTCAAAATCACGATCATCCTTGATTTCTGGTGTTTTGATATCAACGTGGCTACTTTGACCCTCGTCCCTGATTGCAACCAAAACCGTAAAGGTTTCCAAATCTGCACTTTTGCTTTCAAAGGTGGGCAAAAACCGATTTGCTTTGGTTGGTTCAAGGGTTTCTCTGCCCTGTTCGTCATACATTGGCAGCTTCACCAAACCACGACCGGGGGCCTTGATGATCCCGTAAAGCTTTTTTCGTATGAGTTTCCAGTTGAAAGCCATGTTAAACTCCGTAAATGCGTTGGATATTTAGCTAATCATTATCGAGAACGGCATTGGGTCACGATGATCGTTGGCTTCATCGCCATCAAACACATCTTTCATCATTTCGCCAACACGATCGTCCCAGTTGGTGACCATCTGCATCATTCGAACACACAGCATGGTGCTCATCACGCAGTCATCATTCTCTCCGGATTTAGCCGCAAAACTGTCTCCCTTTGCTACAAAGAACTTGAGCTGGCGTACCAACATCTTGCTTTGTATCTTAAGCTTGTTGCTTTCGACCAAGCTTTTCAGCTTGGTACAAGCACTGGATTTGCTTCGACCATTGGTATTGAGCCCCTTGCGTAGTCTCACCGTACCCGGACGCCGGGGCTCGTGTAGGAATTGACCGCTGAAATTTTCCTCGCCGATGTCGCTGACGGTTTGCAATGCAGCTTCGCCCCATGAGTTGTTTTCCAGGGTGAAGTATATTTCCGGTTCTCCCTTGAATCCAGTTTTCTTGATTTCCTGGTAAATGGCATTGATGATGGTTTGCATGGTTCGAACTTGATTTGGTATGCCAACCTTGTTGGAATTCCATTCAGCTATCTGCATCATATCAGGTAGGCTCCATACCTGTATGCAAGCACCATCCTTGCCGACTCCGGCACTGGGATCCAAGCTTACGAGATAAATGCGATCCGATGTTACCTTGTCATACCACCGAACGTCGCCGTGGGTCTTGAGTATCGGATCAACCCCTCGCAATCGTTGCAGCGTTAGGCTGCTGATAAGCGAACTCTCTTCACCTGCAAACACACATTCGTATTCTCGTTGGAACTTTTCCAGTCCTATTTTTGCACGCTCGGTTGCTGCCCATTGTTCATCTCGACCCGGGACTTCGCTGTAGTGTGCCGTGACCGCCTTGAATCCATTAACTCCCATGCCGCCCGGTATGTCATTGCCGTCCTCATCAACCGTTGCTGTAGCACCGTGCCATATCTCAGCAAACATGTCCTCATCAGACGCCGGTGTTGATGTAATGATGCATTTACCACCAGTTGCTAGGGTCGGTGCCATTGCTGACCAAAATTCGGTTGCCATCCTTGGCTTAACGAACGCAAACTCGTCCAAATAAAGCAAGCTAATCGCCAATCCTCGACCAGAGTCCGGAGTTGTAGTCGTTGCGATTATTCGACTGCCGTTGTCAAATCGTATGCTGGTCACGTTATATTCAACAACGCCCGGCCGTATATAATTTGGTAACTCCTCGTATGCATACTTGATGCGCATCATGATCTCATTAGCAGCCTTGAACTTGTTTGCTGCGATCAGCACGGTTACATCCGGGTTAAACGATGCATACCAAAGCAGGTATCCCGCCGCGGTTGTTGTCTTGCCACTCTGTCGCGGGATCATTGCGATGGTATTTCTAAATGACCAATATGTTTTTACTAAATCTTTTTGGAATGGATATGCTTCAAACGGTATCTTACCCTTGGTAGGATGCTGGATGAACATGTGCTTTTCCATGAAATAGATCGGATCCTGCGCGCAGCGGACGAATTCCTGTATCTGTTCCGGAGTGTATGTCGTTGGTTGATTTGCGGGCTTGAGCTTCTCAAAGTCCGTGTTATTCTTTGCCATGAGTCCTCGTCATTACGAATTTAAGTTGATGATCTCATCAACCGAGCGCCAAGTTTTACGGCGCCCATCAGCTATACTTAGCAGCACTTCGAATATGACAGCATCTATGTTGTGTTTCCAATGATATAGGAAACGATTGGTTCGTAAAAGATCGGGAAGGTGATCCTCATAACCCCACGTAAATTCTTGCAACAAAGTGGGATGCTTTGGCATGTAATATATTATCTGTAATAATACAGGCCTTACGTTGGTTATAAGCATCACTCCTCCATTTTCTTGTCCTATTTCAGCGCCGGCTGGCGCTTGATGGTGCTCATTGGGCTGTGGCTGCCGTCATCAACGACTGGCTTACCGGCCAACGGATCTTTGTCGAAATCCTCAATGTCGGGATCGCTCAGCGGGCTCATAATGCCGTCGTCGTTTTCCCGCGACTCTTCAGCTAGAAACAATCGATATGCGTCTGATAGATTCATATAAATTGATCGTGCTGCTTCGTTGATCGGATCGTTTAGAGTATTGTCTCCATTCTTACCGAAGTGCTGAGGCAGGCGATCAGCGGTCCATGTGTAGGTATCTGCATCAACCTCATTACCGGTATCAGACTGTCTGTTATGGCCATAATCAAACTCCGCCGTTTCTTCAGCGAGGTCGTCACCCATATCATCAACAGCGGTTGGCGCAGCCGGAGGATCCACCGGCTCCATGACCGGAGGTGCTGACATCGGTACTGCTACCGGTGCGGCCTTTAGACCTGCTAGCTGCACTATGCGTGCAACTTCGTCAGCGTCAACGCTGTCAACATCAATATTAGTTGTATCGCTCGTTACTTTGAGCTGATAATGTCTGTCCATGTCACTTTTTCTCCATTGGCTTTAGCACCTGCTCGGCCTTGCCGGTCTTCGGGTCCTTGAAGAACTTGACCTGCGGGATAGCGTCATCAGACATGGTGCCTGTATTGTTCAACCACTTGCTGTCAACCGGGGTAGAATCATCTCCCTTGGTGATTGGCATTGGTGCACCCTTGATGTGGGTATTGAAATTTGTGGTATCCTGACGTGGCTCACCCGGCGCGATGTCCTCCATCTGTATCCAACTAAACAACGGAGCTGGCGGATCAACTTCCATCGTTGGACGAGAATCTGCAACTCCTGCTAGATATGTCAGCAGCTTGTTGTTGTATTCATTGCCAAACAAGTCGTCGGTCTTTGGTTGCTCAGCATCAGTATATTCGCGATCGGTGCTGAGACGTGCTGCTGATATTTCGTTCTTTTTATCCGCCTCCGCATTTGCCTTGCGTTCCCAGGCATCAAACTGAGAATACATCTCAATTGGTTCGTTTTGGCTTCGAACAACCATCATCTTTTCACTGACGTTTGCAGCATCCTTGAGATCCTGCAATAAAATGTATTGGCTTATCGGTACTCCGAGAACAACCTTCATTGAATGCACATTGCGATTTTGTACGTCTATGAAATCCTTGTGATTATCGTCAACCACAACCGGCGCTATCAGTTCCTTGAGATCGTATTTTTTTAGCCACGATTCGATGGTCCCAACCTGTTCGTCAGCAGGCTTGGTTGCAAACTTGATAAAATAAACGTAGGACTTGGCGCTTTCTGCGAGATAATCCCTGAAATTCTTCATATGCTTAGGCTCCTATGTCCTTTATTTATCACCACCATTCATTTGACGGAGGTGTTTTAGTATTTCGTTTCTATCGAGAGCAACTGCTGTACCTTCAACCGTGTTACCGTTGTCCTGCCCGCCCATTCGATCTATCCGCATTTTATCAAGCTGTAGCTTGAGCATTTTGAGCTTCTTTTCTACCTTGAGATTCTTAGCATCAACGGCTATCTTCAACATTTGGCTTGATGAGCTGAATATCTCTCCAGCATGCTTGACCTCAACGTTCATACCAAGTTCCTGCAGATCCTTGTGTGCTTGCTTGGCAAGCTCAGCTAATTCGTCCATTTCCTCGTCGTGCTGATCAAAATGGTCGATCTTGTCAAACTCTTTACCGATCTCTTCAGCATGCTCCAACGCAGCATGCACGTCCTCGCTGGTAGCAGGTAACTCTTTGACCAGATCTAAGTCCGGTAGTTCGAATATTTCTTCTAGCTTGTCGAATTGCTTGCTCATGGGATTTCTTCTTTGGGTTATATAGCCGTTGGTATTTACGACAAATACATCACCAACACGCTACGACCGGCACATATCAGGAATCAAACCCAACTGCTGCTTATTTTCTTTTGATCTGGGAACCCTTCTTGATGTAGATATCGTCTTCGGTTAATATTCGGAATACCAACCCATTCTTTTTACAATACATCATTGCTGCTGCCCATTTAGCGGTATTGACCAGCAATGCCGCTTTATCTCGCTTGCTTTTGGCATTTTCAGCAATGGCTTCTTTTTTCGGCTTAACTTCGACCAGCTCGGCTCGACGCTTACCAAATTTATCCTGATAAACGATCAAAAAATCCGGTATGTACATGCTTTTCCTACCGGTCAACGGATGAACATACGGTATTGATATGCTTTCACTGGCCCAGTTAATCACGTTTGGATGTTGATCTAGTAATGTCATGACCGTTAATTCCCACGAGCTTCGGTAGAACGGTCTTGCGTTGCCGATCAGCTTTTGTGGATTTTTGGGTATGAATGCGTCTTGGCTATATTTGCTCATGGTTCATCCGTTATAGCTGCCGATATGCTGCCTCGCAGAGTTGGATTGTTGGTCCAGCTCGGTACTCTTACTGATTGCAATACTCCGACCTGTGATCCTTTTGGCTTAAACGAATTATATGCCTGTATCAGTTCCAAGCTTATTGAGTCGTTGGTCAACAGCGTGCTCACTGATACACCGCGCACGGCAGAAACATATGCAGCAACGGATGCGATGGCTTCTACCATTTCGGGCGGCACGTTTGACCTCGAATAGTATCCCCGAGCAGCATCCAATGCTCGAGACTTTATCTTTGGATCATTAACCCGTTGCGGGTTGGCAAGTAGGCTCGATGATGCCGGTAATGCATCTATGCTCTTTCCGGTTAGATCATCAACGAACTGCCATCCACCGTTGTCTTGGGTTACCGATATCTGACCGCTGCGCTGTGCTAGCTGTTGGGTAATGGTCTGTGAGGTAAAATTTGTGGTTGCCATGGTTCGCGCCTTTATTAGCCAGCTATCAGTTGTCTGAGCCGATTTACCCTATCTTGGTCTTCGGCAGAAAGTGTTGGCCTAATCGTTCGGCCATCGACCGTTACGCTTGTTACTATGTTACCGCCAACGATGTTTCCGGAAATGCGCGATGCTCGGGTTCCCGGAGGTATTAGCCCGGCTGCAACAGCAGCTTCATTAAGCAGCTCGACCTGCCGGCGCGTTTCGGCACTCCGTTGGGCTATCTGACGATCTATGGATGCACCGAGTCCGGAATTTACATTTGATCGCACCGGTGCTACGGGATTGGCAGGCGGTATTGGTTCCGTACCGGTAACATTTCCCAGGGGATCATATGTAGGCCTCATCGGAGTACCGGGAACAACCGTCGATGATCTCGGCGGGATAGGCCGTCCTGGTTCCGTACCAGTGACATTTCCCAGGGGATCATAGTTGATGATTGGTGGTCCGAATTCTGGAACTCCGGCGCCTGCGATTGATCCGTTTGGTAGTGTCGGTGTTACCAACAATGCATTCTCATCGGGTGCTGTACCGGCTGCCCCTCGCTGCTGTGTGTCCAGAAATGCATTCTCGTCTGGCGCCGTGCCAGCTGCTCCGCGTTGAGATCTAACGGCTGGTTGGGTTGAAAATATGCGAGGTTGGGGCGGTGTTGGTATATTTGGGAGAACCCCTGGTATGTCCAATGAATCAATTGGTTGCCATCCAAATACTGTCGAATCCACAACCGGTTGACCAAATGCTTCGTATTCAATGGCCTCGTATTTGAAGCTTATATTAACCTCTTCTGGTTCTTCGCTGGAATAGTCCCGTTGCTGCCAGTCGATGGTTGTTATTTTTGGATTGATGTAGCTAAATGCTGTGTAGGTATTGGCATAAAATCCATAAACCGTGATACGATCAAAGAATTGGGTATCGTTGCTAAGGGGTCTCAGGCCCCATCCACTATCGTCGGTAAATTTTGCATCAACCGGACTTTGGCTGTAGGCATTTTGATTTCTCTTTACTCGGCTATCACCAAAATAAAATGTGAAATAGTCTATCCATGTTGCTAGAACCGAATCATCAACTGAATCATACAGTCGTATCGATGCTTCGCCATAATCAATCTTGGTATATATCACCTTTTTCTTGTTATAGTGATTAAGCTCCTGTGTGGTAAGCGTTATCTTTGGTTTATCAACCTGCTTTACCTTGAAACTTAGGCTTCTATTACCATCATAGCCGTTTAACACCGCATTATTGGTCATGGATTTGCCGGCCGCCGACAGCTCAAACTTCGTATAAAACATGAACCGCATGCGAGGGACCGCAGTAACCAGTTGACCCGGATTGTTTAATCCAAAAACTCTGGATGCTATCCTAGGTGATCGAAGCCTTATTTTGCCGTCAGTTTGGGAAAGATTAGCTACCATATAGATATTTATCATGGTAAGGGCGGTGTAAAAATACACCGCCCTTGCTATACACACACCAAATTTTTATTAAGTCTAATGAAATACTAATTAGCCATTAACAAAAAGAGGAACAGCCAATTCATTACCTTGAGTTGCGTTGTCGTAGCGAATTGTCAAAGTAATCATTGTCGGGTCAGAGCTAGAATAATCCATTTGATCATACTGTACCTGCTCAAGGAAGCAGCCCTCGAGGAACCATTCTTCAATAACGTTGGCAGGATATGCCATGGTACCATCGAGAGTTTGCATCAAGCATCCAAACTTGTAATTAACATGGGAACGAGCAGCACTCTGGCTAAAATGATTCATCTGCTTTTGCAGTTGAGCGCTCACCAACCCAGAAACGCTATTGGTAATGTCGTCACGAAGGGCTATCTCAACGGTCTGCCATTCTGGCTTGTTAGCATAGTATGCAATGTTGTTGTAGCTGTGCAAGGCGGTATTGTTGTGCTGTAGCTGTGGTCGACCAGCTGTAGCAACCTGTTTGGTAAAATCGATCGGATTAATACCAGTTTGGCCAAAGCCCAACATCTGAACCCTGAACCGATGCTTTAGTTTTGGCATCAAGATCCCGCCTGTTAGGCCGGCCGAGTTACTAGGTACCCCGAATCGATTTAAGGTTCCGGTTTGCGTTATCGGATTTTGATTTGGAATGAGTGACATGGTATTAACCTCCGTGTGTATGTTGTAAGTTATTTATTCCAGGAGGTGTTTTTATCACCGGCTGCTTGACAGGTCTGGATCGCAAGTGAGGGCAACAGGGTTCCCATTAGACTTCATCAATCGATCCCAGGTGGTTGCATGGCACAGATCGAGGATTATGTGTGTTCGTATTTCATTGCCGTTGTTCACCGCGCTGTGCTGCGTTCGATTATTGATCTCGTAGATATGCCCGGGTTCTAGATGCTGGGAAAAATCCCTCCATAGTTGCAGGCATTTTTCATTGGTTTTTACCGGAACATGTATCCTATGGCAGTGCTCGTGGAACCATGCTGGATCTCGATGCCATCCCAGCTGAACCCCTGGCATCAATGTAGCAACTTCCCCTCGTAAAAACACATGGTTGTCAAACATGGATATCACTTGATCGCATACCGGTTTGCACAATTCAAGCAGGGTTCGTTGATCATCGGTAAGGTGATAATCTCTCGACTTGATCGGAAACGGAAACACCACCAACTTTCCGTCCTTTAATGGCGGTTCGTGTCTAGCATATTCCTCTTGTATCCAGTTCATCATGTTGCATTGATGAGCAATCGGTTCTATAATTGATATGTCAATCGTTGTTAGGTGCTTAACAAAGCCATCAAAATCCATGGAAATCTCCGATCAAAACTTCTCAAGTATATATGAATGCGAACAGATAGCAAGTGATAACATCACACAATCAACATGGAATGATTTGGTACGATTTGTAGAATTACAAACGTCTAAGTCTCCCAACCATGTTGCATTGTCGAACATGACCAACGAAGCACCGGCAGGTTTGCTGCATAATATCGCGTCGAAAGCACGATGGACCAGCGACGTCGGAGAAATCGCACTGTTGCGGGCAAATGGTCAAATCATTGGGATCAGCTGCGTTGAATTCAGCGAGCTGCATTGCCAGCTTTCAGTCGGCGGAGCTAGATGTTGGCTGGATGATCAACATCGATCAAAACAGCTGATGAGCAGATATCTGTTAGACGCTAATCTGCGATGGAGCCAAAATCGCCAATTATCAGGCATGCTGCTGACCTTTAACCATTACAATAAATGGATATATAATGGCATCAATCGAGCTGCTAATGGAAAAGCCGTTGGCATTGGATCGGTTTGGAGCAATTGGTGGGACGATTGCAAACCATTACCAAATCCAATAACCGTAAGATACACCAAACAATGGTGTGTGATCAAACCGCTAGCTAACCACGGACTAGACAACATCATCCAGGAGATTTTGAATTCCCAATGACTGATCTGTATTCAAAATTTGAACTATCAAAAAATAACCATATTCGATATTGGTTTAATAACGATTGTAATCAAATATATAGGAATCTCGCCAATGAAAGCTCGCACATGAGCCTCGGCGGCGCCATTAGCAAGACAACCGTTTCATTTCTAGACTCATTAATGAATTCTGCCCGAGAAATTGGTGGAAAACATCATGGTGAGTTCCATCTGTTTCTCAGTGGCGGTCTTGACAGCGAGTTAGCATTTCGATCATTCATTAGAGCCGGTGTTAGATTTCGTCCAGTGATTGTAAAATTTTCAAATAATCTCAACATCGAGGATGTTGTTGGTGCGATTACATTGTGTGCAACAGCTAACAAGGATCCTATCATTGTTGATTTTGATCCACTTGAGTTTTTTCTATCTGAAGATTGGAAGCGGATTGCTGTTAGCTACCAAGCACACACGTTTTATCAACAACTATTGATAAAGATCGCTGAGAATCTAGCCGCACCAATGATAACCATCGATGAGATTGAGATCAGCCGGGGTGACAGGGGTATTTGGAAATTCGTAAAGAAGGAGGACCAAGACGGTTGTTGGCATCGATTCGTCGAAAAAACCGGAATTCCGGCATACAATAATTTCTACACATACGATCCTCGTACCATCATCGCATTCATGTCTAGCCGTCGAATCAAATCTCTAATCAACAACGATGTTCACGGAAAGCTATCTTGGAACAGCAGCAAAAATGAGGTATATTTCGAGTTGACAAGATTAAATATGGCCAAAAGACACAAGCGCCATGGCATGGAAAGAATGATGCATATCTGGGAATACGTTGAGAACGCAACATGTTTATTAATGCCCGGCAGCCCGAGGACGTTTGAATATTCGGCCATACCTCTCCAAGCCAATCTACGAACCATGGAAGAGATGACATGCAATACCATATAAGATGGATCACCCACAACGATGCCAATAATGTTATGGCATTGTCTAAACACATATATGAAACCGACAAGGAATCATATCCCACCAATCTCAACGTATCCAACCCAAACATTCTATCTGCATTTTTCGTATCAGAAGACATCACCGGATCATATAATCGCCGCGCTATTGGAATCTTCGACAACAACCAACGCCTTGTTGCTGCTACCGGTACCAGGAAGATGGATTTCATACCGGTCTGGGTCCTAAGCTGGACACTGAGCAGCATTAAAACCGCACAGTTTGGATCCATCTGGCAAAAACAGCTTGGAATGCTTACGGACGATTTTGAAAGTCGAGGTATTAACGAATTTTACGTGGTAAGCCCTGCTAGCAGGGAGCTTGCTTACAAGAAAATGATGAGATTCATGAGAAAACGCTACTGGACCTTCGCCGAGCTTAACATCAGTGCTGGTACCAAGCCTTCCCACGGATTGCATTGGATTATCATGGGAAATCAACTGTATTCGTATGATATAAACATTCGACGATATATCTTAAAAAGGGGGGACAATGATTAACTGGATCAAATACACATGGCAAACATATAAGGTTACCGGGCAGATCCCATACATTATTTCAATTTGGTTGCCTTTTCATCTTCTTTTAGTAGCTGGTATTGTTTTAGCCATCACAGCGTGGTCGTGGACTTATCTGGTGTATTTTGTAATCGGATGGACCATTTTTGGTGGTCTCGGCACGGCAGTGATGCTGCATCGCCACGTGTCCCATCGTTCGATCGTCGTTAGAACCTGGATGAAACCAGGCTTATATTGGATCGGATGCTTGGCTGCACAGGGATCACCAATTTGGTGGGCCGCGTTGCATCGAGGCTACCATCACGCACATTCTGATAAAGACAAGGACATACACAGCCCAATCAATGGGTTCTGGCATGCATACATGGGCTGGATGTTTGGAATCAAACACGATTCAGTTAACCTCAAATACGGAGTCGAGCTGCTGAGAGATAAGCAGTTAATATGGTTCCATAAGAACTACAACATGGTGGTATGGGGATCAATTGTCGTGATGGCACTGATAGACCCTATGTTTTGTCTGTGGTTTTATATCATACCAGCTATGGTTGGTTTACATACTGATAGCCTTGTAAACAGCGTGTGTCACACCATGGGTGCCGGATATCGACCGTTCGACACCAAGGATCGTAGCCAAAATGTTTGGTATCTCGGATATCTAGGCTGGGGCCAAGGTTGGCACAATAATCATCATTCTGATCCAAGAAGCTATGACTTTGGTACCACCGTTAGCAAAAAATGGTGGGAATTTGATCCGTGCATGTTATGGGTTCCAATCATATCGCCCTGGGCAGAAACTAAGAAAATTTGGGCACAATGGAGGAATTCATGCGCTGGATAGCAATAGGAGCTACCGTTGAAAACGTTGTAATTGCTGCACACGACGAAATAACACTGCTAGAAACCATAGCCGAGCATGATTTCGACGTCATCGTAAAGATATATGGATTGTCTGATGGTGAGTATAACGAAATCAAATCAGGCAACTATGAGTATCGAATTCGATTCAATAATCTAAGAAGCGTTTATCTTGAACGCATTGGTCGCAGCGAGGAAACCAAACAGCTATCTAGAATTTATACCAAACGAATACAACAAATGGTTGCAATGCGGGGTCGATACGAACATGCGTTCAACAAACACCGAGCGTTGCTGAGCCAGCAGTATGAAATTTATGAATCCAAGGCCATGGAAGCCAAGGACATCATCAACAACCAGAATAGCGCATTTTTTCTCGATGGGTATGTTAAGGATTATGCCGAGGAAGCCAACATGGATGTGTTGGCAGCAGCAACACTGATCTGGGCCAAATACACCAACTGGCACGAATATCTTCGAAAGATCGAGCGACTTCGCCTGCGGCATTTCAATGCACTCAAGACCGCCAAGACTGATGAGGATTTCCTTGCGCTTGCTGCCCAGGTCGACAAAGACTTCTTTATTAACATGCTGATGTAAAGGAACGGCCATGGAATTAGTTTATTACACCCCTAACAAGCTGTATTCTTATCAAGATATTCGAAGGATTGATCCGATGCAGGTGTCGTTTTCACAGATGTTTAATCCAAGCATCAGCTTGATGGATCGAACAGGATCAATTAATTGTCCACCTGTGTCGGTTAAGATCCTAGATAGTTTCCCGGAATGGACATCGCCGCCAAGCTTCGAGGAACTATGTTACTCGAGGTATGATTCGATATTGCAGCAAGCATTATCCTCCAACAAGACCGTGGTGATCTTCTATTCCGGTGGGATCGACAGCACGCTGATAGCGGCATTAGCAATCGCACATCCGGATTTCCATCGCCATCGAAATAATCTGCTGTTGGCGTTTAGCGAGGAAAGCATCAAAGAAAATCCAAAATTTTGGTATGACCGATTGTTGCCAGCGTTTGGGCATCGGATCATAAATTCAAACGGATATCATACGCATATATCTGACCCAAACAATGTATGCATCACCGGTGAATTTGCTGACAACATTTTTGGTAGCCTAACGGTTAAAAGCTACATGGATGTTAGTGGCGACTTTGATGCTATACAAAAGCCTTTTGCAGATACTGGAAGATTTTGGCTCTTAAAGAAAATCACCAGTCCTGCTGATCGAGATCGATGTGGTGATATGATGGACAAGATCTTCGCAACCAGTCCCAGACCAATGGTGTCAAATCATGATTGCCTGTGGTGGTTGAATTTTGTGCTAAAGTGGCAAGCTGTTAAATTCAGGCTAGCTAGCCATGCACCTACACCCGATATGGTTGATCTCATGGCTAAAAATGTGGTCCATTTTTTTGAAACCAAGGAGTTTCAAAACTGGGCGGTGATGACCGATGAACCAAAGGTTGAAAAGGATTGGTACAGCTATAAGCTGCCAGCAAAGAAGCTAATACATTCAATCAATGGCGACGATTATTATCTACGCTGGAAGACCAAGTATCCTAGCATACCCGGATTGACCAGGTATGCTAATACACACGATTTCATATATTGGGACGAACCCAATGATCGATATGTTGCATCAAAGGATTATCTATTACCTCTGAAGTGATCGTAAAGGCCGGTTCGATTTAAAAAGTCATCTGAGAACACGCCGTCGATCCTTAGGCTCCAATTGGCAAACTGGCAGGGTTCTGAACCGTGCCAGTTTGCGTTATCAAAATATATCACCCGAGAATCGGTATAGTGTTTGGTACCGTCGTTATCTAACACGAAGAATCGCTTGAGGGAGTTCAAGGTTAACCATATGAATTCGTTTCGATGGCTTCGAGGATTGGGATAATCCCGATGTGTTACGGTTTTAACGCCCGGTTCGTTGATGAACATCACCACACGACCGTATTCGTTAAATACATTTTGGGAATCAATCCATTCAAATAGAAATTTGAAATCATTGGTAACGGGGGTATCAATGCAACTATCGTGCAGATGTTTCGTGCTGTAATGGTCCTGTTTCATCACACGGATATACATCGCTTGGTTCAAGCTAACCACCGGATGCATGTATTTGCAATAGGTGTAAAATCTACCAAGGCTTCCCAGCTTCGTGGCAATCTGTCTTGCATCTGAGGTTGGATCCCCTACCAAACCTTTTGCAAAGTCACCAAGCTCAATTTGTGTTTGATCATATAGATTTGCTTGCACACCAACCAAACTGGTATAAATTTGTTCAGGATATTTGGCAATGGCATATGCAAACGCAGATTGGTGCTGTTCAAGCGCAGAAATATCTATGTGGGTTGATAGATCAACCCACGGTTGATCGTTGACAAGATGCATGTTACTCTCCGAAATTGATGTTGACTTTTGGCATGTCTGCCTACATCGTTTATAATTAAATACATACAGATAAGTCAAACCAGATGTCATTAATCATTGATCCACGTAGTTATCATCAACAAGAAGACCACACACAATGGCCTTCTAGATTCCCAGCATGGTTGACTACAACGCAGGATTTATCCCCCGGAAGCTATGTGGTTCCTGATCACGATCACTCGATAGTCATGTTGGGAGGAGAACAACCTCGATGCATGGCCAACGTCTGTACTCACAAACGATCCGTCATTCTCAAGGGAAGGGGACAGATCGGATCGGTGATGACCTGCCCGATACATAAATGGACATGGAGCTTAACCGGAAAGCTACGCGGCGCTAGGGGTTTTGAAAAAAGCTGCGAAATGGATCTCGAGGAACACCCGATACACACATGGCAAAGCCATATTTTTGGCGGAAATCAAAGCTGGCAAGAGGACATTGGATCTCTTGGCGATCTTGCCAAATGGTTGGATATACAGGACTATCAGTGGCATAGCGGATCAAGATTAAGCTACGCATTTGATTGGAAGATTTTCATGGAAATCTTCCTAGATCTCTACCATGTTGCACCGTATCATCCTGGACTTCGAAGCTTAACCGATTGCAACACATTTGATTGGATATTTGGCAAGCATTGGAGCTGTCAAACCGCTAAGTTTAACAGGGATTGGCCAAATGAGCTTGGTTATAGGGAGTTGTATAAGCTTTATCAGAAATCAGGTCACTACGATTCGGCGATATATGGTGCGGTATGGTTGGGAATCTATCCAAACATCATGATCGAATACTATCCGGGATCAATCGTTGTTAGTACGGTATGGCCTGACGGACAAGGTAAGTGCGTTAACCATCTTGATTTTTATTATGAAACGTGGTTGTTGGAAAAATTTCCAGAGTTTCCTGCGGTATTCCAAAATACGTTCATGACAACCGCCGACGAGGATGAAGAAATCGGGCTTAGGATGCAAGAAGGGTTATCATTGACCAAGACCCCATTTAAATCAATGAACCACAAGATTGAGGAAGCTGGGTATCAGCATTTCCATCAATGGTTACAAACGTATCTTTAGATAGAGCAAGCTACCAAATGTATTCGAGGTGTCCATCCGCCGTTGAAAACAAAGTGCTCTTTGGCGGTATGGACCCTGTACCAGTGACCATCAGATGGTAAATGATAACATATTGATCTTATTGAACTTTTTTCAAAGCATTCGCCAAATATTGCATTAAGGTTAGTGTCGATCGCTAGGTGATATCTATATCCGTCGTCCTTATGCATCGTTAGTCCGGTCTTGGGCATTAGTCGCATGAATCTAACCCTGCCCCATTTTACCCCAAGTGTCGATGAGAGATTTTTCAGTACACCCCTGGTATAATCAGGACATTGATCGTTCCATTGATCAAAATCAGATTCAACGGCTAAGGTCTTTTTGGCAACGGTATCATATATCCACCCAGTGCAGTCTTTCCATTGGTCTGATGCATTAATTCGATGCCTAAGCCCAATTTGATTATTTGATTCCCACGATGTCATTGACAACATCCGTTGAAGATCAGAACGAATCTGATCAAGATCAACGGTACCTTCTATTTTTTTGATAAAATCACTCATGATTCTTTCTACCTATGATCATGTATCTAGAAAAATTCCACGTCGGATAATTGAAATCAAGCTGGCCTTTATACATCATCGGGGATAGACCATAGTTTGAGACAAATGATTCTAGATCATCATAGCAATCATGATGATCGTCATGCGGCATGTTATTGCTTTGCAATACCATCATGGTACCAGACGGTATGCGATCATACCAATCCCTGGAATGAAAATGTTCGGTGCTGGTATTAATCACGATATCCGGTGGTGGTCCATATTCTCCGCTGATTGGATCTATGGAATTACAGTCTCGGGTAAATGCCTTGAATTTCCAACCTTGCCATATCCAATTTTCCATCAGGCTATCAGCTGTTGATTCACAGCTCGGATCAACATCAAAGCTCCTGATGTGTGATATTGGCATGATCTGCCTTGCTAGCAACAGCATTCCGGTCATAGCGTGCCATCCACCGTATAACCAAATTATCTGCGGGCGATCGTACTGCATCCGTTCCAATTGAGAACAAAGCCATAACTTGCTTGATATCTGGCCGCTGCTAAAAGCATCCCTACTGACAAGAAACTGATCAGCCATGACCGACCTGGCCGTACGTATTATAGCTCACTTTTTCAATTGTCGACGAGAAGCTCTTTTCGAATATTGTCTGGGCTACCCGGAGATACTCGTTGCGATATTTTTCGGGTATCTGTCCAATGATCAGCCCTAAATTTGTAGCAACCGCAGATACAACAACACCAATGGACTGATCCGGTGGGATCGTTTCGATCATCTGCTGATATAACTCTGATATGTATTCATACATATCCTCATTTATCGCGAGTTGGATATCCGTAATGTCACTATGATCGTCGTTAGTTGCCATTGTCTATTGCTTCTTCTTTTTGTAACGAGTTAGCAAGGCTGATATAGTTTCAGCATTTCCTTGCTCTTCAGGGTGATTCTGTAATAACCATTCTTCAACTTCCATGCAGGTACGTTGATTTGTTGCTACCAGTCGAAGCATTTGGATCGCTTCTTCAAGTCGTAATTCTAAGATTTGTATTTTGCTTTCAGGAGACTTCTTAACCATAAACAGATTATTACCGTCTGATCAAGGAAAATCAACCTTAAAAAAAGGGTCCTTTCGGACCCTTTTCTTTGTTACGCAGAACCTCCTGGTAGAGGATCGCCAGTATTGAGTATCCTGATCGGGATATAGATGAACTCAATCGCCTTTTCTGGCTTGATCGCAATATCAATCCACAGCTCGTTCCTGTCAATTCTTTCAGCGGTGTTGTTGCTGTCGTCGCAAACCACGGCAAAGTCGTACACTGCCCGCAGAGTTTGCAGGTTGCGCATGAAGGAATTAAACGTAGCAACGACGTTCTGGCGCGTTTGCTGATCGTTAGGCTCAAAGAGGAACGGTTTTGCAAGTATATCTAGGTTGTATTTGAGATAGTTAATCAGCCGTACAACGTTGATTCGATCCAGTGCCGTGGGCACCGGGCTTAGGGTCTTCTGACCATATACCACAAGTCCTCGACCTGGAATGAACGCGATCGGATTGATCTTGTTGGCGTAGAGAACATCGCGCTGGCCTTGATTCAACCGGACCACGCTGTATTCTTCCTCGGCATTGAGATATCCAACGCTTGCTACACCGGTAACCAATCCTCGGTTGAATCCTGCCGGAGCAAACCACGGATATGCAACCTGATCGCTGTATGCTATGGTACGAAGGGCCATCATCGCCGCCGGTACCATTACTTCATTACCGTTGAGATCCGTTCCAAGACCCCAAGGATAGTAAAGGGCTGCATACGGAGTGCTGCTGGTTAGTCCATCTGGACCATTGCTTGCTGCACCGTTCTGATTGTTAGCCCATTCCGTGAACGCGGTGCCAGTTGGTTCTAGCGTTGCAGGTGTGTCAGCTACGATAAACGCAACTTCCTTCTTGTCAACATTTAGGGTGATCATTTCATCCAAGCATTCAACATATCCGGGGGTTGAAATGAGGTTGAAATAGGTTTCTTCGGCACGTGCTTCCTCGTTACCACTAATCGCACCCTGCAACCCGCGCACGATGACAGCCCTCTGTGCTGCATCGCCCATGTACGGTGCACCGTTGAGCTGATTGCCACTTTCGGTAACCCAACGGTCACGATAAGAATATGTCGTCGGTAGGTAGTTCTTTCGGAACACCTTGACGTTGTTGGTGCTGTAACGGGTATTAAACAACATCATACCGGCTGGATACAACATTGCATCTGGGCAATCTGGATCAACATAATCGCTGGTAACCATATCACTTTCAATTTGGCTGCCAGTTGCGGTGCCGTTAGCATTTGGACGTGCATCGGCAAACACGATCCCCTTGCTGGTGGTTCGATCGGTGTTATCGACCAACACCCAGCTTGCATCCATGCTGCTGTATCGATAGATTGCCGGATATGTCGATACGTTGGTATCAATCCAGATATCGTAATCAACCAATGCACCAAGAGTGCTTTGCTCAAGAGGAGCCTCGCTTGACAATATCGGTCCGTTTGGATCAGTTGCTGGATATGCATTCCTATAGCCAAGCCACTGTGTTCCGTTATTGACCATGATATCGGCACGCAACGTTGTATTGTACCAAAGTGTGCCATCAACCGGAGTACCGCTCGGAGCAGACGCTGATGGAGTATAATCTAGGTCAACCCACGAAGTTCCATCCCATTCCTTGATGACATGCGATGCTTCGGCCGGAGATGTGTTGTCGCTGTTATACAGCACAAACACGCTGCCGATTTGCTTGAGACTACCAAATGCAACATCAGCTGCCGACGTCGACGAATACATGGGAACCGTACCGGTGTTCGGCCTAATGTTTAGGGACCGCCATGCAGCTCCGGTATAGGTCTTAACCGAGTAGTTTGCACCTTGGTTTCCCGGCGTGGTGTTGATCCACACATTGGTAGCAGCGATGCTGGATAGATCAGACGGTACAGTTAACCCTGGTGAATAACCCTGGTAAACCAGCGAACGACCAAAGGTTACACCTGCAGCAATTCCGGCTCCTGCCAATGGGCTTTCCCTGATATCCTCAAGGATAAAACTGGTGCCATTGGTGTTGGTAAGTTTCAGCATGTTGTCGGTGGTCTTGCTTGCTACGATCGGACCGTTAGGGAATCCAACCGTATTGATTTCTGCAATCAATCCATCCAAGGTATTGTTAGGAAGGGCCGGAACGTGGATTATCACCGGGCCGCTGCCTGCGTCAATGCTGAAACTCACGCTCTGCAACCAGTCATCTATAAGATTAAACGTTGCGCCGACTCCACCACCGGTGACCGACACCGGATTAGTTGGGTATATCGTATAGCTACCAGGAGTGGTAACAGTTACAGTGTTTACACCCCATACCAAGTCAACCGTTGCACTATCTCCGCCGCCGGAGGTCGAAGTTGCTGATACGTTTGTGGTAGGAGCAACAGCACCGGTATATTGACCAGCCTGGACAATGCTCAGCCCGGTAATACCGTTCGATCCATCAATGCTGTCAACCTTCAATATCACCGGTGTTGCAAATCCAGCTCCGCTAAAGGTCAGCGTGTCATTAACATCGTATCCGCTACCTGGGACGTTTGGAGTGCCTCCGACGACCTTAATGCTAGCGACTGTCAATACCGTTGCCGTGCTAAAGGTACCTCCAGCAACCGTCAACGCATCACTAACCGCGTATCCGCTGCCAGCTGCTACCGAGGTAGCGCTTGCGGTCTTCAGCGTTGCTGCGGTAAACGTTGGATTGCTAACGGTGCCGGTTACGCTGGCCCAATAGGTGTTGGTAGGAAGTATTCCTGCATTCCTCCACGGTGTTCCGACGCCATACTGATCACTGAGATCATTAACGATGATGTCGGTCGAATCATAGTTGGTTATGCGTAGATATTTTTGGCTACCAACGGTGTACACAGATGCCACGGCATTAACACTGGCCGTGTTAAGTGCAGTGTTGATTGCACCGACAAATCCAGTCAGCGTGCCACCAGATGGTACCGTAATCGTTGCTGTGCTCACTGCACCGATCGTGATCTTGCACTGAGTGCCGGCGGTAAATGTTGGATTTGCAACGGTTCCAGTTAACACACGCGGAGCAGCTTCTCGCCATCCGTATCCAGGATATGTATCATCGGTGCTGCCAACCTTGAACCACCAATTAGCCGTACCAGTGTTGGTGTTGACAGATATCTTTTCCCAGATCTCATTCTTGTAGCTACCGTCAGCCGCTTCGAGGGTATTCACGGCAAAATCACCAGAGGCGCCAAAGATCGTGGTAGGTAACACAACGTTGTCAGGCAGTGCTGTAAATCCTAAATCGGTTAGGATTCCGGCGGTTGAGCCGCCAAGAACAATGTCCTGTATCATGTTCGAGGTAACCAGCCTTAGGCTAAACACGTCCCCGTAATCAGACGCCGATGGCGAATACTTTTCAGATCGAACAAAGACCTGTGCGCGAACCTGCTGTGTAGCAAGTGCTGGACTTCCGTTGATCTTGCTAGCCACGGTCGAAATGCTCATCCCTGCGGTTAGTGGCAAGGAAACACCGTTAACAATGAGATTTCCGTTGGCATTAATGCAGCTACCAGATCCGCTGGTAATCTTCACAGTTGCATTACCTTGCACGATCTTTTCGAGATTTAAGCTAGAATTAATAACCAATGGCGTGCGGGCCTGCCAGCTAAATGCCGGGTTTGGATTACCATTGCTACGGAAGATGCCAAACGTGGACGAGCTTAGGTCAAGCCAATTTTGTCCGGCAGTTACAGGACCGGTCGGTTCGGTCGAAGTTGGGATCAACTGTCCAAGATCAACATTGGCGCGGACCACATATGCTTGATTGGCAATTCCGAGGTACTCATACAAGGTGAAAAGTCCAAGCTCGTTAAGCTGATTGCCCTGCTGCACGGTGCCAGCTGAGCTGTAAAACTGCGGATTGCCAAACGTCTGCAACGCATCTCGCTGGCTGGTAATCAACCATAGCTTGCCGGCATTTTCTGCGGTGGTTCCAGGAGCAACGGACGTCGCACTACCTGGTTGCAGCTTGTTCTGCTTGGTAGCGATTACGATAAATGGTACGGTGCCCGGTCCAGCTGGGCCATATTGGCTTTCGTCGGTTACGGTAACGCTTACACCTGGAGAAACTAAAATAGCCATTTGTTACCTCATTGAAAATGGAGTTGTGCTATTATTTAGTAAACCACCACTAAAAACCGGCGTCATTTCCAAATGTCTTTCCAAAGCTATGTTGATTACCAACTTCTAAATAAGACAAAATCATGTCATGAGCAAAAATCTAATCGGACTGGTTGGTTTCATCGGTAGCGGCAAGGGCACCGTTGGTGATCATCTCGTAGTAACCCACGGATATCAATCGGCTAGCTTTGCTAGTTCCCTTAAGGATGCCGTATCGTCGATCTTTTCGTGGCCAAGGCACCTATTGGAAGGCGACAACACTGAAAGCCGAGAATGGCGAGAGCGTGAGGATCAATATTGGTCAACCCAGTTACAAAAACGCATAACCCCTAGATGGGTATTGCAATACATGGGCACAGATGTACTTCGAAATAATTTTCATGAAGATATTTGGTTACATAGCCTAGAGAAGAGATTAATCGATTCAAGCAAACCAACAGTCATTACCGATGTGCGATTCCCAAATGAAATTTCAATGGTCACACGGCTTGGCGGTGAAATCTGGTGGATCAAACGAGACCCAGGACCAGTATGGGAATATACCGCTGTCACTGATAAAAGGCTGATGAAATCAGTTTATCCAGAGGTTCATTCTAGCGAGTACGAATGGCTGGGTACGACCGATCTGAAGATCCTAGAGAACAACGGTTCGATAGAAGATCTACATTCCAATATCGATCAGTATCTCGCAAAATGACCGGATTATGCTTTAGCGGGGGAGCTAAGGGAGCCGATCATGCATGGGGGTTGATGGCACTTGATCGAGGACATGATCTCATACATTTCACCTTTCAAGGGCATTCTTCCGTTGACAAGGATCATTCCAACACTCTCACAAGAGCCGAACTTGATAGCGCAGACGAGCATGTTGCACTTGCAGCTAAGAGCATGAAACGCAAATGGCCTAGCAAGAATCCACACGTAAATGATCTGTTGCGGCGCAACTACTCCCAGATTCGCTGGGCTGAACGAGTCTATGCCATTGCTAATTTGATGCCAGATGACAAGAGTATGTTGAGAATTTCTGGAGGAACCGCATGGGCATGCCAGATGTATGTGGATCGCTGGTACAGCGGTCGAGATCTCAAGGAATGTGAGCTATATTTTTACGATATGGAATCCAACAAGTGGATGCAATGGTGGGAGACCTGGAAGGCGATTGAACGCCCTCCGGTCCCCCACGGTCGTTACGCCGCGATCGGTAGCCGAGAAATGACCGATGCTGGGATACGTGCGATCTTTGACGCCTACGGGTGAAGATTAAGGCCCTCAAACAGGCAGCAAAAGCGGATGTCGTTGCGATCACCGCAGAACCATGCGCAGGTGACTTCCTCACGAACCATGAGGATTTTGCCATCCGACATCTTCTTAATGGCCTTGGCCGCTGACTCGGGAATGAGATCAGCAACCTCGGCATTCTCAACGAAGAACGGATAACTGGGGTCCGTCACAGTGTTGAACACCACCACGTCATCGCCGGCATTCTCCGCCTCCTGTCCGCGCTGGATGATGTCAGACAGGGTTGCACCAAGGACCAAGGTGGTGTTAAAGTAGACCGCACCTTGGGCAATACCGTCCTTCACATAGTCTTGCACCAGCTGTCGCTTGCCATGCTTGGCCATCATCTGGACGCCGGCATGATGCACCTGTGCAGCAGCCTTGCCCGGATTCATGCTGGGCAGATCGGTCCTCAACAGGACATACACTACCAACTCCTTTGTATTTTCTTCCATGTTATTCTCCTATCAATTTTCAAAGAATAACACGGATCATTATATCGGTCAACCGGATTTATCCAATGACGATCATCGGTGGCATCGAGCTATCAATGTAGAGATCGATTTCTTTCTCGAGCTGTTCAAACATTGCGGCTGCTTCCTGCTTTAGGGCATCACCTTTGAGTGTGGTGCCGCCTTGCGGACCAATGATGGTGTTGAACTTGCTGTATGCCTCGCCTAGCATTTGCTTGCACCAAGCGAGCGTATAACTGCGGATCCATGGTCGTATGTACGGATCCTGTAGGATCTGATCATCTGGTTTGACCTTCATGACCCAGAGCACAACTGTTTCGCCGCCGGTTGGTTTGCGGATCAGCTGTAGCTTCTTGGTAACAGGGTCAAACGTAAAGTTCATGTGTGCTCCAAACATCCTACCAGCCTGCTTGAGATAGTCGTTAAACAGTTCGTATGTCAACAACCCTGCTGTGTAGCCGCCGCCCGCACCAGCTTGCAGCAAATACAGATTGGTATATGCCAACGAGAATGGGTCAAGAGATGTGCCGCCTCCGACCTCACCGAGCCCACGACGAAATACCTGCCGCACCTGCACGATCTCATCTGGCAATGTGTAGACATTGACCTCGTAGAGGATCTTGAGGAACATATAAGCCTCTTCCATGGAGTTACCTGCTCGCTGACGATAACGATCAAACGCAAGATTTGCCGCGGTCTCGAAATGCTCAGGATCAAGCTCAATGTCGACCATCTGGCCACCCATCATTAACCTGACCTCGTTTATCAATTGTTGTCGTAATGGTGTTGCCATGATAAGCCCCTTTCCGTTATTTATTGGGCTCGATAAATAACAGACAACTAAAAAGGAGCCGCCCGTGCCACCACTCTCTTTATGGAAAGGCCTAGCTGTAAAAACCAATGACTACAAGTTCATTGATCGCATCGTGGCAGAGCAATATTCGGTCGGAGGGACGGAATTTTACATACACAAGTATCTGGGAGTTGCTGACCAGGGCACTGCTGATAATTTAAGCCTTAATGTGGATCAAAGCGGGGGCAATGATCCAACATTAACCATACAGGATGTTCTCAACATGGAGATCAGGGATCGAAAATATGACAGCGACGTGTATAGCATGAAGGGCCATTACACCGTATCTGACACGGAATTTGATCTACGCCAGTTTGGATTGTTCCTCAGCAATGAAACCATATTCCTAACATTTCATCTCAACAGGATGGTTGATCAGATTGGTCGAAAGCTGATGTCAGGCG